GAACTTGCTGCACTTGCTGCCGGGGTTAAATAACCCCCTACGTTACACTCCCTTGGGGGGTTGCGATAACCGGGACAATCCCACTAACGCAACCCCCCTTCTCTCTGTTTCGTTACTAACGTCACAACCCTTAATCGGGGACTATTATGCCTGACCTACTTCTCATTGTGCTACTCGCTACGGGGGCTGTTTCCCTTACGTGGTTTTTGGCTTTGACGATACCCTCCAAAACATACCCCCCGGCTACCTACGTTGATGCCTTACGCAACCGGGACGGGAAACTACCGTACAACCCGCTCATCATCCTCAAACGTCTTGACGGTGCGATACGCGACAATATGACACGTTGGGCAACTGGGTATATTGCGGACAATACACTGGACTTGGCAATGTTGGTGGGTTGCGTAACACGGGGGCTTATAATTGGCCTTGCGTGTGTATGTTGCCTACTCGGTCTAACGTGGTTATTCTAACCACATATCACAAACCCCCCCGCTTAACACGGGGGCAATTGTGTATCACAATGATACACGTGTATCATTATGCCGCGTGTGTTGCATTTTGATACACGTGTATTGTTTTGATACACGTGTTGCATTATGATACGTATCAAAACGATACATATGTATCATTTTGCTTGGTACTTTGGGTACTCTGGGTCAACTGGGGTATGTCCGGTATCTGGGTCGCCTTTGCGAAACTACTTAGGCTTGTGCATTTTTATTTTTTTGGTAGTATTTTTTTAGGGTATCAAACACACGGGATTTCCCCCCACCAAGATCACCACGTGAGACACGCATTCCCACGAATTTGCCGTGCAACTACATAGACCCACGTGCCTCTATGTAAGGGAACGTTAACACTTTCGGGCAAGATGTGCTAACTCCTGCCTCCTCCGCCACTTAAGACGAGACACATGAACTCCCGCGTGCTTACGCATTTAAGTACCCTATTTGTTTTACTGTGGAGTAGGCGTTGCTGGGATGGAGGTCATGCCTTATATTGGGTGCATGCACACGGGGATCTCGGGGAAGCACAAGAATCATCCGCTGAGGGCTTGGTGGCTCGGACTAAAATCATCTTCACAGAAGGGATATTCGATAATGACTGAACACAACCACAGATTTTATGGGAGCCCCTTGCATGTATATCACCAGCACATGCACAGAATACCTCCCTCAACGGCGTTCATCGTAAGTGTCGCGTTCCTAGTAGTTTACGCAATTTGTAACTGGATTTAATGCAACCCAATTGCACTAGCAAAATCGGGAGAATCTAATGGCTAAACACGTGAAAGTACCCTACACTACAGGGGGCCGGGATAAGCTACCTTCGGGTCTATACAAGATCTACTGGAACAGCGGGGGATCGTCTCTGGCTTCGGTAGGTCGGGATGCTGCGGGGGAAGTATGGCTATGTCCCTGCAACTGGGTAAGTGGACTATCCTTCGATTGGTCTGCGGTCAAAGCTACTCGACTAATCAAATCCTAAGGCCAACTAAGGACACATAACCATGCGAGAATCTGCCTTCCAACTGGTGCCGGGCGAGTCTGACATCAATTTACGACAATACAAGCTAATGGGTCCAGACGTACTCGAATGGTACATCTTTGAGAAAACCAATGAACGTCCGGGCCTTGCTCAAGTACGTGGTGACAAAGAAAAGATCCATGTAATGAATAACTCCGTAGAAAACGTCATTCATGAACAGATGGTATGGTATGACGACGGAAGATCCGTTAATGCCCATGACGACATACAAGTAGAACTCTTACTCTGGCTCTTACCTCGGGTGTCACCGCATTACGCCAAAGGGGCCGAGATGCTGGCATCCATCGAGAAAGTTACCCGGGGGTAAAAGTTCCATTCCTTAACCTCGCGTGCTTACGCTCAGAAAGTCCAACATGACCACTGATCCTGCCAAGCCTACCAAATCCGACAAGTTTGAACTCAACTACCAGACTTGCTATGATTACGTTGCCAGAGAAGTTCAGGCTTCCGCCAAAGTAACCGATGGCGAAATCGAGCTATATCTAGCCGAGTTCATACACCGTAAGATCTACCACTCCAAGTCCTCCCGTAAACATCAGGACCCGCCCAGCACGACCATCGTTCGGGACACCATCACCAAATGGGTAGATCAGTTTATTAGAGAAATTCATCACTAGTGCAACTCGATTGCACAAATTTACCCCCGGGTAAAAGGAGAACACCATGGCTTTCGACAAAACCTTCGGAGCTATCACCAAAGTACTTAACGCCAATAAGACGGACCCTTTAACGCAAGAGATGGGAATCACACCACCACCACCCGCTCCCTCTGTGAAGAAACGTAAAAGTTTCATCCCCAAAGATCATGCGATGATTACTCCCCGCATCCCGAAACACCTCAAAGAATCGCTCGTGATCGCCGCTAGGGATCAGGAAGTGTCCCTGAACACGTTAGTAACCAAAGTCCTTCTTGAGTACGCTCTAAAACTTGACGGAGTACACTAACTCAGCTACAATGCAGTCTTCTCTAACCCTACAAGGAGGCTGTCATGGCTACTAAGTGGACTGTTGTGAAGTGTACGACTTGTAACTGTGCGACCAAGTACGAATCTCGTACTCGAACTGTATCAGACGCCCCGCTCGAAGAACGGGTTGAATACGTCGAAGACGTGACTATCGACGATAGTTAATTCTATTGACAGGTTGGACTTAGTGCGTTATACTAAGGGCTAACCTTGGTGGGTTTCTCCCCCGGGCAGTTCTCGGACTGTCGGGGGATTTTTAAGGTTGGAATTTTGATCATATCACATAAGCACCGGTTTATCTTTATCCGACCTAAAAAGGTCGCCTCGTCCTCGATTGAGTTCGCATTGCGGCAAATCTTAGGCCCTCGCGATGTAGCTACGTCTCTTCGTCTGTACCGACCTACGGGACCCCTTCAGCTACCTTCAGTAGGTTACATATCAGGCTGCCCCCCTCACGCTACGGCTTACCACATAAAGCGATGGTTCCCGCAAGCCTGGAAATCTTACCACAAGTTTACCCTCGTTAGGAACCCTTGGGACGTTTGTGTGTCTCTGTATTTCTGGTTTCTGTCCAAAGACACTGGGAAACCGGGTACTCAAAAATCTCCCAAAGCTCTCCGTAGCATCTGTCTAAAATACTCCAACCTTCCGTACACCTTCCTTTCAGGGTTACCCTATGCGGACACGTATATAAGATTTGATAACTTAACAGAAGACCTCAAATCTCTCAGTACGAGGTTGGGTGTGGATCTGCCTGATCTAATTCATGACAAGGCGGGTCGACGTAAGCAACATCGACAAGACTGGTTTCGTAGCCCCCGCGAGATTGAGCGGGTATATAACCTGAACCTTCCTATCATCGAGAAATTCAACTTTCAGTTTTAGGCTGTGCAATCAATTGCACTAGAATCATGCTCCAAATATATTTTGCCCATCCCGTACCCCTACCTTTTGAGAAGAAACGTCGCCCCCGATGGGCTATAGAGCATCGATGGGAAGGTGCCCACATAATTGACCCCGAAGAGGGCGAACATCAAGTCCAATACGCTGAGTCGGGAATGGACTACTTCTTGGAGGCTGTAATACCTACCTGTGACCTCGTAGTAGCGATGCACTATTCAGACCTCAGTTGGGGCTCGGGAGTATGGGCCGAACTACAGCAAGCTCTACGCTTGGGCAAGGAGACCTATCGGGTCGATGCTTTAGGGATGATTCAGCCCTACACACCTATCATCCAAAAGCCCTTCACTTTGTTGACGGTTAAAGAGACCCAACAACGTCGCCATAATATGTAGCAGGTGATTTGACTCGAAGGTGGTTGCATGCAATAATGGCTCCAACGTCGGAAACATTACACGCACCTGCGGGAGTTAATCATGTTCTGGGAACTAGTCAAAATCTATTTTGTTCTCCACATTGCGATAGGGTTATTTATTACCTATCCCATCTTTGTGGGGTTATGCCGAGCGTTAGACCCCGAAGAACCTGAGTACAAATCCCTCACGGAGTGGACGGGCCTTACAGCTATCATAATTTTCATAGTTTGGCCGGTATTGTTTGTTGACGTATTGTGGCGAAAACTCAAATAGGATTATGCGATGCCCATCCAAGTTAAACAAGAGGTGGTAGTTGAACGCTTGAAAGTACGAGATTTCTTCGTATTTACTCGGCATGGTCGGGACCCAAGACATGGGGTCATCCTTAAGACCAACATCTACGAAACTGAGTCTGCCTGCGATGACGAGGCTCAAGTCTTCGTAAATGGGAGCAACTCCCGCTACAACAATTCGACAACGGTGCAACGAAGCACGTTGGCAGAATACATTGGTTCACGGGCGAAACTCCCCGATGAACTGATGCGGGAAGGTTTGGAACTTTGCCTGGACTGTGAAGGTCGGGGATTCCAAGGGACGGTACAAATCGGGACCCGTAACAAAGATGGGCTCCGAGTATTCAGCACCGAGACCAAATCTTGCGAACTGTGCAAGGGTAATCTCTTCGTTACGCCTGCCGACAACGCAGATTGGAAATCTAAGCACCCTGAACCTGAGGAAGATGACGATGATGATGATGATGATGAATAACCGCGATCCGCCTTGTGGCAAAGGCTCGTCCTGTGGTACACTTTACCTGATGACCGAATCTGTATCCGGAGTCAGGGAAATGATCAACATGGATGAGTTTACTATATTCTCGAACAACATTCACAAAGATTCTACCTTTGTGGTGGAGTACGTCGGGGAGAGCCAATCTGAACTGGGAGGAGTGCCTTTACCGGGACCCTACGCCCTGTTCATTAAGCCCCCCCGGGAACGTCCTCAATATATTGTCTCGTCTAAGACGGTGTTCTGGGCGGTCAAACAGGCCAAAGTCAATCAACGGGATTGGGGTCTGCCTGACACGTCAGTCATAATCTCTGACGGGTGTCACTACATCCTTGAGATCGAGTCGGATTACTACCGACATGTTAACCGAGTATGTAACGAAGACGCCGACCCACCATCCGAGTAACCTATGTCTGATCTGATAATTCGACCTCCGGAGCCGCCCCCAAAGGTGCCCCCGGGGATCGAAATTTTGGGGAGCAGTCATGTGGCTACGGTGGTTGCCCTTGAGAGTCCTTCGGTGTATAACGTTGCTATCATCCCATCCGGTGGGGTGCCTTCGTCCCAGAGTGTACACGACGACGCTGAAAGGCTTCGTGTCATGCTCGAAACACTGTTACCCTCGCCCACGTATGCGGCACTGGGAAAGCTGATATCGCAGCAAGTATCCAAACGGATATGGAAAGCTGCAAACCCTGACCTTGAACTGGAGGATTAACGCATGTGCTTGTCATATAAGCACGACCCACAAACGACCAAGGCTATCTTACCCCGACAGCCTTTCTATGCGTACAAGTGGGTGGTACGAAAAGATCATCAATTAGTCTCCCCGACTTTCTACTTCGTTTGGCGGCCTGGGACACTCGAAGCCAAAATGACGGACTCCCACGCAGGATTCTACCTCTTTGTGACCAAGCCCGGTCTACGACTTACCTCGGGTGGTAAGGTCCTTCTCCGAGTGCTGGTCGACCCCGCAGACGTGACCATGTCTGGTCCGGATTCTCACGGGGGAGTCACGGGGACTTGCGTACTTGCCAAAAAGTGCGTTATCACCAAGGCAGACTATAAGGCCGCGTACGACGGTAAAACGACCGAGTACACTACTAAAGAAGTCGCGGCGGCAAAAGCTACCACGAAAGTGCTTAAGAAAAAGGCTGCGGCTAATAAGGTGGCGGAAAAGAAGAAAATCGCGGCGGTGAAAAAGAAGGCCGATGCGGTGGTCAAACGGGCCAAGAAAAAGGCCACCAAAAAGAAAGTGACCAAGAAAAAGGTTGCCGCGAAGAAATCTACCAAACGTGTGGCTAAGAAATCGTCAGTAAATGACGAGCTTACCACTTCGGCACTCAAGACCATGGCTAAGGTGGTTAAACTTCCGGGGTACACTCGCATGAGTCGACCGGAACTGATCAAGGCCCTGGCAAAACGTCTCAAGTCCTAAACGCTACACACCATCTTGCCGGGGAGGGTCCGTCCCCCCTATGATCCGGCAGGGTGGGTCTTTTACATTTACCTTACTGAACCTTTGAGGAGATTCTATCGTGGGAAAAACAACATCAGTCTCGCAAGACGTTATGAAGCAAGTTGATGCGGCTGAAAAGAACGGATCTAAGACGATCACTGTGATCCAAAAAACGGTCAAGATTACCGCCCTCAGCATCCGGGAAAAAGAACGCATCGAAAAACTGGTCGACAAGCGTCAAGGAACCCTTCTGGAATACCTCACGGAGATGCGGGAGTTTGCGGAGGAAGCCAACACCCACATGCCCAACACTTCGGAGGACGCAATCTCCGAGTTGGCTACCCAGACGGCCCAACTGGATATGAAGATCGAACGCCAGGATGCAACTCGGCAGGCGGAATACCACGCGGTTGACACCTACCTCAAGGAAGAGTTGAACCGTAAGTTGGAACGTCTGGAACGTATGAAGGATCGTATCAAAGGTCGCCATCGGGACGAATCTCGATTGGCCCGAGACACGGTCGACGAGAAATTTGCCAAGAAGCTGTCAACTCTTGCGGAGGAACGTACGGCCTTTCAGAAGGAGCAGATCAAGTTGACCAAGTCCGAAGAGGGGGTCAAAATGGCTCGCAGAATGACTTTGGTCAACTCCTTCAATACGCTGCGTGATCAGGTGAAGGACGCCCGAAACCATGCGGTGGAGTCTCTGTGGACGGCAGCAACATTGCCAGAGCATGCCACGACCATTCTGGAAGCATTGCCGGATACTCGGCACTTCCGCAATCAGGTCACCCCGGAGCATCTATTCGGGATCTTCGATGCCACGGTCAAGCAACAAGGGATTGAGAACTCGGCTCTGTGTTCAGGGTGCGGAAGTGCTAATATCAATCCGCATGGGCAGACTTACTATTGTCGAGAATGTGGTGTCCGGGACAGCTTCCCCGAATCCCTCACCAAAGGGACGGCATTGCCTGACTTCGACGATATCATGAAGTCGGTTACGATCTCTAAGCCGTTGCTCTGCATCGAGAGTGCGGCCCCGATGGATAATGGCCCGGTAGTGGAAGGAAAAGTCGCTCCGGTAGCCTAGTCCAATCCCCCAACCCGTCTGGGCATTCGCTCAGGCGGGTTTCTTTATGTAGGAGTACATTATGGGACGCCTCCTATTGATGTGTCCAGACTGCCAAATACCTATGCAGTTGGTACTGACACCAAAGTTCGGCTGGCGTTACCTCTGTCCGACTCAAGGATGCGATATTCGGCATAGCTGCCACCAACGAAGCAAGGAACCCATGGGGAAACCTGCGGACAGGTTAACGCGACGGGCACGGGCATCAGCCCACGAAGTCTTCGATAAAATTTGGAACAACGGGTCGCGTAAAAAACGCGGAAAGGCTCGTAAGGCCGCATACACGTGGCTGGCAGACGAATTGGGTCTGTCCGAACGGGACTGCCACATTGGGAAGTTTAACTACGATACCTGCATGCAAGTCTGTAAACTAGCCATGCACATGAACTTTGACAAGTTACGGGAACTGGGTTTCGTTTAACCCAGTGCAATCGGGTTGCACAATGGATTTAGTTGATTACGTTGAGGAATTTGACCACGGTCGAATGACTATGCGATTCAGACGGTCGAAAAAGAAGCGTCCGTCCCATGGCATACGTCAGGAATGCATCGTGTTTGACGGGGATAACGGTAAGGAGATGTGGCGGGGAGACGGTAATTCGGGGGCATACGAGTTCATTTCCCAGAACCGCCTGTTACCCTACATCACAGAACAACACATAGGACTCATTCATGATGGTCTCCAGATACAAGAAAAATGTCAACTGTATCGGACGCTGACCATAATTCAGAAGGAGATCTCCCCGTATCCCGCATCGATAGCTATGGGCTGGCGAAGGGATCATCCGGCTCTCCGTATGTTCAAAGGTCATGATGATTTCTTGAATGCTTGGATACTCAGACTTTGGCCTGATGTTAAGCGTGCGGATGGTACAGGACTGATCCCCCTCGATCCCCCGGAGTACCTTACGAAATTCGAGCATGAGATTCCTTGGTGGATGGATTGGGACGCATTGCACTATTTTCATCGCAGCCGTCTTGTAGGATTGCAGGGAGGTTTGCTCTATCAAGAGACTTGGCCTAACGTAAAACCGGGGGTAGCTGAGATTTGGCCGGAACCGGTTTGACAATACTTCCGAGAGTGGCTATAATTCCGACATGTCTGAGAAACCTCCAAAACCTGAACGAGTTGTTTTGCTCGACCCTAACGCAGCCGGGGCTTTCCTCGGCGTGTCTGGGAAGCAAATACGTAACTTATGTGCAGACGGACACTTTGGACAGAAAATTGGAGGTGCCTGGGTAATCCAAGCACCTGAACTGGTTTGGTACAGAGACAACGACCGTCGCCGACCAGGGCGACCACTTAACCTCGCGGGAGAAACTCATGGACCGGAAGTGGAAGACTGAACTACGCCTGACGTATCGGAAGTTTGGACGCCAGATGGAAGATTCCGAACTGGCATTTGAACAAGTACGAACTCACGTCTCAAAACTTGAGCCTGTGCGTACTACGTATGGGGAAGTTACCGACGACTTTTGGCCCCTGCGACCTGAATCTCAAGAGGCTACGGAAGCTCGGGGAATTTTCGTTACGGAAACCCTCAAAGGGTTGTCTGTGGTCATCCGTGAGATGCCTATTACGATCCTCTGCGACGACTACGCCGATGCAGACGCCAGACTGAATAACCTTCTCGATAATTGCCCCTGCAAGTTTGCCGTGGTTGAGATCGTCCGAAACTACTTAACTGAGCATGTGGCGGATTGAGCATGTTCCGGGATGCCGTCATCCGAACGTATGGGAAAGATGCCACAATCCGAGGCTACGCGGACTGTGACATTCTCGCCACCATGAGTCACGGGGACCCTTGGGAGGTACGCCTTCTGAAATGGGCCACTCACAAGTGGTTGACCCCCGAGTCTCATGTGATATTCGCGGGAGGATTTTACGGAAGCTCACCCATTTGGCTATCGCAAGTTGTCGCCCATGTGACGACCTTTGAGGCCGATCCTAAGCTATACGCGTTACTAGTACATAATCTACGGACTAACAACATCACTAACGTGACAGCTATAAACGGAGCTTTGTGGGACTCGTCGGGAGACCGGGTATCGGTGCATGAGGCTCCCCGCAATTATGGATCGGGCGGATGTAAGTTGGATACCGGAGGAACTACATTAACCACAACACTAGATGACCTGAATTTCACTGAGGTCACTTGGATGGATCTGGATGTGGAGGGTGCGGAAAACCGCGTGATCTCGGGAGCATTACAAATGCTTGAGAACTGTCACCCGAATCTTACAGTAGAGATCCATGGTCGGGAGGGCGTGTCCCAACAGGCTATTACGGATCAAGTAGAACAACTTGGCTACGTCATTGGCAAGGATTGCTTCTTTCACTCTCCCGGAGATTGGGACTAATGGACAAAGCCTACGTTATCATACCGGCTCGCGGGGGGTCTAAAGGCGTCCCGATGAAGAATGTGCAACTGGTGGGGAATACCTCGCTGATTGCACGTTCAGTCCTTGCGGCTAAGGAGGCGTTCCTTGATTCTCCTTGTGTAGTCGCAACGGATTGCCCTACGATCAAAGAAGAAGCCTTGGCCTACGGTGCAAGGATAATTAATCTTCCTGAAAGGCTAACTACGGATAATTCCCCGAGTGAGGGATCTTTAGTCTACGCTATCGAACATTTCTGGCCCTCAGACTGTTCTGTAGTCGCCTTCGTGCAATGCACTTCCCCCTTCGTTACAGCGGAGGATATTCGGGGAACTGCGGCTCTTGTACAGTCGGGAGAATACGACTCGGCCTTAGCCGTCGCCCCCTTCCATGGATTCATATGGGGAGCGGGGGGTAAAGGTATCACACATAACGAAGATGTTATGCGAGTACAACGTCACCGGTATCCTGCGAAGTATTTGGAAACCGGATCAGTCTATGCATTCCGCCGTAAGCTGTTCCTTGAAACTCAGAATCGCTTTTGCGGGAGGACGGGACTTCACATCTCGGAGTCTCCCCGACTTGAGATCGATGAACCTGCGGACCTAGTACAAGCCCAACTAATGGAGCGTCTTTACCGTGGCAATTAAATCTCTTCCCGAAGTACAGCCTCGACAATGGCGTAAGGCCCTACAACGCCTGTATAAATTGATGGCAAGTAACTCCTCCGTGTTGGAGATCGGGGCGACGAAATCTCCGATAACTCGGGAGGCTTCATGGAAGCTGGTTCCTACGGGGACCCAGTATTCAGTATTAGATCTGAATATCAATCGGGTAAAGAAGGCCTTTCCCGAAATGTCGCCTGACAACATTTACATTCAAGATCTGCATGAATGTACGATCCCAGATAACACCTTCGACGTAGTTATCTCAATTGATGTCTTGGAGCATGTAGAACGGCCTTGGATCTGTGCCGAACAGATTCAACGGATCACCAAGCCTGGAGGATACATCTTTACCGTAGTTCCTTGGTCTTGGAGATACCACCCCTGCCCCATGGACTATTGGAGATTCTCCCCGAAATGCTTGGAATCTTTGTTTTCAGGAGCGGAGACCGTGGAGCGGGGATTCGACTATACTAAACGCCGCAATGATATTCGGGGCTTTTGGCCCTCAGGTGCCGACCGTCCTCCAATAGACGATATGGGGGGGTGGCGAGAAAACGTCGAATCCTTCTTAACCTGTAGAGTACTCTGATGAAGATGCCTGTACCTTCCGTCTATTACGTAGACATCGATAATACAATCTGTACCACAGTGGGAGTCGACTACGAAAACGCGACTCCCCGGTACGACCAGATTGCCAAAATCAACAAGCTGTTTGACGAAGGTCATACCATCGTCATGTATACAGCACGAGGTTCGGGGACCCCCGCAAACCAACGTCGCGTAGTTCGACTCCTTACTATTACGGAATCTCAGTTGCAGGATTGGGGGGTCAAGTATCATCGACTGGACCTGGGGAATAAGCCTCCCTTTGACGTGCTGATTGACGACCGATCAATGAGAATTGAGGAATTAGAATAATGGCGGAATTCGACTACAAGAAACACATTGGAGGTCCTCGGGGCCACGATAGTTGGGAACCTTTGGGACAAGCTCAATTCTCCTACCTATTACAGGAAGGCTTACAACCTAACCATCGTCTACTAGATGTGGGCTGTGGAGCCTTTCGTTTGGGTCGTAAAGTCATCCCGTATTTGAACATGGGAAACTACCACGGATTCGATAACAGTCAAGAACTTGTGGAAGCGGGGATGGATCAAGAGTTATCCACCGAACTCTGCTTGGAGAAACAACCTTCGGTATTGGTGGATAGTCAGTTCACGTTTGATCCAGGGCCGTACCACTACATTTGGGCATTCATGCTTCTACCAAGCCTGAAACTATCTCAAGCTAATTACTTTCTACGTGCGGCGGATAAAGTGTTGGCTCCCGGAGGACGGATCTACGTAGTATACCGTCAAATAAAAGAGTCGGCTCGAAAGACTCCCGGCAGTTATACGATCCCACAAGTGTTTGAATTGGCTACAGGTACTACCTTGACCCCGATGATACGCAGGGATTGGAATTGGGAACCTTCCCAAAGTATGGCTTTGTTCGTTAAACCCCCACTTGGAGCGTAGTTCATGCTCATAGTGGCTCAACCTAAAACTGCATCTAGTAGCTTACTCGCGTCCTTGGGGGACGTGTTGGGTTGGCCTGCGGTACAAGATTTTATTCGTACGGAGTTGCATGTTTGGCCCGCCTTTCAGAAGGATCTCGTATTCCCCCAGTTAGGCTATATGCACTCGGATGCGGTAGATACTTTGGACGCCGATAGAGTCGCTAAGTGGGCGGCTCCCGGGTACATATTCAAGCAGCACGTTCTACCTACGCTGCACAACCTGCACATACTCAAAGATACACCCATAGTATTGCTTACTCGGGAACCCGAAGCCGCGACCCAAGCATACTTACGGTCCATGGGGCCTAGCCATATTAAACTGCATACTCAGTTTATCCCCGACTTAATAACTGAGATGCAAATCTTTTATGATACATGGAAGGCTTGGTCGGATCTTAGTAGAACGACCGTCCTGAATGTGACCTACATGGAGGTCACTAACGAGCCTATCGAAACGATCCAGCGAATCGGTGATTTTTGGCATCTAGATCTTCCGGAATTTGTGGAAGGTTTTGAGTTAGCTAAAAAACGGTACTCCCGAGATCATATCAAACGGGAGGACGCTAAGAAAAAGAAGGCTGTTGAGAAACTGAAACGTAGACGAAAAAAGGGACGAAGATGATGAATCCACCTAAAGTTATCGGCGAAATAGGCATCAACCACAATGGTTCGGTGGACACAGCTATGCAGCTATGTTCTGCGATCAAGCAGGCAGGCGGGGACTACGCTAAGTTTCAAATGCGTACTCCGGAGATATGTGTCCCCGAATCTGAGCGGGGGAAGCTGCGGCAAACCCCTTGGGGGGAAATGACGTATTTTGATTACAAAAAGCGTATGGAGTTCACCCCAGAACAATACACGGAAATCGAAAGTCATTGCATAAACATCGGGCTGGAATGGTCGGCGTCAGTTTGGGATCTCCCCTCGCTCGATAGGTTGATGGAATTCGACCCGCCTTGGATCAAGATTGCCTCTGCCAGCATTACCGACCGAGATCTGGTCATGGCTTGTGCAGATGCGGGACCTTTAGTAATCATGTCCACGGGCATGTCTACGATCTCCGAGATTGTCCGAGCTTGGTCGATTCTCCCCCGCCCGGTAGTTATGCACTCGGTGAGTGAATACCCTACCCCCTTAGCCCATTGTAACTTAGCGGCTATCCGGGAGCTTCAAAAACAGCTACCTCTGCACGATACTCAATGGGGTTACTCCGGGCACGAGATGGAGCTTGAACCTGCGGTCTGGGCTTACATGATGGGAGCTATGTGGATTGAGAAACATGTAACTCTAGATCGATCAATGTGGGGAACTGATCATAGCTCATCTTTGAAGCCTGAGGAACTGGCTAAACTAGTAACCACGTTGGATTGGGCTTCGGTAGCCTTAGGCGACGGTAGTTTGGAGTTAAAAGAATGGGAAAAACCCGCACACCAGAAGCTCCGAGTATAATCCTTCCGGACTATCTACCTCACACTATTATCGTGGGTAGCGGAGCTTCTATATTGAAACACCCAGTTGCGGCGGCGATAGACTCGTTTCCCCGCATCTGTAGGTTTCGGGGATACGATATTGCCACTAACGCGGTAAAGGCAATGTATGCAGGTCGAAAAGTTACCGACATTGGTATCAACACTTCACGACAAGTAGTTAACTTGGTAACTAAGGGGAAGGACACTCTTGTACAAGATGCAGATTACCTGATCACGTGTCATCGACGAGATAATGTTCGACGACAACAATTGACGGACTTTTTCAAGAAGCATACTATACGGTTTAAGACGGTAGCTTCTGAGGACTATGAAAAAACTCGTAATTTGACTAGCGGGTATTTGGCGATAATGCGATTCTTATTGGACTACTCGGTAGTCTGCATACATGGGTTTTGTACGGTAGACGACACTCTCAAGAAACGGGACAAGAAGCACTACTTTGACCGACCCTCGGACAACTTCAAGTTGCACGATTTGGCTTACGAAGAAAAGAAGATTCGGGAACTGATGGCTGAGGGCAAAGTGGTACGTCTTACGGATCTGATAAATAAAGGGATGATGAATGAGCAAGGAACTCGTACTAGTCGGGAATGGTTCCAATTTGCTAGACAAGCCGCTAGGAAATTTAATCGATGAGCATGAGACGGTGATACGTCTTAACGCATACAAGACCAAAGGCTTTGAAAGGTATGTAGGCAACCATACTCATATTTGGGTGCGGCACCCCTATGTACAAGAGCATCGGGTTGCTACGGAGTCCTACGTAAAGATTTCCCGGGGTCGCCCGATGCCGCCCCATAATTGGAAGCGTCCAGGGGATCGTATACTGGGGGACTTCGGTCAGATCTACATTGAGAAGGTCTTGGACATTATCCCCAGTAAAAAGTGGTGCTGGTCAACGGGTATCCATGCTCTAGCTCACTTCTCGATGATGTACGAGAAAATCAACTTCTGCGGATTCGGGCAATCAACTAAGAAGAAACACATCCATTACTACCCCGATGGGGAGTCCCATACGCTTCACAAGTTCCCGATTGAACGCCAGTTCATCGATTTCCTAATCTCCTTAGGTAGAGCAACTGAGCTATGACATTTATCCTGTACCGTATTCTAGGTAATGATCTGCCCCCGCGACACGACGAGGATCAGACCTACAAAAACACGAAGTTCATCTTAGAGAATGAACCGCACCTGCCGGGATGCGAGAAACGGTTTCTCCTGAATCGGATTGTGGACCCGGATAAAGCTGAGGCTTTGGCGAATTTACTTAGGGAACACGGGTGTGGCTACGACGAGATCCTGTTTAATCGGGCACACTACAGCCACTTAGGCAACCGCTCGGGGGATCAGATTCACTACCTATGTAACGTCAATAACGCCAGAAATACTTGTATCCGCTTGGCGAAGTACAAGTACTCCGCTTCCCACGTAATGCCCTCAGATGGGGGCTGTATCTTCCGTCATCAGGAATGGGAGGCCCTTGTGCAACTGATTGCACAAAATACGGAGACTCAGTATTTCGCGGTCCCGACTTGGCGGATGGGGCTGAATGAGAATTACGGGCAGAAACCCGACCCTGAAATGGAGTTTCGCGTGGGCGGGAAACTCGTCAAAGGACCTGCGGAACCTCAAGTGGTCTTTGGGATGCAGCATGACGTAGTGTTCAACGAAAAGCTCCCGTATGCCATGGTAGACAAAGTTGAACTGCTTTGGAGGATCGGACTTCGGGGACAGTGGGATGCCTGGGAACCCCATGTCCGAGTTGATGCTGAAAAACGTCCGTCTAAGTTCTACGGCCAAACTAAAGTGGGAAGTGTTATCTGTCGACTAGGTGCTAACACTTCTGACGTGCAACAAGAATACGATAATCAGAAACGTGGACGAATCCGACATGCTGCTATGCAAGCATTTGTTCAGCAGGTAAATCACTTGACAGGTACTTCCTCCTAAGCTATAGTCTATTAGTGCCCTTGACACTAACCGACGTATAACCCGAGGAATTGAATCATGCCTGAATTAGACGAACTTAGCAAAGAACTTCGTGATGAGATTGTCGCAATGCTCAACCGGCTTGCAGATCGCACACCCTTCCAAGTTGACGACAATGTCGTAGGTCTTTTGGACATCATGTTCAAAGCTGAGCATGTTGAGAACACACTGATTGAAGTTCTCGGGGCTATCACCGCCCGCGTAAAGCAGATGGGTTAAGTGCCTCTGTCCACGCACCTCTATAGGGAGCATTCACCATGGCAATACCAACCTGGGCGGGATATGTAGGTCTAGCGATCTCATCCGTCTTGATCATCTGGTCATCGTGGCCCACCCTCCAGAAGACACTTTTGGCAGGGTGGCCGAAGTCTACTTTGGCAGTACCTACGCAGAGTCGACGTACGTCCATGTTTGAGCTTATGATTCACGTGGAAAAAGTATGTAACAAATGTGATGTCTGTGAGGACCACATTCAGACTCTTCGTAACGTATTCCGAGACTACATTGTACCTGTGAATGAGGAACACGAAGAATGAATCCTGCGAGTTCTCGAAGTTGGGTAACCCTACTGGCGGTAGCGTGCTGGGTGTTTAGTTTGGTGGTAGTCCTGCAAGACGCGGGGCTACCTATTATAGGCGGAGATCCCGCCCCCTTTCCCGCAGATAAACTTTGCGTACTATTCGTAGAAGAATCGGGGGAGCCGGGGGATCGGGGAGCGGTACTATACAGTACCAAGATTCGGGCCTACATTACTGAACAAGGTGGGGATTTCCGCAAGTTGGATCAACACGCGGTATTCTCTGATAGTACGCCTCAATGGGTTAAGGACGCTATGGACCTTCCTCGGGACGAGTTGCCCTGGTTGGCGGCAAGTAACGGCAAATCGGGAGTATCCGTAACTCTACCCGCTCAAGAGTCGGAAGTTTTAGCTATCTTGGAGAACTTGGAATGAGTTTCATATCCGACATCAATCCTAAAGCCTTGGACACGGAACTCTTCCCCTCAGAGATGGGGCGGGGCCTGGAACGTCGAGACTGGCAAAAAGACCCCTTTGCGAGCAATGCTTTCTCGGGAGGGTTTCCGTCACACTTACTTGTGGATAAGTCGGAATGGGACGAACGTATTGAGGAGATGGAACGCACTAAGACGCGGCTGTCTGACTTGATTCGGCAAGCGGGCCTGAAATGTAAGAATCAGGCACGAACGAACTATTGCTGGATTAACGCTCCAGTATATTGCTTGGAGGCGTCTCGTGTAGTTTCGGGAATGCCTCATGTTGAACTCTCCCCCGCAAGTGTTGGAGCCAAGATAAAAGGGTTCCGGAACTCGGGCGGATGGGGAACGCAGGGACTTGCTTACATGGTTGAGCATGGCTGTGTACCCGCTGAATTGTGGCCCGTCAACGCGATAGACCGTAGATATGACACCGAAGAGGCTTGGACGAGTGCAAAAGATTTCAAAGTTCTAGAGTGGTGGGATTTGCGACCCCGAAACTTCTCAGAACTAATGAGTTGCCTATTTCATCGCATTCCTGTAGCTGTAGGGTATGATTGGTGGGGACACGAAACCTCAGCATTGGACCCTTTGAGGTTGAAGAATGGCGGATATGGGACCGGTCAGATGAACTCTTGGGGTGAGAGTTACGGGGATCGGGGATACTTTGTGTTGAATGAATCCAAGTCTACTCCGGATGACGCGGTCGCCCCTCGCGTAGCCGTCACTTCCTAAAGGGAAATCATGTCACATACCACAGCTTCAATTTTGGGTGTTGCGTTAGCTCTGAGTCTGGGCCTCGTGTTAAGCACGGGTGCGTCCTCGGACCTTTCTGACCCGGTAGTTACAAAACCTGTAGCCGATGAACCCGCAGTGCAATCGGTTGCACTATCTAAGTGTCAATGTGGTTGCGTGTGCCCAGGTTGCGAATGCGGACTCAGTGTGATTCCGGAATACGTGGAGCCTCTCCCTCAGATCCCGCAACTGACCTCTGATAAGAACGCTCCGCAGTTGGACGGTTCTTCGGGGACGTGTAAAGTTCCTACGCGACAAGCACCTACTAACGTAGTTGCTCCCGCAACCAAAACGTATTCACAGAAGACATATCAACGTAAACGAATCTTTGGTCGATTTAGGAGATAACCGTGTCCGATGAACGCGAACGTAGTGACGAGGGCTTAGGTCGACCCCGAGGCTCTTGGCTTCCAACGTCTGATAGTATTGCCGAGTCCGCGATAAAGCATCCGGACGTTCAGAAGGTTCTACGGCAGGCGATAACCACCTTAAAATCCGTACAAGACTGGGCAGAACGCAATGGTTGATCACCTATCACCGGCCCGAGAATCTCAACTCTTGGACATCCTCCAGAAGCGAAGTTTTCGATTGCGGATGGCTCGAAGATTTTCGGGTAATTCGACTAAACAGATCCTTCGCAGTGTCGTGAACCTCCAGAAAGTGGGGGGTAAAAAAGTCACTGCCCGAGAAGTATATGCGGATCTCCCTCAAGAGTACAAAAACCCGATAGTTTGGTTTATCCTAAAGATACTACTCGACCTGTTCTTTATGTATTTTTTCAGTACCTCTGACCGCTCGGACACTCCCGACAAAGTTACTTTCCGCCGAATAATGAGAAACCATCATGACCGAGCAAATCAAGACTCTAGTTAAGAAAATGTCCGAAGGTTCCCCGCAGTACCGGTTAGGTATCGGGGACACTTCGCGAATCAGCTTGCCGGTACTGGCTACCGCCGTAGCTACGATTTTCCACTACTGGACGGGAGGGCCTACGTATCTAATCCCTCAGTACGTAGTCTTAATGCTGGGAGCCCTTTACTTCTTCCAAAATACAGTAAAGAAAAATTGACATTAAGCTGACGACTGGATATATTGGGGGAAACCTACTAACTGAACCTGTGGAGTATTGATATGTCGCTGTTCCCCAATCAAACGCAGACACAAACTCTAGCCTCGGTCCCCTCTTCTCGGGGACTAGGATTCTATGACATCAAGCTCGGTCGAGACGATGTCTTCTACTGCTCTTGCCCCGGCTGGATGCACTCTAAGAAACGCCCCAAGATGTGCCGACATTTAGCCTCATGGGTTGTCGGGAACCTGGGTGAAGTCTTCGATCTCATGGAGCAACGTCACGGCAAGGACAAAGGGGACAAACGTTCTGATGCCTTAGTTAACAGTGCCAATGGGTACGACGGGAAAAGAAAATGATCAGTTTCTACGACACTATGGTAATCATCGATCTGGAGGTTTCTGATGTGGAGGAAGCTCGATCTAACGGAACACACCCAGAAATGATCGATCTAGGTGCCGTTAAAATCGGGCGAGACCTCTCTATAATAGATACGTACTCGCAGTTAATCAAACCTAAGAATATGGCGTTTGTCACCGATCAAACGACTAGAATCACGGGGATAACTCCCGAGATGTTGGAAGATGCCCCCACTTGGGATAAGGCATGGGAATGCTTCTGTGAATTCACAGACTTCAACCGAACACGGCTGGCAGCGTTTCATGCTCTTAACGATCATGGATGGCTGCGAGCCGCGTACCAAAAGTATCACTTGGGTTATCCACACCCAGGTTTCGTATTTGATATAGCTTCGTGGATGTATGGATTCTGTGCGTGGTATGGCATCAAGCCCCGATCTTGGGGATTGAAGAATTGCTGTAAACGCTTTGGAGTTCCATACGAAGACGAGTACGCTCACCGGGGTCTATATGACGCCCAAGCAGCTTACGGCATTTTAGCGGAAATACAACGGATCGAATATGAGCATGGACAACCCTCTACTGGGAGTGCTTGATGATGAGTTCCCAGAGTCCCTACAAAATATATCCCACCGAGACCGGCTGGAATGGCATTGCAGCAGAATACGTCGCCATGAGCCAGTATTCAACTTTCTTGAGCAGATCTCACACGAAGAACTTTCGGATGATCTCCTAATAGACGATCTTCTCCGAACGAGATTTGAGATGAAACAGTTGCGGGATGAGATCTACTTGCGGACTTCTCGAAATTTCAGTATATTGAAGACTCGGCTGGCTCATGCAGTAACTTTGATGAAGTATTCCACGGTAGACACCGATTGGGAAAAATACTTCAACAAAGTATTTGAGCATGAGCTTGAAATACGTAACATGTGTGAGGAGATACAGGCTAACCCATTGCCGTATTTGAAATTACATGAATTTCCTAAAGAGAGCCTTACGGGTCGTACTTACACTAATCGCAAAGCTGTTATGGACGCGGCCCCGAGTGGGACTGATAAAGCGTCTGAATAGGTGGGGCAAATCCCTTCGAGAAGTCGCTCCCACCCTGTCCACGAGCTATGGGGACTTAGTGGATCGACTAACTATCCTAACCATCAAAGGACAACGGCTAACCGGGACCGCATCTGTGCAATCGTTTGCACAAGGTATCGAGATAGCCGCTGCCCTAGACGACTACCTGTTTTTCCCGATTGTAACATTACCTGAGTATCATGACTTATTGAGTACAAACCAGAAGTTGTGGGACGTGGAGGACGACCTCCGAGCCCTGCTGAAAACTCGAAACCTTTGGACCCCTGCGGAGAGGGCCGAGTTCATCCGTCTTGCGATAGATGTTCCTCGGTTGAATGAAGTTAGATCCGGGCTGAAAAAAGCTGTGGATATTAAGCTCCCCTCGAAGTGGACGGAACATAAGCAATATACTGAGTGGCTCAATGACTGATGCACCAAACGACTTCAAATCACTACTAGACCAGAAACCTTCGGCGGGGACTATTCTTGAATCCTTCTCAAAGGAACCTGTGTCGATATTCCTTGACAACAAGCCGGACATCGGACAAGGCCCTAAGCGAATCATGTTCGCCAATGCTCTGATCGATGATGAAGCTACCGGCTGGTTCCTGATGGAATCGAGTCGAGGTTTGAAATGCTTGATCCTACCTCACGCCCAAGACGAGCTTATTGCTCAAAACGGTGGGAGTACGGAAAATCTGACGGTCACGCGGCTACGAGTCGTGCGTCAAAACAATCGAGGCACGGCCCTAATTTGTGAGCTAGTTTAACATGTTCGCCCAGATCTATACCTTGAAACCTCTCCCCCGCGAAGCTCGAACTCAATTTGAACTCCCTGAGGACCCGTATGCGGACCCCGGGGAGGACCTAGAATTGGCTTTGAAATACCTTCGAGACTTGGGGGTCTTCTTCTATCGTGATGAGGAATATCATTCAGGGGTCATAATTGATCCCGAAATAGGAGAAGAAATGGTTGACCGGGAGGGGTTCATTGGGTATAAATACCTCGTCGACCTTGACCCCGACACGTTCAAAGTATTGGAGTGGGATGATGCCAACGCCCGCCGAGTACGCGAACGAGTCGAACTTCATGGCGACAACTACTCGTGGTTGATTTGGGAGCAAGAACGTCGGATACGTCGGGTGACGGAGTCCGCAATACATACGAGCTAATCATGACTGATCTGTACCTTGACAAAGACGTGGCTGATGCAATACGGCGTCAGTCTCCCCTGGAGCATTCTCACCATGCCAGCCCGGGGGGAGCGGAATGTGTAATCTGCCAAGAGCATGTAAAAAAATGGGTCACGCTATGGCCCACGGCGGATAGATCCAAGACTGCTCGGATCTGCATTAAGAATATCTGCGGAAAGCTGATATTTGAGGACGCCTGGACGGAAATTCTTATCCGAGCCGCCACCCCAGAAAAAAGCTCCTGGGCGGATCTCTCGTCTATGATGGGGGCGTCTGCGGACGAGGCCGACAAACTTGAGCGGGCAATGATCATCTCCAAGTTCAAAGCAAACGCGACGGCCTACCTTAAGATACATGGAGCGGGGGCGGTATTTCGCGGGGAGGCGATAGGGGCACTGCTTGTCTTTTCGGGAAACCCGTGTGCCTCGGATCTCCACAAGATGAAAGTCTTCAACATACATATACGAGAACTCGACGGGAAACGTCTTATGGAGGAGCTATCTTAATGGCTAAAGCAATCAAAACCCTTGAGGAACGATTCAACACGTTGAAACTCAAGGAAGCCAAACTCGAAGCTGATCTGGCTATTCGGGATTGCCCCGAATTGCAGCAACCTATAGCGGAAATCATTCTTGCCTATGTGGACGCTCGAAAAGCCTTTGAGGCATATGAGCTAGTGGCCCCTCTGGGACCTACCAAGATTCACTTGGATGCGGCGTACAAACAAGTGGCTCTGTGGAAAAGCAAGTTGGACTATGCCAAGATCCCCGCTACGGCGGAGGGTGACAAACAACGGAACTTTTACACGAAGAAACTCGCTGAGGCCCAAGAAGCGGTGGATCACGTGTGCGATGCAAAGTACACCAAAATGAAAACTGCTCGGGACAAAACTAAGCTGACCTTACAGACAGTATTTAACGAACGGAAACACCTGGCCGGAGAACACGCCCTAAAGTGGTCAATACTGCTGCCCTCTTTGGAAGCATATTTGACACCCGGAAGCCTTGCTTGACGGGACAAGGTTTTGGTGTTATCCTATAGGAACGTTGTTCCGTTGGGGTTTAATATAAATAGCCCATATGCTGTGTACGACCAATAATTAACACAGTGCAACCAATTGCACTATATAAATTAACACAAAACATCAACTCGCGGCGAGCCGCAGATTGGACCTGCACGATGCCTTATGATTTACTAGGAATACCTGTTGGTCTGTTAGCGGGTGTGATTATGATCGTGTGTCAGTGTGTTGCTACAGCCCGTATGGAATCTGCATTACTGGCAGAAGCGGAGGACGATTAATGTACCTTTACATCTTTGAGGACGGCACCACCGCACAGGCGGCTACTGCCCCTACTGATGCTGACATAGAACAAGTGCTGGATGGTACTCTAGAAGTGATGAAATTTGACCCCGCTGCTAATAGATTCTTCTACATGGTAACGGGTACAGCCTGGACTTCGGTTCAGCAAGCCCATGTCCATAAGACCTGTTCCGAGCAAACCTTTCACTGGCATGAGAAATAATGAATCCACGAACACTAGCCTGGATGGATAAGGATATCGCATCCCTAGAAATATACGGAGTCACTGTACGGACTATGAATGTTCTGGCTAAGGCCAACATTCAGACGGTCTCTGACCTGCTGTCTTGGCGGCGAGAAGAACTCTTCTCAAGGTTTGGATTCGGGGAGAGGGCTATGGTTACTTTGTATGAAGCCTTACGTATGTGTGGTTTCAGCGTTCCCCGACGAACGGAATGGAAGATCCCCGCTGACCACGAGGTAGTCTTCCGGGATGACAACCCAAAGGACGAAACGGATTTGTCCAAAGAAGAACTTGCCCGCTTGGTCGTTTGATGCTATATTGACGGTTCAATTACTACGTTGTTTCAAGTGCAATCGATTGCACGCCTTTACACTTACCCGGAGGAATCCACCCATGAACACTGTTTCTACTCCCTCAGCCCCCGCCGTAGCAGCTACGGAAAGTTCCGAACCTATTGTCACATGTTGTGATGACACGGAAGCCTGTGCTGCGGCACCTGCTCCTGAGATGCCTTCCGCCGAAGAAATTCGCGGTCATCTAGCCTCGCTCCAGTCCGAACTCGACGGGAAGATCGCGGCACGACGCGGCGAACTGGTCACCAAGACCAAAGCGGCTGTCACTATGTCCCAAGAGTCCCTGAACGCTGCTCGAAAGCTCCTTCGCGATAGCTCGACTGCTGACGTGAAAGAACTCCGCAAACAGCACAAAGCTGCCTCCCGTAAGTGGTCGCAATTGCTTGATGCTGCATCTACCGAAGAACCGGCTCCGACAAGTGCTACGGCAACCGACGCAACGGCTCCGACTGCATAATCAGGTGGTGGTGTAGGACTAAGCCACTACTGGATCTGGTGGGTCGGACTCCTTGCGAGGGTCCGGCCCTCTTCTTTTTTGAGGGCTCTATGCTCGTCTTATCACGTGAAATCAGTGAAAATATCGTAATTGACAACAACCTAGAAATTGAGGTTGCGGCTATCACGGGGGATGAAGTATTCCTTCGTATCACCGGAACCTTCCTACAAGTCATTCCCGTACCGGCTACAGACCCAGACGCGTCAGACGGGTCATCCGGTCACGAAGATCGGACGTAGCTTAAAGCCCGCTGTCTGTCTCTAGGGATAGGGACCACGGCGGGATATTTTTGGAGAACCTTACATGACGATAGAAGAGAAGCAAGCTGAAATGGTCCGCGTCCTACGTAAAGACGGACGGGACATCGTTGACTCCCTGAGCCCCGAAATGGCTGACTTGTGGCATATGGCTACAGGGGTCGCGGGTGAGGCGGGGGAACTGCTTGACGCGATCAAAAAGCACGTCATTTATGGTAAAGAACTCAATCACCATAATGTCGTCGAAGAACTCGGGGATCTTGAATTCTACATGGAGGGCATTCGATCTAACTGCGGGATCACCCGGGTTGAGACCCTCGTCCAGAACCAAACAAAACTCAAGGAGCGGTACACTGCGGGGGTGTACTCTAACGAACAAGCCCAAGAACGGGCCGACAAAATCGACAAAGTGACGGGCAAACGCTTACTTTAGAAAGATTGACATGGACCCTAGCGAACTATACCTAGACGAACATAGGATGCCCTCGGGCATATCCGCTAAGTTGGTGGCTGACAGTCTCAACCCCACCGGACAGCGTATCACCACGATGGAGCTACGCTATCCCCGCTTCATTCACTCGGAGATTATGACTCACCGGGACCGGGCGAGAAACGCCGCTTCCAGTCGGGCAATCCCCTGGCCGAAAATGCGGGAGCAGATCTTGAATGATCCGGTCATCCCTGTGGCATTCGGCAAGGCCCAGAAAGGTATGCAAACCTCTGAATACCTTGAGGGTACAGAACATGACTTTGCCAGGGCTAACTGGCTACAGGCCCGAGATAACGCCGTTTATGTGGCGAACCAACTGGACGTTCAAGGTGTTCATAAATCCCTGATCAATCGGCTAACTGAGCCTTTCATGTGGATCACGGTAGTAATGACTGCTACCAACTGGGAGAATTGGCACCGCTTGCGGAAGCATCCCGATGCGGAGATTCACTTCCAAGAACTTGCGGAACTAACTAACATCCTACTTGACGAGAGTACCCCGCAAGCTCTGGCCCAAGATGAGTGGCACTTACCCTACATCTGGCCCTCGGAGAAGAAGCTCTTGTCCGAGTCCTCCGACTGGGATCTACGCAAGATATCTACCGCGAGATGTGCCCGGGTAAGTTACCTCACACAAGACGGTGTGCGGGATATGCATAAAGACCTCACATTGTTTGATCGGCTGTGTACGGGATCAGGCTTTGGTCATTGGTCCCCGCACGAGCATCCCGCCCAAGCAATGTATACGGGGTTCCGCAGTGGTCCCTATCACGGTTGGCAACAATACCGAAAGACTTTCCCGCACGAGTGTGCCCCGGAGAACTAGACGTGTCGGTAGTATACTTATGCAACTATAAAGCGGGAAGTATCTCCATACTCAACAGTATGAATGATGCTACCTCCATAGTTCGCCTTGACGAGATGACACCCTCGTGGGACACGTTGCAACTGGCCTTGCGGGAGTTTAAGGTCGTAGTACTACATTATCCCTGGTTGGCCGACATAGTTTGGCCGCATTTGGATGACTTGAAGGGACATGAAATTGTCACTTCCGCAAGACACCCCCATAGCCGGTTCATTAGTGCTTGGAACTACTGCCGGGAAAAGGGATGGCTCCCGGAAGGGTGTACTCCTCGGGGAGTGTTTACCTGCGAATTCTCCCCGGAAAGCCCCGCACCGGCTCACCTATTCACCCCTCAGTGGGGTAACGTGGTATCCGCTAATGGACAACAAGTAGCTTCCCGAATCCTGCGGGTGGAGAACTTAGCTCAGGACTACGCCGATTTTGCACGAACTCAAGGTTGGCCGGAAGACGTGTATCATTTTAACCGAAGTACCTACCTCCAACCGGGGGCCAAGTACTGTGAAGATGATCCCGTTTTAGCACATGGATTACGTAACATCATGAGTAAGGATTTTGAGGTACTAGGATATGAGTAAGTGGGGATTCATTTCACCAACCGGAAGTTTCGCCCAACGTAAGATGCTACGGCACTTCAAGGACCGAGATACCATCTATGTCTCCCGCACGCCGGGGGAGTTGGAACTTGGTCGATATGTGGGTAGCCACAAATCTGTGCAAACGGTTGCACTAGAAACCATGTTGGACGATCCTACCGTTGAGAACGTGTACATTTGCACGCCTACCAGATCACACTTTCTGACCGTGCATTCGTGTCTAGACGCGGGGAAGAATGTGCTGGTGGAAAAGACCCCCTCCACCTCGGAACATCGGGTCAAGGACTTGGTCGCTATGGCTAAGAACAAAGGGTTAAGGTTAGATGTATCCTGCCAGTGCATGAACTACATGGATCGGCGAGAATCCCTTGTGCGATTAGGCGTCCACTATGCTAAGTCGTGGATGAACCTACCCTTAGGCGGCGGGACCCAACTAATGGCTTGGGACATAGCTTGGTACGGGGTCATGCTCGGGAGTCATTTGGCGGGACCTTTGGAGTATACGGCTCGGGATTTCTGGAAGGACGACCGGATCTACCATGCAGGCTTTGACTGCCCTGGCCTACGGTACGAGATGGAGTTCTCGGATAACGCCCGAACCTTCAAGCAATGCACTCAATACATGGGCACCCGAAAAGGCCCTAATCAAGCTCCCGGATGGTCCCGCCCGTTGATGGGTGCTACCGCCCGAAAAACAAACCACAGCCACCACAAGCCGTTTACGGGGCCTGACGAGCATCCAATGTATGGGCACTCTATCACGGACTTTGAACGCAAAAAGCCTCTAATGATAGACCGTGTGTTGCGGTCCATGGAGACCTTTGCATGGTTAGAAAAGGAATGCTACGATGTCGATGGAACTGGTTAAGCCCTTCTGCAACCTCGGAACTTTGGCGGATGACCGGGGAGGAATCTTCACTTGGGCATTACCCAAGGAGACGGCGGGACGTACGATCAAAGAATTCAACTTGATCCAAACCAACAAAGGTGAAATGCGGGGATTCCATTACCATAAGGAATTCGTCGAATGGATCTTAGTAACTTCGGGACAAGTTGTCTATTTTGAGTACGTTCCTCGGCTTATTCAATTGCAGCGAGTTGAGGCCCGACAGTCCCAGTATCCGTTTGAGATACTCGGCCCGGGAGATTGCATCTGTTTCCCCATTGGAACAGGACACACCATGAAGGCCCTTACGGACCTTTCGATGGTAGCTATGATTGACAAACGTTGGGATGATTGTGAGGAGCCCATCACTCCAATCGAATTTGAACCCCTTGAGATGGAACACAAAATACTAAGAGAGATTGAAAATGGACGAATCCACCTCCCCTCCAGTTGACGAGACTGAGGATATTCCGTTCTTTGACCGACCCGAAATCAAAGATGGGGCCATGAAGGTTCTGGACGTGATGAAAAAGTATCGGGGTAAGTTCAAAGTTGGCATGACTGCTGATAAGCAACTTGATCCTCAGTGGATCGTAAATGCACTGATGAATTGTCATAGCGACAACCTTTCATTAGAGTACGACAACCACGTCTTAAGGGCGACCCTGCAAGCCCTGATGATGTCATTCCCGTTGGACAGTCAGAAAGTTCTGGCGGAGACTACTGGATTGCTGCTGGAACACCGAGCGGGATCGATGGAGAACCAAATCATCGACGCTCAAGAGAAAGCCAAAAGCTCTATCATCGTCCCGAACGAAGGCGAAGGACTGGCTATCTCCAAGTAACTCGGCTATACTACTTGAACTGGAAAATTGACCTATGGACATAAAGCCTTTCACTACGGAACCCGATAAGAATGTCTACTATCTCAGCATTTCGGCGGCACAAAAGTGCATACGAAGATCTGACGTTCTGGGGGCTATAAACTTCGCAAAAGTTGCGTGGCAGACGGACCCCAAGGCTGCGATAAAACGTGCCTGGACTTGGATGGCGGAGGATTGCGGGACTAACTTTGAAGTAGCCAAAATGTTTCGGCAACCTCTAAGTACGTTACCTCAGTTGATTGACATTACTCGGGCGATGGCGGAAGGCCCCAAAAATCGAGATTCCGGACATGCGGGAATGCTTCTCGGTGAATCAGGACTTCGCCGGGAAGCCTTTGCGACATTGACTAACAACGGGCAAGGCGACTTTGCCCGAGTTTTAATCGCGTTTGCGAAGGAGGGTGTTGATGCATTTGCTCAACTGGATTTGGTGCGTGGTGATGAGGATGTATCGTGGACCCTTGACCTTGCGGAGCAAATGTCCAAAAACACCCGGGGAGGCTTTGGTTTGGCTCTCCCCTATTTCCTGTGCGACTCAGGGTGTAAGACGAAGCCCCTTGTCAACGAGATTAAGCCACTTACTAAGTTTCAAGACTTCTTGCCATATGAGTCCGTCGATATCCATACGAGACCGGGCTCAGCAGCCATGTCGGCGACCTGCAAGAAATTATCGTTGGATGGAGGAGGACGATGGTTAGGGGAAGTTGCCTTCTATTGTGAGGGCTGGTTACTGCGGGACATGGCGTCCTCAGTGTTCCCCTATTGGAAGCTGTACTTGCATCTGCGGGATGAGTTGAAATTCTGCTCCCCCCGGCAAGCTGAACAATTCTATACGGACATTAAGCCTGTGTTGGACGACTGTCGAGCATGGGCACTAACTAAAACTGTAGGCACTTCGGTGGACGACATGCGGAGGGCTTATCTGGACAACTGGATTGAGTAAGAGTACACATGCATATTATCGGAAACAGTGGCCCAGGAATGGCTGTCACAGTAGCTAACTATCTGGAGTCAAAGGCGATACCTGTCTTCATGGTAGGTAAGGTCCCTCGAACGGACATGACAACTACCGGAAAATACCAGTGGTGTCGGACAGACTTCGGATCGGCCTCAGACGTAATAGGGGTTGTGAACGACAACCAAGAGCTTTGGGAATCGGGAGAACGCGTGGAAAGTATCACGTTTATACCTCCCCATCCGGAGGAAAGTGACCCCCGACTCTCGGATCAACTGCACTTTAGTCGGGCGGCTCACGAGCTAGTTTACGGCCCCATGATGATGTACCGATACTTGGAGCAGTTCGGGATGCTTGCACCTGCGTGCCGAGTATTGTTTGTGCAACCAGTTGCACTGTTCCGACCGGAGATCGGCCCTTGGTATTCTGCGGTCTTGCAGTATAAGATGCTGCTAAAATGCTTGGACCTAGAATACGGGATGAAGCGGATCGGGGATACCTTCTCAATGCTTCGGTATCGAGTAGACGACATCGATATTGAGGACGAAGTGACTCGTAACGTTGAGCGTCATTTGTTAGATACTGACCCGAGTTCTACTGTTTGGGGAATATGATGAACGGTCCAGATCCACACTTGCTTTTAGTACTAGCGTTCCTTATCATAGTGCTGTTGGGAATGTACATTTTACGTTTTCGGCACGTGGCTAGTATGCAGGACGTAGATCAGGACGTACACTTGAGGGTGAATGAAAACGCCTTAGGTGCTACTGGGGGCCGTCCTAAGAACGAGGCATACTACCGGGACTACTTGGCAAAGATCTTCAACGGGAAGATTGAGGTGTCCACGGGAGACGACAATCGTCGATGTGATATCGTCACGGAAGAGATCGCCTTTGAGGTGGACTGGGCCAGTAAATTCTATGAGGCCGTTGGGCAAGCTAGTCTGTATGCTCAACGCCTCAACCGGAAGCCGGGGATCTTTCTAATCTGTAAAGAGCCCAAGGACGAACGCTTTATCCGAACCGCTATGGAGATCACCCGCAATACTAAAGTTCAAGTGGGTGACAACGAATACCACATAACTCTATTAGTGATAAGAGATTACACATGATGCAGTGGGTTTTGGTTACAGGTGCGTCTTCGGGTATCGGTCGAGCTTTGGTCGAAAAGAACTTGGACGCTGGGAACGTGGTAGTGGGACTTTCCCGCACGATGGATAAGGCTCTAGACCACCCCAATTTTCGGTGGTATCCTGCGGACTTTGCCCACCCTCAAGCCTGTCTTCCCGTGGTCGATCACTTCGAGAATCATAACGGGTTTAGTCGCATCTGGCTTTGTGCGGGAATGAACCAGCGGGGCAACCCACCTAACCAGTGGACCTACTCGCAAATGCTCCAGCACATGATGACCAACTTCTTAGGTCATACCTTCCTCATTTCGCGGCTGATGTTTGCCAACAAGATTAGTGAGGATTGCCGCATCGGGGCACTGGGCAGTTTCATATCCAAAGGGTCTAAAAACTTCCCGGCATACGCGGCTAGTAAGGCGGCTCTGGAATCGTACATCCGATCCTTCGCTCAGTTCGAGTCGGATCGACCCCACAGTACTCGGGGACGGAAAGCCGTAACCATCTACCCAGGTCTGGTGAATACTCCCGGGAACCCTAAGCGAACAGACGCCCCCATGCCGTTTCGCGAACCAGGGGAGGTTGCCAAAGACCTATACGATCTGTTAGAATCTGAGGAGTTGAAGACCGGAAACACCTACGATTTACCAGAACACTTGGGACTGCTATGAAAATTCTCGTCACAGGCGGAGCGGGCTACATTGGTAACTGCTTAGTACGTCGACTCTTGGCTCGGGGAGACGAAGTTACTGTCTATGACACGTTTGACTACGGAGTCACTCCCGCACTGTATTTACAGAAGGCCGGGGCACGGCTGATTCGGGGAGACATTCGGGACGACGCAAGTTTGTCCTCTGCCATACTGGGACATGACGCAGTTTTTCACTTAGCCTCACTGGTCGGCTTTCCGATCTGTGCCCGTAAACCGGTAGAGGCTCACAAGATAATCGTTGAAGGTACGCAGAACGTTATCCGAGCATGCCACAACGCCCAAGACATTCCGCTATTATACGCTTCTACGGGATCTGTTTACGGTCAGATTGACGATCTCTGCACGGAGGACACCACTCCCAATCCGCAATCGGAGTACGGCAAATTTAAGTTCGAGGCCGAGCAATCGGTACTCTCATATGGAGGCGTGGGTCTCCGGTTTGCGACTGTGTTTGGCTTGTCCCCGTGTATGAGATACGATCTGATGCCTAACGACTTTTGTTGGAAGGCTGTTCGTGACAAGTACATCGTGTTGTATCGTGGGTCAGATAGACGTACGTTCCTGCACATTGAAGATACCGTGGATGCTTACGTGCGGGCGTTAGCTCAGTACACGACGTGTTCGGGCGAAGCCTACAACGTGGGCGACGAACGGATGAACCTGACTAAGTTGGCCCTTGCTGAAACAGTGCAACGATTGCACAACTACAAGCTGATCGCTGAGGGGACCGGGGAAGATCCGGACTTCCGTGATTATGAGGTCAACTACCAGAAGTTCCACAAAGCTACGGGATTCACGGCCAAGGTTGGTCTGGAGACCGGATTGCAGGAGGTAATTGATTTCACTAACGTAGCCGACTTGATCGTCCCTTGGAGACTACCTGTTTAACTGAACCTTGGAGTAAGATATGGACCCTATTCACGGCTTAAAAGTCGGATTCTCCCCCAGCGTTATCGACGAGGCTGTAAATAACGTTCGGCACGTCTTGGAATCCGGGAGACTGGTTGACAATAAGTATGTCCCTGAGTTCAAGGCTATGTTGCAGTCTTGGACTAAAGGTTCGTACACTGCCCTCTTCGGTAGCAACACCTCTGCTCAAGAATGTCTCTTTCGAGCTATGAAATGTCACCCGGGAGACGTGATGGTCTTCCTTGCTACAGGCTATGTCACCCCCGTATTCGCGGCTGAACGTCTAGGCATGATTCCCATGTTCATTGACGTGGACCCAGACACTATGGACCCCGACGCCGAGCAGTTGGAAAGTTTGTGCAAATGTACGCTTGTTCGAGCTTTTAACTTGGTGAGTAACGGGGGCCGAATCCCCAGTAATATCGCAGTCCTTCAAAGTATCTGCGATAAATACAATGTAGCTCTGATCGATGACGCGGCACATAGCTTCGGTTCCCAACGTACTGACCCCGATGGAACGGAGCATTACGGGGGCCTCTTAGGGAGGTTCGGAGTCTTCTCGTTCTTCGCTACTAAGGCGATGACCACGGGGGAGGGCGGGGCTCTGGTTTCGCAATATCACCACGAGGCTGTGGCGGATGCTGAGATGTATGCTCGCCATGGTAAGTCTACCCAATTCGGAGCGGATTCTCAGGTGAGTCACGTACCTGGGTATTCGTGTCGGTTCTCTGAGATTGATGCCGCTATTGGATGTGCTACGATCCGGGCAGTTCCCGACGCCATTGAGAGGCGGGCAGAAATTGCTCAAATATATCAGAACACTTTGTCCGAGCATTTCCACTTCTTTGACTACGGGAAGAGTAACTACTACAAGCTACCCGTAACCAGTAAGCGGGGACCTTTTCGGGCGGATGACTTCACTACCGTCTTGGCGGAGGATCACGCTATCCAACTTTCGGGAAAGATATACCCCTCCCCGGTGTATAGGCATCCCGCGTTTAAGCATCGGTTCAACTGGGTTGATTGCCCGGGGGCAGCACAGTGGTCGGCGAATCATGTTTGCCTACCCATGCACGAGTTCCTAACAAACCACGATGTTACCCGAGTAATCACCGCCACCCGCGAATACTTCAAGGATAATTGACCATGACCCCGAAGAAAATTGTATTTGTCAAACCTCCTCTGTACAGTCTCGTAGGTAGCCATAACAACAAGGTGCCTATCGAGTTAGCGTATTACGCTGCGTACTTTGAGGAAGCGGGTTGGGACACGGCGATCTACAATTCGGAGGCCACAACAGCTACCCGGTATTGGTCTTGGCGGGAACTGATGGAGCGTACGGATCTGCTGGAGAATGCTGTCGAAGGTCGCTGTGACGCGATGCTTTACTCCATTGTCGAGTCAGTTCTGTCGATGGAACCTGACGTAGTAGTACTGTCGAACGATGACACTTTCATGCCCTCCAAGTGCAACGATATGCCGGTAGTCGCCGCACGACTGGCCGACATGTTCAAGAAGATGGGCATTCGCACGGTAGGTGTGGGTACGTTCTGGCAGCTAGATATGGGCCTATGCTATGGGCTAGATCTGATTGTAGCTGGGACCCCAAACTCGGGGATCGTTAAAGCGGTCGAGACAGGTCAGCACGGAGTAGTTAACTTGGGTGCGAAGTTTGAGGACATCATGCCTCTGGCTGATCCTAAGAAGATCTTCCCGTTGGGTATGGAACACGAGTGGCACTACATCACGACCACCCGAGGGTGCAGTTTCCCCTGTACGTTCTGCTACAACACGAAGGTCTCGAATCGCTTTCAAGAACGTAGCATCGATAACGTAGTCGCGGACATTAACCGGCGATACCATCAGCTTGACCACCACCGGCAGTACTTCACGGATCAAATCTTCACGAGGAACGCTCCGCGTCTTCGGAATCTGGATCAAGAGTTGAAGCGGCAACGTATGGAAGACTTACGCTTTACGGCGGAAGGTCGGGCGGTGCTGATCAACAAGAGTCCTGAGTTGGGTCCGATATGTGCCAGTATTGGGGTGGACTATGTCAAGATCGGCGTGGAGAACGTCGGTCGACAATTCAACAAGGGCATGAAAAAGAACCAAGTTGCAGACGGGGTAGCCACCGCTACCGAAATCATGCGAGATGCGGGCATCAAAGTCGGGGCCTACTTGATGCTTGGGGGAGACACTACCCCAGAAGAATACCAACAGACTCTTGAGTTCTGTCAAGACGTGGATTTCGACGGGTATATTATCTCGGTCTTGTCCCAACCCATGCACGAACTAGGCACTGACAGCTACAAATATGATACTCACTTCTCCCTTGCTCGGTCGCACGATTACAATCTGACCCCAGATATCGTTGAGTCCTATCTACAACTACAGGAAAGTAAGTCGGGTAACTTCGACCTACAGATGATATGATCACTAAGCTGCTGATTCTACCCCTGATATCTACCCGCAAGACCGTATGGCGGGAGTCCGACTTTGTGACATGGATGCAGTTCGCTCGGCAATGGCCCGAGATAACCTGCTTTATCCCCATCAATAAAGATGCGGAAATCCCTGACGATTGTAAGCTCCCGAATGTGAGGTATATCTACCTTGATCATTGGCATCCCTATTCGGCTGCTCAAGGGTACATTGGTTCGGAGCTATACGCTCTGTTTAATCCGGTCAATGGGAAGTATCAAGTAGACGCGGTTATCACGTCCAAGAACGTGATTGCGGCGAACATCAAACGCATGTTCAAGATGTCGGAAGCCCTTAACATACCCGTGTTTATCGCTGAGTACTGGGTGCAGACACCTATCTCCAACGACAATTCGGTGGAGACTAAGCTACGTGCGGTCTCATGGTCAGAGTGTCGAACGTTCTTCCCCACGGCTCGGGAAAAAGGGTTTGCCATTACGGAAGCTCGACGGTATTTGTCGGCGTCTTCCACCCAGTCCATAATGGATACGGGACTTATCCGGTCCCAGGGAGTCCCTTGTGAACTTGTGCAATCGATTGCACTGGACCCGGAAGTTTCCAAGTTTGACAAATTCACGATGCTTTTTGCTGCGAGATTCAACTCGAATAAACGGTGGAAGGAAGTTTTGGGGGCCTACGAGGATATTTTCCGGATGGGGCTGGACGTGGAAATCAAGTCCGTCTATCCCAACAGTTCGGCGACTCGTCGGGACTTGGATAAATTCGAGAAGGTTCAATACCTTGAACCTCTCCCGTATATGGACTACTTGAAGCTGATGAATCAGTGTCATGTGTCTGTTTCCATGTCCGAGGATGAGGGCTTTTCGTTTGGTCTTTCCGAGCAGTTCTGTACGGGCAACCCGCTACTCCTACCTAACTTAAGTTGGGCATATGCTCTGGTGGGGAAAGACTACCCGTTTTTCTACTCCAGTCAGTCGGAATTGCTTGCCCTGCTCAAGTATTGTTTCGAGAATTACGACGAGGCTCGTAAGATGGTAGCTCCCATCGTTGCTGAGTTCGTGGAGGAACACGACATTGGAGTTGCAGCAGCGGGGTATCTCGCTATAATGAATGAGGACATCGCAGGTTCGTGGACTCCGTTCCGAGAATGGGACGACAAGTTTACGGCGGTGGTCGCCGAGTTGCCGGAACAGTTCACTCTCAAAGAGTTTGCAGATTTGGCGGCAAAGAAGTATGATGCAGGTTTCGGAAACTACGTTATACTGATTGGTGCCCACAGAAACCTTCATCGCTGGTTGGTGGAGAATGCTGATCCGGTTATTGGGTCAGCAAATCTATACAAAAAGCGGAGCTAAACATGCCCTTTGAGATACTCGAACCTGTACTTATCCCAGTGTCGCATTTACATGCGAATCCTTGGAACCCTAACAGTCAATCTGACGAAGTATTTAACATGCTCGCGGACGAGATTGTGCAAGAGGGTTTTGATCACGCCCTTGTAGTCTGTCCCCTATTGACGGATGCTCATGAAGAAGACTGGCCGGATGGGGATCACTACCGGATTATCAGCGGTGAGCATCGTTGGCGGGTATCTGTAGCTGAGGGCCAACCTCAACTACCCTGCATCATCAAGGATTGGGACGAAGTAAAACAAAAAACCCAGACCATGCGTAAGAACATGCTCTCGGGCGAATTAGATAAGCGGAAATTTACGGACTTGGTCGAAGGTCTCTCGGGGGTGATACCTCGGGAAGAGATGGCTCGACTAATGGGTTTCGAGAATGAAACTCTTATGGATAAGCAACTTATTGAGCGGGCTGATCCTAAAGACAAATCGTTCCTCGATGGACTGATGGCCGAAGTTGACCGCGACAAGCACATTATTGACGGGCTGAGTGACGTAATCAACGAGATCTTCTCGTCTTTCGGGGACACTCTCGATCAAGGCTATATGATCTTCTCTTATAAGGGGAAGACTCATATGATGGTCTTGTGTGACGACGATCTATCCAAGCTCGTACGTAAAATCAGTGACAAGGTCCGAACGGATGGTGGGAACGTTACTGATTTCTTCAAGACTATTATCGAACCCGCCGTATCCTAACCTGTGTACCCTTGGAGGTTAAGATATGGGCATACTCGATATTCTGGAATCGTTAGACGATACTTCGACCCCTCGTGATCCGGAGGTAGATACACCTTCGGAAGATGAGAAGGTCTACGGTAAACGTCTAAGTACGATGACTACCGAGGAGAAATGTGAAGCTGTCTGGATGAACCGTATGAACGGTATGCCAGTTAAAAGCATCGCGGCTTTCTACGGAGTCTCTAGTAGTACTGTTTACCGACTGCTGGATCAAGGCGTTAAAATCCACCGCCAAGGCATGGAGAACAAGCCTGCTGCGGATATCATCGCAGAGTCGCTAATCTTCATGCGACGGTGTCGAGATATCTTCATGTTTGAGGCTAACCAATCCGGGGCAGGGGCCGCTACGGTAGACCCCGATACGGGAGCTATCACCCGGGAAGCCTCTAAGGGCAACGATCAAAACAAGCAACGTATGCTGGAAGGGGCCTTGAAAGCTGAGAAATTGGCTGTGGACCTGATGAAGGATACGGGCATTATTCCTAAGGAAGCCGAGAAAATCTTCCACACCCTTAAAGGTGACGACTCCGCAGAAGTTGTTGAGAAGCACCCGGATGATCGGTCGGAAGAGGAAATCCTCAAGGACATCAACGAGTTAATCAAACGAGGACGTAGAATCTAATGCCTGACGAACTGGAACTTGCCGAAGGCGGAGAACCCTCCGATCTACTTCCGTTTTCTGACCGCCGTGAGTTGATGGTCTATGAGAAGTTGATGAAGATCCGGGAAATCCGGCAAGACTTCGCATTGAATCACCACCAGAATACGCGTGGTGAGAAGATGGACTTTACGCACTACCCGCATATCAAGGAGTTGTATAACTCTACGGCTAGGGTAATCGTGCTACAAGGTTCGGTACAATCGTTCAAGTCTGAGTGGGCTGTAATTGATCAGCTATCCTGTGCAATGGCGGGACTCTCAGTCTTCTTTGTCCTACCCAAATATGAGATGCGTACTACCTATGTCCAGAACCGAGTCAACCGACCCTGTGCAACCATCCCCGAATACAAGCGAATTGTGGGCGAAGGGTTCTTTGACTCTGTGGCGATTAAGTCTTTTGGAAAAGGCGTCATTAAGTATGTGGGGTCGAACGTCCTTGCCGACTTTAAGGAATTCCCCGCAGATTGCATCTTCGTAGAAGAAGTGGACGAATGCGACCAAGAGAACGTAGAATACGCGTTGGACCGGTTGCGAGCTTCTCGATACCAGTTCAAACGATACCTGGGCAACCCGAAACTTTCGGGCAAGGGTATCAATGCTTTCTATCAAAAGTCCGATCAACGTAAGTGGTTCGTTCCCTGCCTAGCCTGTGACAACTATCACGACCTTGACTGGTTCAAAGTAGTCGTAGAAGATATCACCGATAGGGATGGTAACATCGTAGACTATCGATTGCGGGACAAAGATTGGGAACCCGGATGTCGACGTGAAGTGAAATGCATCTGCCCCGACTGCGGGGGCGAGTTGGAGCGGGCTAGTCCTCGCGGGGAATGGCGGGCGTTAGTCCCAGATTGTGACATCGAAGGCTACCATATCTCGATGCTTTGCTCCCCGATCAACTCGGTGTCGGAGATGTGGCAAAAGTTCCTTGATGCAGTTACGGACCCTGCCTTGATGCAGGTGTTCTATAACTCGTACTTAGGGCTCCCCTATAATGCATCCGGAAATAAGGTTACGACTGAACTTCTTGACAGATCGGTCGAAGAAGGGTATAACCTTGTAATTAAGGATACCTGTGCCCACATCGAAGATGATCGTCATGACGGTCCCTGCTCGCTGGGAATGGACATAGGGGGTGTTTTCGACGTTAGGATATCGGCGTTGGAACCTCGCGGGGTTCGGAGGCTGATTTACGTTGGGAAACTTAAAGAACTTGACGAAGTTAACGATCTGATCGAACGGTACAATGTAGAGTACGCGGTTGTGGACTCTATGCCGGAGATCACACTCGTTCAGGACTTCCAAGAAACTGCCCCTTGTGCTGTGTGGCTTTGCCGCTATCGCGGAGAGGGTGCAGATCGCCGGAAGAATTATGACGTTCGAGATCGAATCATTAACGTGGATCGAACTGAATGTCTAGACCGGTCGTTTGCGGCACTACGACGAGGGAAAGTAATACTTCCCGAAAATTATAACTCGATACTTGAAGGACAGTGGACGGCAGAAATGTGCGGACCTGTCCGTAAAGTCGTTGAGGATACTAAGGGCAACCTTAAATTTGAATGGTCGAAGTGCAAAGATCACCAACGTCACGCCGACTCGTATGATCTGCTCGCACATCAAATCATTCTAGAGACCGAAATCTCAGATGTTTGGATCGGATAAATGGCTCACGACAAAGATGATGTAGAACGCCTGTCAGAAGACCACCCTATTGTGGCTATGATGGAGAAGTTTGCGGACTCCCCTGACAAGGAGATCCCTACTATTGAAGAGGTGTTCATTGCGGGGGCCGAAGATACGGTTGTATCCTCGGACGATATCATGGCAGATATTGCCAAGATGTCCATGCGATGCTTTGATTCAGACCGCATTGCTCTTGACGCGGATTCTCCGCATAAGGCTCCCCACCCTGAACTCGAAGTAGTGGCTAAGTCCATTGACGGTTCGACTCAAAGCAAGAAGGAGCTTCGGGACGTGGACCCGGATGAGGATTTGGGTCTAAGTGCTATCAAGGTTGTACCTCCCCCATACCCCCCTGAGATCCTGTCGGCCTTTTTGGAGGTTGAGGAAACTCACTATCGATGCGTCCAGACCAAGGTAACTGACTCGGTCGGTCGGGAATACAAAATCGAAGCTGTCCAATCTGAGGATGGTACGGATCACGATCCCACTCAAAGTAACAAAGAGACCGATAAAACCGCCCAACAAAAAGCTGCGGCTGAGGAGATCGGGCTTATCCGAAACTTCATTCAGGATAGCCACCCAATCATTGGGTTTGAAGGTGTTCTGTCTAAAGCCTGTATGGACTACGAAAGTATCGGTTGGGGGGTCGTTGAGATCATCCGATCACGAGACGGTAAAGTCCGTAAAATCAATCACCTACCCGCCTCCCGGTTACGGGTTTTGAAAGGCTGGAAAGGCTTTGTCGAGATCCTGTCGCCAACCAAATTCCGATACTACCAACTGTTCGGGAACAAAATCCAGGTTGTGGACAAAGAAGAACCCGGTGGGTTCCGCCCCTATAGTCCCCTAACGGATGGGGAACTGGATATGTCTAACTCCAAGATCGATTGGAAGATGATCCATCGGGAGACGGGCAAGCCTACAAAAGACTTCAACCAATCTGCCAACGAGATCGTCTACATACCTAAGCTGCACTCGAATACGATCTACTACGGAATGCCGGACATAGTTCCCGCCTTGGGACACCTCCTAGCTAACGTACAGATTCGTGATTTCTTGCTGCAATACTTTGAGCATAATACAGTCCCTCGATATGCTGTCATCATCGAAGGTGCTAAGGTCGCTGATCCTGTTAAGCGAATGATCGCGGAATACTTCTCGACTCACGTGAAAGGTAAACCGCATAAGACGCTTATCATTCCCGTGCCTGCTTTGCGGGGAGAAGTGACCGTACGGTTTGAGAAACTGGACGCGGACCAACGTGAAGGCTCATTCCTTGAAACCCGTAAGTCGGGTGCCCAAGGTATCATGACCTCCCACGGTGTCAGTCCAGCTATCATCGGTATCTCGGAGTCTAGCGAACTCGGCTCGGGTAAGGGTTTGAGCCAAGCGGAAATCTACAAAGATCGCATAGTATCTCCATGCCAACGACGGTGGGATGGGTGCATCAATAGACTGTTCCGCTTAGGTCTGGGTGTCAAGTTGGTTGCTATGCACCATACACCCCTAGATATCCGGGACCGCACGGCGGAGAAAGATATCTTGATCGCGTATGTGGACAAAGGATTACTGTCGATCAATCAAGCTAAGAAGCGTGGACAACTTGGGGACGCGGTGGAAGGCGGAGATCGCCCATTCCTCAACACCACTGGGGGTCTAATCTTCCTTGACGAGATTGACGAAATGAAGTCCGAAAACATCCAGGCGATGGAGGACGAAATCGAAGGTCTGAAACAACAGTCCGTCATGGATAAAACCATGCAGGGTGTAAAGGATGAAGGAGCTAATGCCGCTCAAGGTGTGAAGGATAAGGGTGCGAAAGCTCAAGCATCCGCTAAAGCTCAAGAGGGTCGACGGCAAGGTCCCACGGGTGGCGGGGCTGGAAAACTGGGCAAGCCTAAACCTAAGAAAGGCTAAGCATGTCCCTCGATGTGCAGGAAGAATTCCAACTTCGACTAGCCTCCAGCCTAAACCGAATGAACTTGGAACTCCAGGCGGCTCGGGCGTATCAACGCATTCAGGCGGATTGGTTTCGGGAGTTGTCGGATCAGATGAGGAGTGGGGGTTATCTTCAACGGATAGCTCGTCACGCCTTTCATCATAGGCATGCCTCGATGCCCCGCCGAGAACGCAGGGCACTCGCTCATGCAAATGTGAATGCTATCGCCTCGGAAGTCTTTACGGCCCAAGAGAATTCATCGTTTGAAACCCGGACGATGGGGGTGCATAGTAAGATACATCCCGAAGCCTATCGCATGGGGGCTATCACAGGCTTGCATCTTTTCACGATGCGACCGGGTGAGACCTCGGGAAAAACAGCTTTTGAGCTACGCGATCCTACGTTACTGTTTCATATGCAGTCACGGACTCTCAAGTTTGGTCGCCGGGTGACCTCCACAGTGGTTGAGGATGCTCGACGCCTGATCGTTGACAGGCTGTACTTTCGGGGGGAAACTCCGGAAGAAGTCGCCACAGTTTTGGCCTCGGCCAAGAATATCCCCTTGCGGCAATCTAAGAAACTTGCTCTAACTGAGATACAGTCGGGGGTTAACTCGGGACTGTTTGACCAAGGGTTCCGGTCAGGGATTAGGTCAAAGTCGTGGTTGACAGTTGGAGATAATCGGGTAAGATTTCAACATGTGGATAACTCCATAGCGGGTTACGTCCCTATCTATGAACCTTTCCCCTCAGGTCAGATGCACCCGGGGGACGGAGTATTATCGGTCAACTGCCGATGCAGTATGACTTTCAACCTCATAGACCTCGACATGTTAGATCCTTGGGAGGGTTCCAGTGGGCCGTATTTAAGTTCCGGATTGACGGACGCTTTCGGCTTTTAGCTTGTGCAATCGATTGCACTGGCTGAAACTAGACCTTCGACTTGACAAGTTTTTCAGATTGTGTAAGATTTGATGATTAAGGAATAACCATGCCCACAAAAATCGGAACTACGCGAGAACTTCTGAATCTTGCTGCCCCAGTCATCCTAGTTACGGGTACTGAGCAGCGAGTTAAGGGTTTCGCCTCGGTTGAATCCATCGACCGCAGCAAGGATCTTGTTGCTCCCGAAGAATTCAACATTGAGCAGTTCATGGCGGCTCCAACGCTGCTAGTTAACCACCGGTTCTGGAAAGACCCGATGGATAACGAGATTAGTGTGGGTGTTCCCGAACAGCTTTTCGTCGCTAAGTTGGCCGACATCGGCAGCGATGAGGACTGGGAATAGTTGACGCCCAAACGGGCGATCAAGTTGATACATTTCCCAAACAAAAGGTCCCTGCTCTAAAGGCGGGCGACCGAGGACTGTTCATCGTTGCGAAAGTAACGGAGGACGACGTTTGGCGAGAAGTTGAATTGGGCAAGTTACAAGCCTTCTCTTGGCGAGGACTTGTCCGTGTAGAGTATAAGGCTGTAGAAACTGGCGTCCAACGGATGCTAACCAACATCGATCTCTATGAGATCAGCTTGGTCAATGTTCCAGATAATCCCTCCTCGACGTTTGTCGTAGCAAAATCTGCCGATGGAGATCCTATGATCCTCTCGCATGTGATGTTAGACAAAACGCATTTTTCGTCTGAGGGAGAAGCCGTCGAGTATCTCAAGTCACGCAAACTACAACACGAACATATTCGAGATGCCGACTCTACGTGGGTGTGTGTCCAGAATGAACGTAAGTTTCGGGCTGAGACTTTTGTTCGAGCTAAAATGAACTCAGGCGTGTTCTTCGTGGCCGGTGTCACGCAAGATACATCCGGCCCGGGGCAGATCACTTGGCTCCAAGAACTCACTGACGTTGCAAAACAGGCGGTTGCCTCCGCTACACTTAATTCCGAGGAGAACGAAATGGCCGATACATCCCTCACTAAGGACGATGTAAAAAAAGCTGCGGATAAAGCTGTTGCCGATGCTGCTGCTAAAACCGCCGAAGACGCGAAAAAAGCTGACGCTGCTAAAACCGCCGAAGCCGAGAAGAAAACCGAACAAGCTAACGCTTTGGATCAAGTAGCTGCGGCTACTGCCACGGCTGTTGTTGATGGCCTCAAGCCGACGTTTGAAGCTCTCACTGATACCATGAAAACTCTAGCGGAAGTGACTCAAAAGTCCGCTGAAACACTGGCCGTACTGGCAGAGCCCAAAGCGGTTAAGCCTGACGGTGACAACACCGATGAGACTACGGAAACGGAAACCGGGAAAACGGAAACTGCAAAGACTGCCGACTTGGCAAGTGTCAACGACACGTTGAACCAGCTTGCGACGGGCCTATTGGCTGTGTCCAAGCAAGTCGAAGATGTCCAGAAATCGGCTACGGCTGTGGCAAAGTCCACTCCTGTGGTAGAGGACCGCGACGAAAAGATTGCTATCGAGAAGAAGGCCGCTGACGAAGCTGCTGACCCGAATGCCGTCTTTAATGGAAGTGGTCTCTGGCCCTTCTAATCTGAGTCGATTTCTGAGGAACCCACCAGCCCGGAATCGTGAAAACACCTAGTCTTCTTGAAGAGAGAAAATACCATGGACGTTGCTGTCAAACTACCTTTGGAAGAACTCATTAGCAAGTCTGCTATTGACGACACTTCCTTGCCGAATAGTGTGTTGAATCGTCAGCAAGCCGATGCGTTTATTGACCTTGTTGTCAATACGTCGAAGCTGTTGAAAATGATTCGCACAAAGAAAGTTGACCACCCCAAGGGTGAGATCAACAAATTGGATCTTGGAAATATCGTTACGGAAGGTGCCCACACGACCTCCAAAGCGAGTACTCGCAACCCGACTGAGCGGATCGTCACGTACGATACCGAGAAGTATCGTTCGGCGTTCGACCTCAAGACCGATTTCCTCGAAGACAACATCGAGAAATCCGCTGTCCGTAACAAGCTGTTGAACATGTTCAGCAAGCGGATCTCTATCGACACCGAGTTGGCGTTGATCGAAGGTGACTCATCTTTGCCTACTGGCGATGCTCAATCCGACGAGAACAACTTGCTTGGCGTGAACGATGGTTTCTCGAAGATCCTCAAGGATCGAGTTCCTGCGGCTCAGCAAATCGATGCTGCGGGTGCGGCTCCCTCGAAGTTGCTCTACTACGAGATGAAGCGGAAGATTCCTTCGCGATACCGAGTCGCGAAACCCGAGTACCGGTTCCTCTTGCCTTCCGGTCCTTCTGACAAGCTGATGCTTGACTGGTCCGACCGAGAAACCGCCCGAGGCGATGCTTCGATGGCGGAAGGTACTGCCCCTAACATCTGGGGTGTTCCTTGGGAAGAAATCTACCTGATGCCCGAAGATTTGAGCTACGGCTCGGCGGGTACGGATGGTAGCGAAGTTTGGTTGACTCCTCCGAGCAACCTGATCTACTTCGTCCAACGCGAGATCACCATCGAGTGGGACCGCAAACCTCGTCAGGATATGTGGGAAGTCACTATCCACTTCCGAATCGACTGCGAAGTTGAGAACGAAGACTTGGTTATCTTGGCGAAAAACGTCGCGATGTCAGGTGCCGACTACACCGGCTAAGCCTTCAAACGCTTAAGCTGAATGAGTTGTGAACACAAGGCTCGGCTGGTATAATCGCCAGTCGGGCCTTTTTCTATACCTAAGGAACCTAGCATGACTTTACCTTTCACAGTTTTAGCCGCTGCTCCTAAAGAACCTCGACGCACTCTACCGGAGTCGTGGAAAGGTCAGAAGATTTGTCTTCACTATACCGGGGGAGTCGGGGACGTTTTGATGGGGATCGGCGGGGTAGCTCAAGCCTTAAAGACTCTTCATCACTGTGAGATCACGGCGTCCGTCATGCCCCATCAAGGAGCTTTGATGGGACTGGTTCGAGGGGTCGACTATGTTGAGGAGGGCCAACGACTAAACGATGCCCAAGTCCGATCAAAGTTCGACATCATGCTGGACTTCTCGGGAGCGATTGCAACATCCCGAACAATACGTGAGGGAGAATACTACAAGCTGTTCGGGGACCACATTGGTCTAAGCATTCGGCCCGCTCAGTTTACACTGACCTATCAACCCACTCTGTTTGAAGGTCGCCCCATGGTGGCTATTCACCCCGGAGCGAGTAACCCTAATCGACGTTGGCCGATCTCTCGATTTGAAGAGGTAGCTAAACGGTTGATTGTCGGGGGAGCCAGTATCCTCTGGTTGGGCACTTCGGACGAGTACGGGTTTATTCACGAACATTCACACAAAGCGAGTGACGAATCTGAGGCCCTTCCCATCCAGTTGTCGATGCTCTCGAATTGTCGCTACTTCATAGGCAACGATTCAGGCTTTGCTCACATGGCGGGGATGTTAGGGGTGCCGGGACACGTGCTGTTCTCAGTTACCCACCCAGACGACGTAATCGCCCAGTACCCGACGTTGCACGGTATTCACGCATTCGATGCCACCGCAGGTTTGGTGCCCACACGGAGCCTACGTGTGGACGACTTAACAGGATTCAAGTGCATGGCCGCAGTGACCGTGGCTAAAGTACTCGACGCTTTACCCCTCCCTACGGGAGACGGAGCAATCGGGGACATAACTCCGCCTGAGCGACCTTTGATACTGGTACGCGGGGAGACTTCGGAACTTGAGATACAACTCGGGGACCACTTTGACTTCAAAACCTATGGAGACTATATTGGACCTAGCGATTCCCCTAAAGGGGTGATTATCTTGGAAGAGACCCACCTACTAGTGACCTCCACCTTCCGTTCCGCCCGCGTGGCTATGGGCAACGTCGAAGAAATGCGACGAGCTATACGTGAGATACTTCTAGGAAACTAACATGACTAACCCGGGCAGAAGTCGGATAGATATACTCACGGCACTTATAGGGTTGGGGGTAGCAATACTTTTGGCAGGAGTTCCTTGGGCTTACACAATGCAAGGTCGGCTTTCAAAAATTGAAGCTCTGATGGAAGAGACTGTACGCCTAAACCATAACGCGGCAGCACAGGACAAACGAATCACTCTTTTGGAGGCTACTATTCGTAATCTCCAAGTGGATCGATGGTATAGACACGAACACCAGAATTGGGCCTCCCAATTACAGCAAGATAACCCCGAACTAGACGTACCCGAAATTCCCCGACCCTAATTAGGATATAATCATGGCATCTGCCGGATCAGCTACCGTACCTGTTGGAGGTACAGACATTTACGAACCTACGGGAATCACCGCAGGTTGTACAGAATTTAAGGTGGGTGTTACCTCAGGCTCGGGATTCCCGGCTTTGATTAACATCCCAGGACTTCACGATGCGGGAGAATTCTTCCCCCTCGTCGCGGGGGAGAGTATTATCTTTCGGTTGAACCCTATTGGTATCCGAAAGGTTACTGTTAAGGGTGACGGCGGGGACGCGGATATCACGTTCGGTGTAGTTACAAAATCTGTCTAGTGCAACCAATTGCCCAATCAAACTCTAACTTGGGAGCAATTACGTGGGAATTCTAAAGACTGGCAAGTGTGCCCTATTGGAGTGTGCTGCGGAAGTTGCTATGGAAGCTCAAGAGGAAGCTACTTGGAACGATCCTGCCAAGTATGCTATAATGGAATCTAACCTTGAAGCTGATGCTGAATCCGCTGTGGACCGAGCCACAGAACTTGAAGCCGAACGCAATCCCCCGAGGTTTGGATAATGCCTAATTACGCTACAGCCGATAATATCCGCGAATACAAGATTGCGGGCACCGTAGTCAAAAACTTCTACAAGTACACCGATCCTGAAATTGAGGACCGCCTTGAGGAAGTAGAGGCCGTGATTGACTCTATCACGGGTGACTGTTTCTATGAGAAGACGGAAACTAACCAGTTTGATGGCAACGGGTTACATAAGTTGTTCTTCCCCCCGGACACCTCCTACAGACTTTTGACGATCACCTCCCTCAAGGAGATCGACATCGATGGGACTACGGTTTTACGGACCTACACGGAGAACGACGATTTCATCAAGTACGATTATTGGGTCGATATGGATCTAGGTCATGACCATGATCGTCCCCGAGTTCGCTTCGGTCGGGGAGGTATCTGGCCCCGGGGTCAAAAGAACATTCATGTGGAAGGAACTTGGGGTCGAGCGGCGGTTCCTCCGGCAATCAAAAAGGCCACCATCTTACTGACTATGGAAGCTCTGATTCCCGGTGCGGCTAAGATGGCTAACACTGACGTGAAACAAGCTGTCTGGAATGACTTTACTGTAACCTTCAAAGGCTCGGATGCGTTCGGGGGACGAACCGGATTCGTAGCTGTTGATCGATTGTTGGAAGATCACATCAATTACTCCAGTCTGTTCATGGCTGTTCCGGATAAGCGGGGAACGCATGACAACGGGTTAGGTACATTTTTCCGCATTTAAGGTTGTGCAATTGATTGCACTGATCCAGCATGGCACATTTTTCAGTACCCCTGTTTGGGCTGACTCACGAAGTTACCATTGTTCGTCACACTGATGCAGACGATGGTTTCGGGGGGATCATTCCCAGTAACAGAAACGTGGTATATTCCGAGTACGCCTGTCGTTTGACGACATTGGAACTCTCGGATCACGCTGAGGTCGCGTTCGCGGGACCCTCGGCTAAGAATATGTACAAGATGACTGGGGAACCTGTTGCTAACTTGGACAAGAACGACTTTGTGGAGCTACCCTTCGGGCAGTTTCCTAATGTCGTAGGTGTCCTGGGTGAGGGTGAATACTTCCCTCTAGAATTCGCGGCGGGAGCCGTCGACATGTTCTGGGACTATGATTTAGGGTATTACGTTGATGACTCAGATACGCCCACTAACACGTTCCAGTATTCAAGCCCTAGCTGGGATTTCGCGGGAACTCTGGGGAGTAACAGTTTTCTACTCGATAGAGATTGTTCTCCTTTCGCTGTATGGGATCGCTGGAGTGGCGGGCCAACTCTCGGAACGCTTGGTCCGATTCAGACGTTTCGCATTATCTGGGTCAAGCCTCAAATAGACGTAGTTGGTAATCACCATCACACTATGTGCTTCATAGAATTAGAGGACGTACACGGGGACGACGGGGAGGCCGCATAGTGGCATCTAATTTTGGAATGTCCATAAGGCTCGATGGCCGAGACCGGATCATACGTCGACTACGCCTTATGGCAGGCGGAGCTACCGTACTCATGTCCGACGTTATGGAGGAGACCGGAAACGATATCTTCCTACCCGCTATGCAGGAAGCCGTAGTTGATGGAAAGATGGTCTTCACCGAGGAACTGTACAACAGTCTGTTTGTGGAGGCCGGACAAACTACCCGAGGCGGGGCTACTTTGTTGATGGGGTCCGAAGTTGACTATGCTTTGGCTGTTGAGCAAGGGGCCGACCCGCATTCTCCGGACTATGAGAGACTAGTTGACTGGGTTATGGTTAAGAACGGGGTGGACGAACCTACCGCACGTAGGGTAGCCGCGTCCATTCAGGATAGTATTGAGGAGAACGGTACGGTTCCGCATCCCTTTATTATGCCCCAGTTCGAGGCTACCAAAAAACAGTTCGTTCAAGCTACATTGGCTAAGTTCAAACTAAGAATGATGGGTATCTAACATGGCTCAAGCCGTAAGCGACATGCATTTACTGGGAGCTATCGTAACCACGTTACGAGCCGATACAGGTGCGGACGGTCTCAAGGTCTTAACAGGATACACCTCTGACCGAGACTTCCGAATTGGTCGCCACCTTCCTAACAACAAAGAGAAGCAACGCTATCTGGGCGTATGGCTTTTCCGGAGTGTCCCCAAAATTGAAGGGGGCTATGTTGGACATTTGCAGAAAACCCGTGTACGGTTTTACTGTTCGGCAAAGACAAAATCGTCCGGGGAGTTGACAGCTAACAAGATTGCTGATAGACTTGATAATCTGCTGGTTCCCGAACAGGAAGTTGCGAATTCCCCCAATCGCAGCTACTTGGATTTCTCAGATTCAAATATCTCCTGCAAGTCGACCACACGAAAGAGTAGGGTAGGTAGTCGTTACGACGAAGATAATGACCTTTGGACCTTGTGGGTCGATGCAGAAGTGATCTGGGTAAACAAACCCTGCCCTTAACGGAGAATACAAATCATGGCTGGAAATGCCGACAACATCATCGTAGGTGCTGCTGATGTTTCGATTGGTGGCTCGGACGTAGGCTTTACAAAAGGCGGCGTCGTGGTTCGTTACGAACCCGAGTTCCTCGCAATCAAAGCTGATCAAGCAGTCGGTACGGTGCGAAAAGCTCGTACGGACGAGTCTGTCTTTGTACAGACTACGCTATTGGAAGTCACGCTTGAACGTATGCGTCAAGCCTTTATGCAGCCCGCGTCTAACCTGACGGGTGGCGGATCGACTTTGACTATCGGGTATAACAATGCCTGCTGGGTCGAAGAATTAGCCATTATCCTAGTGGGTCAATCCCCCGGATGTGGTACTCGTACTTTCACGTTCACCAAGTGTATCGCTATGGGATCGCGTGAGTACAACATGCAGCGGGATGAAGAGACGGCTTTTGAAGTCGAATTTGAAGTCTTGAAACTAGCCAACGGTACGTTTGGCACCATCGTCGACAGCTAAACCCTTGACGGGGCTAAGGTTGTCGGGTACACTACTCCGAAGGAGATATAATCATGGCGAAACGAGCTTTCGTTAGCAAATCAGATGTGTCGGCGGCTGTTGCCGCAGGTACTACTGTTGCGTCTTCTGAGGAGACGATCACTGATAACTTTCGTAACCAGCCCAATCGGGCAGCGGATACGATGGCAGCAGCGGTCAGCTACCTCAAAAGTAATCTGAACATGGTTTGGGTCAGCCGTCGTCGTCTTCGTAGCATGTCGCTGCGTTTGATTCGTGAAGGCGTGACTTTTTCATAAACCAGTGCAATCGATTGCACTGGATTCACTTTAGTACGGAGAATTGATCTCATGGGTAACACGCTTCAATACGGCGATTTTACCGTTGTGAAGTCCCAGCCCGCAACTGATTTCAGTGGGGCTACCATATCCAATATCGTGAGATTCACGATTACGGACGCGGCTAACCTTCTGACGCAGGGCAAGATGATTCGCTCTGTGCTGTGCGATGCGATCCAGCAATGGATCGTTGCAGAACGAGCGGACTTGGACACGAACTTGGACACTACCGTTCTTGGTGAGGATGCTCACCCGGGAATCGGAGATGGTTTCCAAAACTTCGATTTCAAGTTTGAAGACAAGGCTGCGGAAGTAGTTTTGACTGCTCTGACAAGCATCAGCAGCACGGGCAATATCACAGTTGAACGACCTTACGCCGACACTGTGTAAAGCATCGGGACTTTACCCTCACCTTTGGATGGAGCCGAGTAGATGAATACTGTCGATTTTCGTACAAAAGATCTCAACCTAGCCGCATTTTTGTGGTCGCAGGACGGGGTCGAGTTAACGAAGTTGGATGGAAAAAGTCAAGGTGGTGGTAGTACCGTATACTTCGCGTTTACGCTACCTTTATCTGAGACTGAATTCGCACAACTTCAAATAGATCATGCGAATGGTAAAACCACGGTAGAACCCGGAAAGTTCTGCCAACGGCAAGGCCAGTTGCGGGATCTGTTACATACTTCACTTGGTACACGACGAAAGAGTAATAAATCATGAGTGCAACTGCACCCAAGACCGAAGACACCTCCGCCCGTATGCTCAACTTAGGGGAATCGATTCAGTTCAAAGGGAACACGGTTCTCGTAAGAGAATTGTCCCTTGAAGGGATAGTCCAACTTGGGCCATCTTTGATTGCCGTTCTACAGGCTGTGACGGGTGCGGAAGAAACTGCTGACGCCAAAGGGTCTCGCAAACAGACCGATGCCTCCGACGACCCCGTCGATGAGGGCAAACAAGGGTATGACTTTCTCATTCGCATGATGAAGGAGCCCGCTCTACTCGAAGCTGTGAAAGATGTAGGTGCCGCCTCCATGGATGTACCTACCTCCGAACTAGCTAAGGTAGGTTTGGCTGACTGGATGCGGTGGGCGGTTGCTTTCAAGAAAGTGACCAACTGGGATGAGATCCGCGAGCTTTTTACACATCTGGTCCCGCCAAGCGTTCTCGGCGGGCTCGGAAAAAGGTTAAAGAACCTGACCGAGACGCCTTAGCAAACTTGATCGACATGTTTGCGGGAGAGTACGGGTGGTCAGTCGCCAAGATCGTTTCGCATACATACTTTCAGATCAAGTCGCTGGGTTCGGCAATTGCGGAACGCACCTATCTCAATAGGGCCATCCAGGCTAACCTGATTCGCGTTGCTAACCACGCGAAGAAGAACGACTACGAACGCTATCTGGACACCTTAAAGCCTTCGCAAGACAATCCGTTACGCACTCGGGGTAAGCGATCACGGGTCGGAGGTGAGGACTCTGTGCCCAAGGGATTCGCATATAGCAAACGGAAGCGTGAGTAATGAATCTAGGAACAGCGATACTCCGAATCGTCGCAGACGTACGATCTTTCGTCGTTGGCATGGTCACAGCAGAGAATGTGGTCAGACGATTCGGTATGGCTGTTACCTCAGTCGGTACTCGAATGACCACGTTTGCCCGAGCCGCTATCGGCATCGGTGCTGCTCTAAGTATCGCGTTCATTCCCGCTATCAAAGTTGCGGCTGACTTTGAACGTCAGATGGACGCTGTCCAGGCTATCGTTGAACAAGCCTCGGACTCTGCGGGTAACTCCGTGGAAGACTTCAAAAATCTACAGACTACCGTACGTCAGTTGGGCCAAGATACTCGGTTCACTGCCGTACAGGTGGCTCAAGCCTCTACATTCCTCGTTCGTGCCGGTTTCTCAGCTAAGGAAGCTGCGGCGGGTTTGTCAGCTACTCTGTCGCTGGCAGCTATCGGCACCATGGATCTCGCCCGAGCCGCAGAAATCTCTGCGGACGTTATGCGAGCCTTCCGTCTGGAAGCTCAGTCCTTAGGCCGAGTTGTGGACGTTCTGGCAGTTACGGCGACCAATGCTAACACCCAAGTGGGTCAGTTAGGCTTTGCCCTGTCGTTTGCCTCTCCAACCGCAGCGGCCTTGGGTGCGTCTCTGGAAGAAGTTACGGCGGTGCTGGGTGTTCTTGCGAACGCGGGTATCAAAGGCACTACAGCCGGTACGTCGCTGTCTCGTATTATGGATAGCTTGGCTCGGGGAACGACTCGAACCACTAAAGTATTAGGTCGCTACGGTCTGACCTTAGCTGACGTTGATCCCAAGGCTAACTCCCTTGTGGACATTCTGCAAAAGCTCGAAGCTGTCAGTTTGTCTGCTGGCGATGCTATGCAGATCTTCGGTGTTCGAGGCGGTCGATCCTTCCTTGCCTTAATGAACCAAGGTTCCGAGAAGGTCGCTGAGTTTACCGCGAAGAACGAGGCGGCTGCGTTAGCCGCTCAATTGATGATGGAAACTATGGAGGACAACCTTACCGGGACCCTCCTGAAACTCAAGTCAGCTTTGCAGGACTTGATCATCACCCTGATCGGGGATATTAAGGAGACCGATTCCTTTGCTGCGGCATTAGCCAAATTGGGACAAGAAGTACGTCTCAACATAGTAGACTTCAAGGCTTGGGTTGAAGCTAACCAACCTATGGTCAACTCTATACTTAAGATTGGGGGAGCAATCACCGCAGCTTCGGTGGCTTTAGGTGCTATCGCTCTGCCTACAGGGATGTTTTTACAGATCTTAGGTCCCTTAGTTACGATGCTGGGAACTTTAGGTTCGGTTCTCCTGTCGGTAGGTGGTACTATCGTAAGTGCGTTTATGGGACCTTGGTTGGCAGTCATTGCGGTCATTGCTTTGATAGCCCTCCCCGTGTTCAATGCCGTAGTGAAAATGTGGGAGCGAATCAAAGCTACAGCAATGAACGTGTTTAACGCGATCAAAGCTGTCATCATGGGAACATGGGCAGGAATTAAGTCGGGATACGACGCCTTCTTAAAACCTGCTTTTGCTGAGTTGCAAGTTGCTCTTGAATGGTTGATTGGTACGATTCTCCAGATGTTCGACTCGCTGTCGGAAACTGGACCTATGTTTGGGCAGTTAGGGGGGGCAATCGGGCAGGTCTTAATGTTTGTACTAATGCTGATCACCAAGTTAATAACCGCAGTTACATGGTTTCTGGTCGGGTTAAACGCGGTGACATTAGGAATCATGAAGTTTGGTGTTGGAGCCCTGAAGTGGTTCGGATTGATCAAAGAGGCTGCGGAGGAAGATACCCAAGCTATTCAGGATGCAGCGGATGCTTTGGCTGCGGCTCAAGCTGCCCAGAACGCGTCGAATACTGCCTATGTTGCAGATCAGAAGTTACGAGCTAAGGCCAACGGCGAACGAATCGCGTCAGCACAAAAACTTCTGGACTTGGCGAACCTTGGTAAGACTCTAGGGGCTCAACAACTTCGTGAGTTGGCGGATCTAAAGAAGGCCCATGCTGATGTCGGGGCTGAATTGGCCGCAGGTTTGACGGAAGCTGAACACAATTTGGCCCTCACTGAGCAAGAGATTGTCAAAACGCAGGCTCTAGGTCAAAGCGTCCGGGAACTGGAGGCGATTCGACGTACTAACCGTGCGGAAGTTGACATGGCTACCAAGGCTCTTGAACTCCACACAAAAGTGATGGATGAAAATCAGGAGACTCTTCAACGCACGTGGCAAATGGATCTCAAACTAGCCAAAATGATGGATGCCCGGGCGGAGGCTCAACGTACGTTGGCGGATACTGACAAAGAGATGGCGAAAGTACGAGAGGAACTTCAAAAGAAAGAGCTTGACGGATTGGCGGGGGAACTTGCTGAGATAAAGGGCGTTCGGGGGCAACAGATTGCCATGTCGGAGCGACGTATTGCGGCTCTCAAAACAGAGATTGAATTCCTCAATGCAATCAAACCTCTTGAGGAATCTGCGGCGAAAGCTAAAGAGCGTCTTGAGGCGGTCAATCGTCGACTGTCTCAACTTAAGGACGAGGAAAACCTTAAGAGGCAAATTGAGATTGCTCAACGCAATGAATTGAACGCCTTGATTAAGGAAGAACACAAAAAGCGGGAAGAGTTGATTCGAGATGCTCGTATCGACGACGCTAAGCTCCGGGGGGATAAGCTCCGAGGGGCTCAACTGGAAGCTCAGAAACTCCTTAAAGTTGAAGAGGAGAAGAACCAAGAAATCCTAGCTGCGGCTAAGGCTTCGGGTAAAAAAGAATTGGCTCATGCTCAACGTATCGTGGGTGAGAAGCGGGCTATTGATCGTCGCCGGGCTCAAGACATTATGCGTAAGGCTGAGGACGAAGTTTTCGGGGCCAAAGGTAAGGTGATTGGTGCGGCTGAACGTGAAGTTAAGATCGAAGAGTCGGTGACCAAACAACTTACGGGTCAGGTTCGATCCCTACAAGATATGCTGATGCTTTACCAAGCTATCGCATTCGTGCGGGACACCCAGGAACGTAGAGCCTTTGCTGCGGCTCGGGACACCATCATTCAGGAAGAAAAGGTCGCTCGACTACGGGCACGGGCTTTTAAGAACCTGAACGAAGGAAAACCTGATGACGTTCGATTGCGACAAGAAATCAAAATCGAAGAGGCTCGACTACGCCTGATGAAGGGTGTGGCTGCTAAACGTGCGGGTGAAGCTGGCCTTGAGGGCGAAGCTGCTCGGGAATTGGGACTTGCGGCCAACGGGGCGGGACAAGCTGTCGGTGAGATGGAACGCAATATGGCTGCGGCTAGAACCAAGTTTAAGGTTCTGGTTGAGGCTATCGGTGCGGACTTTGAAATTGCCGGGCAGACTTGGATGATGCGACTTGCCGCAGGTATTCGCTTGGGCATTCCTCAAGTACTGAATGCTATACAAGATATGTTGGATCAAGCAACCTTACTTGTAGGTATGGCGGCGGATGGATTTGGGGGAGGTCCTCGACTCGATGCCGCAATGCCCGGAGGTCCAGATGTGAATGGATTTGCGAATGCCGCAGCCGTAATTGATCCTGCACCCGGAATCGGGGGAGACTTCAACGACAACCGACAGGTCAACATGGACGTGAATAACAACGTAGATATTGACGACGTGACACGGGTTGTGGGTGAGGGTATCGGGGAAGCATTTAATAACGGGACAGGGGTTTAGTCATGGCGACTACTAACATAGCTACGTTTGAGGGAGTGGATCTTCCAATCCACTTCTCTTACCAGCCTTACGTTCCTACGAAGCGTAGATCAACTACTAGAACTGCCAATGCAGTTGTGGTACAATCTGCTGCTATCGAGATTATCCATGGGGAGGGAACTATTCCTTTCTCGCTGGAAAGTGCGTGGCCTACGGAATTCCAGACGCTCCACGATTTCTACGTAGCTGACCCTTCCCCCCTATACCGGTTTGTGGGATACTGGGGGGACGAGTACGACGTGTACTTCACCAGTCTGGATAAACCTCAGGTACGCTCCAAGCTATTTACCTTCGGCGGTCAGTTTCAGGTAATGAGGGTTGTGCAATCAATTGCACCAACATGTTAAGCATTTATGTATAACACTACCGATTTCCTCGTCCAAGATATCTACACTTTTCCACTGCAACCCGCAGTGGATTGGATGCGTGACTGTACGCTTGAGACCCCCATCCTTGACTACCCGGAACACGAGTCAGAACATTGCCCGAATAACTACGCGGTAGCCGATGGGGGTGGCTCAGGGATCACGCTCTCTTGGGATGCGGTGTCGGGAGCTACTAAGTATGTCTTGCAGTGGTCTCGAAATTCATCGTTTCAAGGACCTACTCTTAAGGCCGTAATCACTACGGCTACTTCCTATGAGATGAAGATCATCGATGACATCGAGAACGGGGATGATCTCCATTGGCGAGTAATGGCTTACGACGAGGCGGGGTGTGTCTCGGATGCGTCTGAGGCTCGAACGGTCAAATACAAGTGCCCTAAAAAACAGACGGGTAAGGGTGGCAAATCGGGACAAGCCGACCCCGCGAAAGTCATTCAACTCCACAACATGTGCGACGAGTTTGACGTTGCCATAAAGATCAATGGTCCTGACACGATGCTATGCTGTGAGACTTCGCTCTTTGCGGGGTTGTGGTCGTGGAAATGTAAGACGGAAGACGATGTACCTGTAGTGGCGTTGTTCAAGGTTGAATGGAAACTAAAACAAAACCCAGAAGACGACGTATTTCAGTTAAAACCTACTGTCAAGATGAAACCCTTTGACGCTACTAAGAAAGCCATTGGGGTATCCACAAACTGTAATTTCAGTCAGGACTTCACAGTATGCCTGTGTCTGACGTTTTTCCACATTGAGTCCGGCGAATTCTTTACGTGTTGTAAAGAAAAGGAAGTCGAAGTCGACTGTGATTTCGGACATGCTCAGTACAAACCTTGGGGATACGTTAAGTCTGACAGTACGCAAACTTCGATCCCTTACGCTCGTACCGAAGTTCTTGATCAATCGGACTTCATGACGGTGGAAGACGCCTGGAGGGGCACCTTTGCTAGTGGGACGGGGATCTCGTCTTACGGGGACAAGTTCTTCGCATTTGGGCCGGTCATTAAGGTCAAGACGGTTAGTCAATCTCAAAAGAACCAGTCCTTTGGATTCACCCGTAAATCTGAGGCCGAATTGACGGAAGATAAGTGTTCTACTAATTTAACTATGCCCTCGATGAAGATAGGTGAGACGGTTACTCGGGTGGGATTTGAAGCGAGAATTCCTCTACCTATCCCCTGGGATTGTCAGTATATCAACTATGGAGACTGCCTAACCTGTGAAGGTGGGGAACTCAACATTGATACCAAGGCTCTTGCGGGACCCGGATTACGGTCGGATCAGTGCGGCCTTTACGTAGACTTTGGCTGTGGTCTTCAACTGTATGGCAACCAGCTTGAAGTGGATGCCTACACGCTGGCAGGTTGTGGGCTGAAAGTCAGCGGGGATTGCACTATCGGAGTTGACGGTCAAGCCTTAGCCGGTGACGGGCTCTCGGTGGGGGGAGGTTACGACGGGTGTCAGTTGTACATCAATACAGGTTGTGGCCTTAAGACCTACGGCGGGGCTCTTGAGGTTGATAACGCGGCACTCGCGGGCGAGGGACTTACGGCGGGGTATGATTGCACTTTGGATGTAGTCGGAGGCTGTGGTATTTACGTGGGTGCCGATGTCTCTGTCGTCGGGGAAGACTTGGCGGGGGACGGACTTGTCTCAGACTACGGGTGTAAGCTATCCGTTAGCGTAGGCTGTGGTCTGTACTCGGGAGATTCAATCTCGGTCAATGCCTCAGACTTGGCGGGGATGAATTTAGTCGGGGATGGATGTAAGCTGCACTGCTACGTAACCGGTACAAGTTACGTCACTAATAACATCGACATCAACCTGTCGTATGAGCATCATCACGCTCATTACCACACGCACAGCCATTACCATGTAAATAACCACACGCACAACCACCAGCATTACCACCAGCACATTACTTGCTATACGAGTTCAACAACTAACTACAACACGACGCAGGAAATCAGCAACCACTTTCATGCTCATTACCATAAGACTTGTTACAGTACTACGAACCTGAATTACACTACGAACGTAGATCTCACTCAGAACTATTCTCATAGCCATGCTCACTACCACACTCATGAGCATTACCATGGGCATAGTCACATTCATCAGCACCAGCACTATCATCAGCATATCACGTGCTACACGACGAGCAATTACATCACTCAGAACATTGGGCTACAGGTGATATACAACATCACTCCGGAGCCCGGATGTGGTTTGATTGCCGTAGGGGACACTTTGCATGTGGATAACACGGCTCTGGCAGGCTGCGGTTTAACGACTGACGGAGCTTGCGGATTGGCTGTAGCTCCGGGGGACTTAGCTGGGTGCGGGTTGACCACACAAGGCCCCTGTGGGTTGGCTACCGATATGGTTGAGGACAGCAACACTAGCTTCTTCGCAGTCACCGGACTCACCGCTGCTATGGACTATTGCGGTCTAACGATCACTTTAGCCGGGCAGACCATGACGGTAGGTAAAAATGCCTGCGGAGATTTGATCTCTATTACTGCGGGTGCCGCAACCACTTGGGATGCGGAAGTAGACTTAGGCCCGTGTGCTTGTAACGTAGACTGCTATGCAGTTGCTCAAGCCGCAGAAGCCTTATGTGCCACCATCTTTGTTGGTAGCTTCGGGGAATCGGGGACTAGTCAAGAATACGTAGAATCTGGAGGCATATATACTGGAGATGACGACCCCACCTTTACAGTGGTCCTCACGGGGATCAGATGGCAGATCTTGGAAAACAGTACTGTCCTCTATGAGTCGGATGAAATGCCTTATGGGATAGTGTCCCCGGACAACGCATCCAACTGGCAAGGCGTTAACGGATCAGACCCCATCGGTACGGTAGTCTGCAACGTCGCAGGAGGACCTACCCCTCCCTAATGCTTAAGCTGATCCTCACGATGGGATACCCTCATACAGGCAAGACCACGTGGTCCCGAAATTCAGGGCACGTGGTTGTCTGCATGGATAGCCTACGGAAAAGGCTGACGAATACTGCGGGTAAGATACCTACGGCGGAGCCTATGGTGTTGGCAACTGCTCGACTGTTTGTGGAGTGCCTGTTTGACTCGGGACAAGAGACGGTGGTCATAGACTACTTGAACCTCCGCAGATCAGACCGGGACTTTTGGATAGGCCCTTGGGATCGTCAGGTAAAACGTTTTGGAGGGCTAGAACTAACTGATCTGTACTTGAAACGACTACAGGCTAGACTGGGGAAACCTAGAGGCCAAAAAGAACACGCCCGATGGATGGGCCTTTGGCAGGATGTGGAACCCGAGGAGGGGTTCATAGCCCTCCCTTAGATACTATGGTATATTGACCTTGTGAACCTACTTACGGAGTAAATAAACATGGCGATTGTAGATTACATCTCTGCACTAACTACAGCAGTACACGAAGTCGAGAAATTTCAATTCGTGGCGGGGACCGGAGATGTTAGGGATGTTGTCCTTAAAGAAGGAGGCACCATTGACGACCACGAGATTGCTCACTGGTCGATTACGGAGGACGCGGGACGGGCTGTCTTTATAATGCGGCTGATGGGGGCTGACCGAGTTCCCATCGTCATCCTAACCATTCAGAAGGACGGGGTCTGGAAGGGCCGGGACCGCAAAACTCGAAGCACTATCATGCTACGACCTTATCCCCTGGATGGGCACAAACAGTGGGAGGAAATGGCTGACCCGTCAGCCTATTTTCGCAGCATTCGATCCAAATCGGCTCCAGCCGATTTCCGCTATCTTGACCCCCTCCCCCGCCAAAAAGACTGGTCGAAAGAGGAAAGGTGGTCGCTCGCACAAGAAATCCAACTGTCCGATCTGCCCAAACAAGAAGTAGGTAAGTCGGAAGCCGGGGTGATTCTAGGGTGGAACCGTACGGACTACTTCACGGAGGTTGTGCAATCAATTGCACAAAACCCCGAATCCCAGACATTGCCTTGGTTCCTGTTTCTCGACAAGTACGAGGATCAACGGGTAACTGACGCTCAGATTAACGTGGCTCAAAAACTCTTCCCCAAGCTCTATGTTATTCAGCGAGATCGCAACCTCGGGTGTGGGCGTAATATCATTGACGCCCGTCGTCAGATCTTTGACGAGTTAGGCTTCGACTATGGGTGGTTCTTCGAGGACGACTTGGTCGTAGCTCCGAACTACATGCAGTATTGCCGTAACCTCATGACTTGGGGCGAGGCTAACTATGACAACTGCGGGGCGGTTCAAGGGTGGATCAAATGCAAAGAACCCACCGAATGGAAGACGAAAAATCGCCATAAAGTACGCACCACTTATGACAATTGGTGGGCTTACATGATGTCGAAGAAGTCTTGGAACTCGATGAACAAGTTCATGTTCTCATTCCAAGACCTGTTCCTCGGGGGCGATTATAATAAGAGACCCCACCGGTCTATCGTGGACTGGTTCCGACGTAGTATGAAGGACCCTCCGAAAGTTCTGGGTCACCGCTTACTGCCTGAGGGAGCCCCCACCACCCGGGCACGACTCAAGTATTTTGGACAACCTCCAACCGGACAGGATGCCGCTACAATGGTAGGCTTCTACCAAGCGGGTTGGGGTCGTTTGACTCCTATAGTTAACCGCTCCCGATACATAGGTATGCATGGCATCCATATGAATACGGGATACTGGGAGAGGATGAAATTCGGTGAAGTCAATATGGACATTTTTCCGGGCGATCACGATATCGAGAGCTTCGTGTTTGAACGATAAAGGTTGGGCTGCCCCTGTGGGACGATGGTTTAACGAATCAGTTTTCGGGAAGATCCTATCCGTAGCCATGGCTCTGGCCTTTGGCAAAGGGGTCACCCGGGAACGGTTCGAGACCCGAGTCCGGCTGTGTGCTAAATGCTACTACTCGAAAGGGAAAGGCATTGAGGCTCATTGTGGAATCTGCAAATGTAACGTAAGTGCCGAGCGGAAGTTCATAAACCTAGCCAGATTTGAGGAGACCGAGCAATACGGGTGCCACCATCCGGAAGGCTCTGTGTGGAAGAAAAATGACGTATAAGGCCCAACATTTTGAGTTGTTTCCGGGAGTTATTCCCAAGGAAGAAGCCCTCTACTTAGGTGCCCGCATTCGTGAATTGGCCGCCCTTAAGATCCACTTCGGGGCTGAGTCCGCGTTGGATAGGCTTAGTGTACGTTCTGAGATTTTAGATGTGGTTCACCAATGCATTGGGCCTAAAGTTTGGAGCATTCACAACATCCGCCCGCAAATTGAAAAGTTTCGGAGTAACTGGCATCGAGACTGTTCTAACAAGGTTTTCGGTAGAGGCCGAGATTGGAACCCCGAGGTCGAGTACCGGTGTCTCAAAGTCATCATGTATTTTGAGGCTACCAACGAACCTCTACAGATTATCCCAGGCTCGTATTACAAGGACCTAAATCCCAAGTTGGTACAACCTGGGAAGGTAGTTACTTTGAGGGCTAACCCCGGAGATATTATTGCATTCGATATGAGGCAACTCCATCGAGGTAAGCCTACGAGCAATGCTAAGGTAGTTCATCAACTCTCGTATGGGGGTCAGGATCACCACTCCCAAAGATTCTACTCGTACATGCATCATCTGCGAGGCTTCCCTCCGTTTTCGGATGTTCATCGTGAGATGCTGTCGGACGAAGGTATGTTGCCCCCCGACACTGATTACTTTGCGAAATTTCCCAAAGAGCTATCTACTGTGCAAGTTCCAAAACCTAGGAGAACTCCGTGACGTTTTACGAGAATATGAATTTGGATGAGTGGTTACTGTGGCATCAACAACACGTTTTGGGGTGCCCTGTAAACGGTAGTAAACGCCACAAGTCCAAGATGCATTGGAGGGGGGTCGAAATGATCAAGAGTCCCCTAGATTTGCAGGTGTATCAAGAGATCATTCACGAGACTAACCCGTCAATCATTATTGAGTTGGGTACGTATCGCGGAGGGTCAACTATGTACCTAGCCGACGTTATGCAAGCGAAGCATCCTATGGGGCTGGTTATCGGAGTTGATCATCGAGCGTGTGCTATTAAGCACCCCAACGTTCGTCATGTTGTGGGTAACACTACAGATCAGGCGGCTATTTCTAGGGTGCTACAGTGGATACGTCCTACTGATCGAGTTATGGTCATTCAAGACGCGGATCACTCCATACAAGGCGTGTATGACGATTTAGTTCGGTGGTCCCCTTTGGTGACTGAAGGGTGCTACTTTATTGTAGAAGATGGGGCTACCTCCTTTATTAAGGGGAAGCCGAAGTCCCGAGGAGGGCCTCTTGGGGGCATTGACAAATTTCTTTTGGAAGATGACCATTTCAAAATAGACAAATCTCGGGAAAAGTACATAATAACTTACAATCCGGATGGATTTTTACGCAAAATTTCATGACCTTTGGAGTATGAGTAGATGAGAATCGTGCTGATCGGGGAAAGTCCTAACTTACCCTCAGGATTTGGTATGCAGATGGGTATGCTGGCTCGGGGATTCCGAGACCGGGGCCATCAAGTTTATATCCTGGCGAATAACCCCCCCACCTTCGAGGAAGATGACCTTGTCTGTTGGCATATACGTGAACTAGATAAGGTCGCGGTAATTGACCGTGAGTTGGAGAAGATTCGACCGGACTGTGTCATAGTCTTCTATCACACTCAACAATGCCTGGACATGTCGGCTCTAAAGTTTGCCCCCAGAAACATCCCTGTACTGTTCTGGCTTCCGTGGGAAGGTAGCGAACTCCCCTGGAATGGTCGAGATTATTTTCTGGAGGTGCCTAAAGACCGGGTAATTCATCTGTCGGAATATGCTCAAACTATGTGGGAGAAACAGGCCCCTTCGGATTGGGTCATTCCTCACATGCTGGACCCTGAGAAGTTCAAGCTCAATGTTGAAGTGGATAAGCACGCCCTGCGGCGGAAATGGGCTAAGAAGCTCCACGTTCCTCTGCATGACGACACCTTTTTAGTCTTGAACTGCGACAGGAACATTTGGCACAAGCGGTGGGACGCGACCTTCGACTACATCCGGCAATTAAAGAAAGCATGGCCGGATAAGGATGTGCATTTGATTGCACACACCATAATGCATCAAAAGGGTCCCAGTGGGCAGGACGGGTACGATTTGTCCAAAGTAGCTCGTATGTACGACGTTCGGGAAGATGTGACCTTTACGGGATTCGACTGGAGTCGGGGACTGGAACACGAGGAGGTCGGGGAACTGATGCAGATGTCGGATGTTCGTCTGACTACCTCACAAGGTGAAGGATTCGGGGTGCCTACGATTGAGGCTGCGGCCTTGGGAGTACTCCAGATTCTCAACAACACCACAACGATGCCTGAGCTAATGGGCTCGGAGCATTGTCCAATGCTAATCAACCCTGCGTTCAAAGAAGAACGTTTGGGAACGCTTTGGCAGGTGCCGGATGTGAATCAGATGGTCGCCACAACCCAGTGGTTCTTTGAGGACCCTGAACGGATCAAGACTGCTACGGAAAAGGCTCAACGTCACGTGACGGATACTTTCAGTATTGACCCTGTTATGGATCTGTGGGAGAAAGCGGTCACTGAAATCTGTGCGGCTAATCCTCCGGAGACCTGTTGGCTAGAGTCCCGATGGGGGTACAAACCTGCGATGCACTTTAAGGCATCCATGGAGATCCTTCCTGAGGTGTTGAAACGATTGGAGGATGACCCTAAAATCCTTGAGGTGGGGAGCTTCTCGGGGGAACTCGTTAAGGCTTGCTCGGAACATGGGTTAGACATCACGGGGCTGGAACCCAACGCCAAAGCTATCGAAAAGGCGGGGATGCTCGCAAAATTGAACCTACGGGAACAAGACTTGCTTGATACTTGGCCCAAAGCTGATATACTGATTCTAACTGGGGTCCGAGACTTGATCTATGCTGAGGCGGATGCTGCGGGTACGGGGCAATCTTTCGTAGATGAATTTCAAGCTCGTCTCGGGGAGTACAAGTGGATCTTGTTGTGGAACGAGCCCTCAGGCGATTGGAACATCCCAGTACAATCTGCGGAAGACTTCACCACTTTGGTGAATCAGACCCATACTCGAAGGCATGACCTTGAAGAACTGATACGAGAGCGAATACATGGCGGGATGCTGCACGAAGTTTGGCAGCTAGGCCATGACGCCTCACACATACCTCAAGGGATATTAGATACTGATGGCTAGTAACGGACCCTACCCCTCGACTCTGGTTAACAACTTAGTAAGTTGGAACGTCACCGTTTCAATGCGGTCGTCCTACAGTGCTTCGGTAGTTCTCACCAATGAGGATGGGCTGTGGGAACCCGAGAACTTCTTGTGGCAACCTTTTCAGGTCAAGTTGGACGCTTCGGTCCTTGAATCCCAAGGTATTGTGGAGTCCTGCTTTAACGGGGTGATCAGTTGGGTCTTCGGACTGGTTGTGAACTTCAATGAGAAGGATGAACTCTCGAATGATGAAGTCCAACTCTCCATCAACTCGTATGCGTCTCGACTAGCTAAGAAGCCTGTCATTACTGGGCCTTTGGCTAACGCTAAGGATGCCCTGGAACTCATTGCTCATGAGATGGGGGGCTTGAGTCCGGCTTTGACTGCGTTTGCCCCCACAACTAAGACAGTATGTGGTCCCGCTAACGGCACGAACATGATGCAAGAAATGATGAAGATTGCCCAGGCGGCTTGCCAGGATCTCTTCATCAATCGCAACGGTATCCTAGTTACTCAGGATTGGAAGGACCATAACTCTGCTGTGGACGTGGTTCTTCCCCCTGAGGCGGTCCTGTCTGCTAATCGGAAGCGTGATATTCAATCAGGCCCTACTCGATACCAAGTCCGGGGCTGCTGGGAATGGAAGGACAAACTTGGGGGGAAGAAAGAGCAACAATCCCAAGGTGGTCAAAGTAACCCCAAGAACACTAAGAAGAAGGGGAAGAAGGCCAAAATGAAGCATTGTATCGGCAATGCTTTACCTCGTAAGGTGATCGCTATTCTGCTTAAGGAGATCAACGACGATAGGGTGAACGCCTTGGACGTTGTTATCACAGGGGCCGGTGAGTATGCAGGTCCCGCCGACTACACCGAAGAACTGATGTACGGTAATTCGGGGGAGACTGGGGTAAGGATGACTAACGGCGACCCCAATGATGACTCGGCACATTATCAGAAGGGTGACTACGAAGTAACTGTATCGGCCAAAGCTCTGGATAACCCCCAAGACCCTGAGTTGGCGAACGCCCACAACTTGGGTGAGAAACACCAAGCCGCCCATGGTAAAGAGGACGTTGAACAGATCAAAGCTGTCATGCGTCAGATGGGTGCGGGTGTCGGTCGAGGGGCCGGGCATGCCGGAGGTGGTCCGGGGGGCCAAGGTGGCGGCGGTAAAGGTGGAGGTTCACCTTCGGCTTCGGCAATGGAGAAGGTTGAATACCAACTTGCGGTTATCGTTAATGACCCGGATCTACAAGCGGAGATGGGCATACTTCCTGAGGAGATTGAGAACACTTACATCCCTGATCGGGAGATTGCCTACAACGTTGCTGTGCGAGCTTTTCAGGAATGGAAAATGGCCCGTAAGGCCTGGGATGTTGAGAGTGCTTATGTAACTTGCTTGGATGTGGGTCAGAAGATTACATTTACCACTCCTGAGGGTGACGTGATCACAGGTCTGCTGACGGACATCAAAGTCAACTATAGTCCGGGGCCAAAAGCTAAGATGTCTCTAATCGTTCACTCGATGGAGGACATAGGTTCGACTACGTTCACGTCGCCTACGAATCTCTTGCGAGATCCTGTACCTAAATCCACTGAGTCGGTCCCTTGGACGATCCCGTTAGGTTCTAGGGCTAACCCCGGGGACGGATTGACCTTGCTTGGTAGTACTGAGGCCACACAAGAGTTATCTCTAACTATAGGGGATACTTACACCATCGAGATTGAGAACGTCTACCTTAACGGGGATGTGAACTTAGAGATTCGAGATTCGGGCGTACACGCGTCAGGAATTAGTCCTTTAACTTTCACTCCAGATGAGGTGAGTAACACTGTAGCTCTGATGCCAGTATTTGACATAACTGCCCAATTGACGGAGATCAAGTTAACTAAAACTAAGGTGGGATAATGGGTGAATTGTTTCCAGTCTTGACAAGGCTATTTGAATTTATAGTCTTGTTTCTGCCTCATTTCGAGGTAGTTAACTCTACGCAAGCCGGGGTCAAATGGACTCGGGGTGCGGATGTGAAAGTACTCACCCATACAAACGGGATGTGGTGGCCTAGATGGATGTTTCTTCAAGGTCTTTTCCGTCCCGTTCTTTGGAGTAGGTGGGATAACTGGTGGAGGCTGACAGGCATCCATTGGTACTGGCCCTTAGTGACCCATGTTCCCACAATCGTCCCCATCAAGCGACAGACCACCTATCTGCCTAAGCAGAAACTCACGACCCGAGACAATAAACCGCTCCACCTTCGGGGAGTCCTGATCTATGAGATCCATGACGTAAGGGCACTTTTATGCGAGACCCACGACTATGACGACACTTCGCACGATTTTGCACTAGTTGCTATCTCCAAAGTAATCTGCGATAATAACTACAGTGAACTACTGGCCGATTCTAAAAAGTGTCGGGAAGATCTGAGTACCCAATTACGCGAGGAACTGAGACATTTCGGCATCAAGGTCATACGGTTGTCCTTAGCCGATTTTGCAACTGGGTTGAGTCTGTTACACATGACTGATATTGCAGATGTCATCACGGAAGCTGAATAGGGTTTAGTTGGAGGGTTACCATGCCCAAACTAGTTGACTTTTGCAACACGGATATTCAACGTAAGATTGTAGAACTATTTGAGTCGGGGGAAACTTCACAGGCTGAGATTGCTAGAAAATTAAAGCTCCCTCGGAATACGGTGACTAAAACTCTTTCACGAGTACGCCGTAGGGCCTCGCTACAGGGATGGAGTCCTGACCATGACATGACGAAGGTAGTACCCGAATCTCACTTTGTAAAAGGAGTCTCCACCCTCTATGGCCCGGACGGGGAGCAAAAACTCCAGTGGGTCAAATCAAGCGTCGACTCTGACCGACTCAAAGAATTCGCTGTGGATCTCGCCACGGGGATCAGTCAGGAACTAACTCCCCTCCCCCCAGTGCAACTGATTGCACAAAACTCGACTTCGGAAGAATTGGCGGTTTATCCCATAGGTGACGCACACATTGGGCTGTATTGCTGGCATGAAGAAGTACAAGCTGACTGGGATTTGGACATTGCCGAGGCTTTAATGACCGAAGGGTTCTTGAAAGTTTTGGCCGCAACCCCCGACACGGAAGAAGCCCTGATTTGCAATTTGGGAGACTGGTTCCATACGGATACTCCCGCCAATGTGACCGCAGCTAGTGGGCACTCTTTGGACGTTGACACTCGCTGGGCCAAAGTAGCTCGGGTGGGTATCCGTCTGATGCGGCGAATGATCGAAGCTGCCCTACAGAAACACCAACTGGTTCGGGTTATCAACTCCATAGGTAACCACGACGAGCAAACCAGTCAGCTTTTGGGACTAACCATGGAGACGGCTTACGAGAATGAGCCCCGGGTGACTATTGACACGAGCCCTGATGGGTTCCACTGGCATGAGTTCGGTAACAACTTCATTGGAGTACATCACGGTCATAAGTGCAAACCTGAACAATTATACAAAGTCATGGCCGAAGATAAACGTATTGAGTGCGGTCGGTGTGAGCATCGCTACTGGTATACTGGACATATCCACCACCAAAAACGTGTAGACGTTGGCGGGCAGGTGATCGAAAGTTTCCGGACCCTAATTCCCCGGGACCAGTACTCTCACACGAACGGGTTCCGAAGTAAGCGGGACATCTGCTCGATAACACTTCACAAGGAATTCGGGGAACATCGCCGAAGCACTATTAACATTGGACAGATCGTCCAATCCTTAGAAGCCAAACTATCTAAGAAGTAGGAACTTAACATGGACGAATCTATACCTAACGACGTGGGCATCTACACCAAAGGTAAAGGTGCCATTTCTACCCATAGCGGGGTGATGTTTGATGTGTTCGATCCCAAGCCTGAGTTGGTGGTTCGGGAAGACATAATTCATGCTCTCTCTAATATCTGCCGATTCGGGGGACACGTCAAGAAGTTCTACTCGGTCGCCCAGCACTCAGTCTACGTTGCTTGGGAAGTGGAGAAACTGGGAGGCTCAAAGGATTGCATCTTAGCCGCTCTTTGGCACGATGCCGGGGAAGCCTATGTCGGAGACATGTGCCGCCCGATCAAAAGACACATGCCTGAGTATTGTGCCCTTGAGACCAAAATCAAATCTACGATCTTCCAAGCTCTGAATCTACCTACCGAAGTAGACTGGAATCTCATCAAGCACGTCGATAATCTCGTGTGTCACACTGAGGCTAAGGTGTTGATGCGAGACTACGCTACTTGGGCTTGGGGAAATTTGGGGTTTGCTAACATTCCCTTAGCTAGGCTATCGGACGCCATGCGGCCCGAGTTAGCTAACCTATTCTTTGACGATCACGATAAGGACCTTCGACCATGAAGTTAATGATCTGTGGACATGGACGCCATGGTAAAGACACTGTCGCCGAACACCTACAAGGGGTGATGGGCTTAACCTTTCAATCCTCCAGCATGTTTGCTTGTGAGGAATTCATCTTCGAGCAGTTGCGGGAAAAGTACGGGTACGCGACCCCTCAAGAATGCTTTGAGGATCGAGCAAATCACCGAGCGGAATGGTATGATGCCATCTGCGAATTCAACTTGTACGATAAGGCACGACTATCAAAGGCCATCTTTGGCAAGTTTGATATGTATGTGGGAATACGGAACCATGAAGAACTCTCTGCGGCTGAAAAGCAAGATTTATTTGATTTGTCTATCTGGGTGGAGGCGGATACTCGACTACCTCCAGAATCAGTGGCGTCGAACACGATTACCCGCGACATGTGCGATATAGTCGTATTGAACAATTTGGGAGAAGCCGACTTACGTAAGTCCGTCACCCGACTAGCCGATGCGTTTATCCCCTTTTGAGTAGCTATGAATCCTAACCTATTCTTTGCCCCTGAGTATGTAGCTCTGCCCCCTCGACTACTCCTGCCTTACGCGTTGCTTAGGGCGGATATCGAGTTCGGCCATACTCCAGCCGCTCAGTTAGGGCAAACTACGGGGCAGCGGACATCGGGGATTACCTCGGTCTATCTTGCCAAGCGGCTCGGGATATCACCTGAGTCCGCTTTCATGTTCCTGACGGAGCTTGTTACCCGTCGAGTTATCAAACGTGTTCCTACTGCGGGGGAACCTTTGTGGGAGTTGGGAACTCCGGAGCAATGGTATCTGGAGGTTCCTATACCCGAACCCCCTCGGGGGCTGAGTCCCAGTCAAAGCGTGATGAAACACTTGGAATCCTCTCAGGAACACATGGCTGCGAAGGAGGCCCGGGCGGGGTCGGCACTGCCTAAGGAATTACAACGTCAAGTTGTCACTAAATGCATCAAAGCTCAAGTGGTGTGCCCTGAGGATATAGCTCGACTTCGACGATGTTTCATCCAAGAACACACAGATACTTTCGGAGTACCCCCAAAGGACCCGGAAGGCGTGAGTCCAAAGTCTAGCATTCGTACCTATGCTGATCGAATGCTGGAGTATGCAGGCGGGGACATCACAGCGGCTTTGGATGCCATGAGGTGGGCCTTTGCCAACTGGGATCGATTGGTAGCTGAGAAGATCGTGGAACATGGGGTATTCACGTGGAATAGCTTGGGGTCTAAGAAGCTATGGTCTGAGATGGCAATCGTTAGGTTTATGGGTTGGAACAAGTACGCGGAAACCATGAAGCCTACTGCTCTGCCGATACGGGATATAATGACGCTCTTTGATAAGACGTTCCAAGACCGGTGGGGATACCGCCCAACAAGTCTTGCCTATGTAGACGATGACTGGGCCAGCCTGACGGACGCGGAACGCCGACGAGTATATGCGGCCAAGATGGCAGTGTTCTCCCGGTTTGTGAGTTACCTTGATAACGACCGAGAATTGTGTGTTAAACTTGTGACTTACCTGTTCGCCCGATGGGACGAGTTTTCAGATGCGATGGACGTTATGGTGCCAGATTACCTACTGCTGAACTCTGAGAAGTTTGCCCATGCTCTAAAGCATTGGCACGAAACGGGGACTGTACCGAAAAAACGTGAAGAGTCCACTGCGGATCGAGGACGGAGCTAATGGCAAAATTCGTAGACCAACTGACACGATTAACTAACGATGATTGGAGGAGGATCTTCCACGTCATCTGCTTGCCTGAAAAGTATTGGTCAGCCACAATTACCAAAATACCCGAAGGTCCCCATAAACACGGGTTCCTCGAATTTTGGAAAGACGCCCCCAACCATATAGACTCGGGTCGGGGACTGTTCTTATATGGACCGAACGGGACAGGCAAAACGTCCATGGCAGCTTTGATTGCAAAGCGAGCGGCCCAATTCGGGCTGATTGGCTATTGGGTGCGGCATGAGACCCTGATCAATGAATGCATGGAGGGCACGGACTTCGACGGCAGGGTGACCTGTGCGGAGCGTGCGGCCCTAGTTCCTTTGCTGATAATCGACGAAGTTATCATCCGGGAGAATGCCAAATTCAAGGAAGCTCATCTTGAGGAAGTAATCCGGGATCGGGTGGACAAGAAGAAGGCCACAATTATCACGAGTAACTACGACCCCACGACGGTCCAAGGCCGTACACATTCCTTAGCCTCTATTCTGCATGAGTCGGTGTTCTGGCAAATGCACGTACCAGGGGATGACCTGAGGGGCACACCTAAAGCTGCCCCAAAAGACAAACGTAAACCTAGATCTTCCAGGGGTTGGTAGTGGCTGTATCTGACTATATTGGCAAGAGATTAGTATCCGTTCTGATAAGCGGGGACGATATCTCGTTGCTACCCAAGCACTCGTTGGATGAGACGGATGTTCTAGGGGACGCTCGAACCTCGCTGACGTGGGTGATTGAGTATTTCCGAGAACACGGCTCTTGGCCGGATAGGGACATGGTCGCCGAGTCGACCGGGGTCGACCTTCCGATTGAGGACAAGCCTGCGGATTACGTCGCTAACTTGGTGCGGGAACGGTCGTTAGCTAAACGACTGGAGCAAACCGCTACGGCGATTGCCAAACAGATTGAGGCCCGAAATCCTGATGAAGCCTTGAAACTGATGGGCGATGCCTCGTTAGCTTTGAGATCTCGGGCAAAGGTTGAGACTCCTACCAGCTTCCGGGAATCCGGTCCCGACCGAATCAAAGCCTACGATGACTTGAAAGAAGCGGGGGGCCTGATTGGACTCCCCACTCCCTGGGAAAGACTAAACGTGAACATAGGGGGCTGGTGTGATGGGACCCTGAATGTTATCACTGCTATGCAGAACACAGGTAAATCGTGGTTTTGTTGCTATTGTGCGGATCACGCGTTAGATCTCGGGAAAAAGGTTCTCATGGTCACACTTGAGATGGACATTCCTCGGATCGGGAAACGGATCGAAGCTATTCGATACAAAGTCCCTTACGGTCGACTGCGGGGTGGCGATATGGAGCCCGAAACCGAAGACGAATGGCGACGACGTATTCTCAAGGATAGGGAAGGCGTGGGCGACATCATCCTAGCCGACAAGAAGATGGTACAACGAGTCTCTGACGTGTTGTTCATGGTCATGGATTACAAGCCTGATATCGTGTTCATCGATGGAGGTTATCGATTCAGTTCCCGGGGCGGGGGTGGTGCCGGTGAGTGGGCGAATACGGTTGAGATCGTTAACGACCTACAGATCGCGGCTGAGGTGACTCAAGTCCCTTGGGTGGTTACCACTCAACAAGGTGACGCCAACGAAACCGGGAAAAGAAAGAAAGGTGACTCCAAGATGCATGCTTGGGGTGTCCGGTATGGTAAGGAATGGGTAATCAACCCAGACAACGTAATCGGACTATACGCCGATGAGGATCTACGACTGACGAAGTCGTTAGAAATTCATCAACTTAAGACACGTGATGCAACTGGCGATGCAATGCATAGCGAGTTCACGATATCGTGGGATCTGAACCGGATGGACTTCTCCGAGTTGGGAGCCCTGGAAACGGGATCTATACCTGTGGAGGATGATCTCTTCGGGTCTGGTGAGGTTATGTTGGAGGATGCCTAATGAACTTAGAACTAAATGTGTCTGTAGTCCCCGCCGAATCCGTGAAAAGGGGCGATGTAGTTTGTGTCCATATGGAGAGACCTCTCCCGAAGCTGGTACACGAGCAGATAATTCACGCTCTCACAGTGACCTTTCCCGACAGCAAGATATTGATGATGCCTCCCGGGGTGTCGTTATCGACAAAGGAAGAAGAATGACTGACCTAGTGAAAGATGGCTATTGCGTAATTGACTCTGTCTTTGGGGCTGAGAACTTACTCAATCTTGAGTTGGCTATCAAAGACATGCTCGGTATTGAGGACGCGGACTTCCCCAAGTCCGCTGCGGTTACCGATGCCTTGAACAAATCGTACCGGTTAGCTGAGGCAGTAATGCACCCTAAGTTACTGGGTGCGTTGGTCTCGGAGTTGGGCGAAGACTTCATGTTCATGCAGCACTGCGATGTTCTGGTCAATTCCACGACGAAGTTGGGCCGACATTCTGTGGACCGTAAGGAAGACTGTACGGGAGAGTGCTGGGATAACGATGCCCCTTACTCAGTGGTGAGGGTTTTGGCGTTCGTTGAAGAGGACGAGGTGTCGCTGATTCCTGACACGCACTTGATACCGGGAAAGGACGAGAAGAAGGCTATTAAAGTAGCTGTGCCCGTAGGGTCCGTGTTTATTCACGATGCTCGGTTGTATACAGGCTTCCCGGAAATAGAGGCCCCCCGGTATGCAGTTACTCCCTTCTTTGGACTCCCAGATAAGCACTCCAAAAGGCACCACAATTTTATAACTCAGCAACGTCGGGACCTGGGCTATAATGGGGCTAACCCAAAATTACACCGTTTACTAAGTTCAACCAAAGTATTGTACCATGATTAGTGCTTTGAAAATCTTGGAGGGCTCATATGTCGGAAACGCCATCGGAGACGATTGCTCGCTTGCTGCAAGCCACAGACCCCGCAACTATGTCTACGACAGTAGAAAGTACTCCCCCTCCGTCCAAATCAGTAAATCCCTCATCGAATCCCTTCGCGACGAAGCCTTCCGAAAACTCGCTGAGTCTGTCGGAGCAGCTATTGGGGCTGCTACCGAAAGAGATTTCCTCGAAGAAACCTTCTACAACGAGCAACTCGGAATCCCCTACGGTTTCCGTGAAGGTAAAACGGACGAAGATGACGCCTCGCGTGCAATCAGTTGCACTGGGCGAACAATCCGTACGCAGCCAAATTTACAAAGCATACCACTCCGATCCAAAAAGTCGTTGCGAGATGTATTTCGTCGCAGCCCGGAAATACCAGGATGATGAAGCCGCTGCTCCCTATATGCTGGGACGGACGCATTACGCGGCGACCCGAAAGCACCAGAAACGTATGACTGAAATCAAGATAAACGCCGGGGAAGAAGGAAACCCCTATGACTACGAGGAGGCCGAACGGAACTGGATCGATTGGTACGTAGGATACCACCATGCAAGGCGGGACGCCGGGGACCTATTAACTGAGGATACAGTATGAATCTGAATGGCTTGAAGCTCGTACTAAGTCGGTTGGGGGTAGACACTACTCACTTGCAGGCTAACTCCAAGGGGCAAGTTCTGATACATTGTCCGTTAGCTCCTTGGTTGCATGATGGCGGAAGCGATGCACGTCCGGGGTGTTCGATTGTGGTGGACAAGACCCCCTCCCTATTCAAGTGCTTTGCTTGCGGGGAACAGGGGAAGCTGGCTGACCTAGTAGACTCCTACGCTGAGTTGACTGACAACGACGAATTGCGGAAGTTGTCTATGGACCTACTCATTGATGACAAGCCCTCACTGCTCAGTACGTTGGCGGGGGTCCGAGAAAGTCTCGATGACTGGGTCTATGACGTGGCGGTGGACAAGCCTATTGTTCTCAACCCTGACATGATGTCGTACGAGAGATTCCCCTTAGCTACCGGCCATTTGGCTAGTTCTACCTATCTGTTTGACGAACGTAACATGGAGCCTGAGAATGTTTTACGATTTGACTTGCGGTACGATCCCCGTCAGAATCGAGTCGTCTTCCCCGTTTTCGATGGGGGTGGGAACCTCTACGGAGCCGTTGGCCGAGGTCTTACCCGTGACGTTACCCCGAAGTACTATAACTACTTCGGGTTCGCAGCGGGGAAATCTCTCGGAGGACTCAATCATTGCCAAGGTCATCCTAAAGTCCTCGTCAGTGAAGGTTACTTCGATATTTCAAAGACGGTCTCCTGGGGCTGGGACTTAGGATTTGACAGCGTATGTACTTGGCACGCCGACCTTTCGGAGTACCAAGCGGACCAATTAGCCTCGCTTGACGCTACCATAGTATTTTGCTATGATAACGATTCGGCTGGGAACACGGGCTGGGAACGAGCGAAGACACGCCTCGGTGGGGTTTGTACACTTCGTCGTCTCACGCCTCCCATTAGTGTGGACTTAGGGGATATGAATAGACCCCAATTTGAGTCCTTTGTAAAACCATTCTGTTAAGGAGCCACTACAATGGCTGACGAACGACCTCCATGGGAAGCTATCGACGCAGGTAGCGTTCCCGCTGCGGAAAGTGCCGCAACTGCTGGGCATACTCCAAGCCCCACTCCCTCCCCCGCTGCTGCTGACGACGAAAGTTGGATGCTAGGCTCCGGTTTTGATACCGACATGGAGGGTGATGTTAACCCCAATCAGGGGAACAATCTCCGTCTCTGGATTCCCAAAGGTGCTGAAAAGATTGTCATCTTTGCAACCGATGGTCACGAGGCTCCGGTCTTATGGGAACACTCTGGACAGATCGGCGGAAGTTGGCGTAACTGGTGTACTTGCCTAGAACCTCTTGGTGTTGAGTGCCCTGGGTGCAAGTTCTCCAATATCCATAAGGGTAAGTTCCGACGCTACAAAGCTCGGTACTTCACCGTCATTGACTTGTCGGAATTCACCGATAGCAAAGGTGCGGTTCGTAAGAACGAACGTCGACTACTTGTAGCTAAGAAGGACACCTCGGAAATCATCAAGCGGAAGTACTTGTCCCGCAAGGATGCCGGGGAGACTCTTTCAGGTGCCATGTTCAAGATCTTCCGACCACCTACGGATAAGTCCGCTTCGGTCGGGGAAGATTACGAATTCATCAAGATGGTCAACCTGAGTGACTACGGATTTGCCAACGACCCCAACAAGGAGTTCATCAAACCCAATGGTCAGCTTGACCTTGGCAAGTTGGTGAAACCTGATCCGGCTAAGATGAAGATCATGTATGATCGACTGATGGCCGAAAGTGGTGGGGATGTAGCTGCGGGTCGACCCGAAGGTACTGGATCTAAGATCTCCTACTAATGCGTAATGAGGTGTCATCCGTGCTGGGACGCGGGTAGCGGTAACTGCTGCGTTAAGCCTTGGGAATATCCCCCACTAAGGGCCACGCTGGGTTCAATTCCCCACCTCAGAATTTTTATCCCCAAGGAAGGATCTTAACCTATGCCTACAGTTCATCACTCCGTCGACATTGACGGATTTATATCAGATGCGATACAGAACGGCTGTTATGCATTCGATATTGAGCATAACCCTGACGACTCGTTGCATGATAAAGACTTCAAATTAGGTGGGGTCAGTTTTGCGACGGGAACCGGGGACAAAGCTACCACGTCATTCTACGAACCGCGTCCTGAGGTTTATACCAAAATCATCAAGACGCTTTTTTCGTCTGAGTCGGAGGCGGTGGCATTCAACGGCAAGTACGACTTGCAAGGTCTCGTGACTGCGGGGGTAATCACCTCGGTAGAATACCCCAAGAACTACTGCGATCCGATGATTGCGACCAACCTTCTAGACGACAACCGTCGCCCGGGGGAGTTGGGACTCAAGAAGATTATGCGTGACGGTTTCGGGGTCCAGATGATGGACTTCATGACTGCCTGGGGTTTCGGAGGGGACTCGAAGGAGTTTGCGGAATATGCTACGGACGATGCTCAACAAGAGTTCTTTCTGTGGAAGTTCCTCAAACCTCGGTTGGAAGCCGATGGATTGAGCCCGCTGTTTTGGAAAATCCTGATGCCTTCCTCCAAGCTATTCGCGGACATGGAGACTTGCGGTGTTGGCTGGTCGATTGCGGGAGCCCGGAAACTGCTTCGGGGATTCCAAAAACTTCGGGAGGACATCAAAAATAAGATCTTCCACGAGATTGGACCTTTGAACCTCAATAGCGGGGACCAAGTAGCTCGACGACTATTCGAGGAATTAGGGTACGATACTGCGGGCATACCCATGACTGACTCGGGTAAGCGACTCGCGGTTGGTGCCAAGCAGATGGACACGCTTGCGGTGAAGTACCCAGTTTGCGATGACATCCGGACGTTCCGGACTGCTCACAAGATGATCAACACCTACGTTGAGCCTATCACTCGATGGGCAATAGATGACCCTAATGGTCGAGTACACTGCACGTTTTGGCTTGTATCCTCGACGGGGAGAACTCGATGTGAAAAGCCGAACTTCCAGAATGTTCCTGCATGGTTACATGAACGCAAGAACGCCCTGGGGGAGAAGGCATTCGCTCACCTAAACATTCGTAACAACATAGTACCCGCCCCCGGTCGGAAGCTGATCGTTTCTGACCTGTCGCAGATTGAGTTACGAGTGTGTGCCCATACCACCCAAGATCCTTTGTTCCTTAAAGCCTATCTTGACTACCAATGTGGAGCCTGTGGGACCGTAGGGCAATCTGCTAAGATACTGCACTCTTGTCCGGCATGTGGTGTGGCGGAGAATGAGGATCTGTTGAAAAACCCGGAGTTGGACGCCTTTTGGCACGGGCTGGACCTTCACCAGATGACCACGGACAATATCCCAGCACTCGGCGGGAACCGGCAAAACGGTAAGATGGCGAACTTCGCTCTGATCTACCTAGCCACCGCTCGACGAATGCACATGGAATACCCTGAGTTGTCGATGCGGAAATGGCAGGAAGTCATTAACGAGTTCTTCGACGCGTACAAAGGCGTCCGATCTTGGCACATCCGTATGGAGCAAGCCCTCAAAATGTCGGGGGTCTGCACCGATATCTTTGGACGGAAGCGGCGTATTCCGAAGTCGGACATTGCCAAATCGTTCAAGCACTCACTGAACATGTTCATCAACTTTCCGGTTCAGGCATCAGCTTGTAACTTGATCCAGTTGTCCATGGTTAAGCTCCGGGAACAATGGATCGAGGAAGGTGAATGGTTGAAGACGGTATTCCCGTCGAACTTTGTGCATGATGAAATCATCTTCGAGGCTCCCGAAGAACACGTCGCACGTCACGCGGCGACCATGCAGGAAGTAATGGAAAACACTGTACAGTTACGTGTCCCTGTCAGGACTGAGCCTCTGATTGTAGACGCGTGGGGACTTGCGAAATAACGGTGGTGGATGCAATTATTCAACTATCCCAGGACCACTACAAATGAGCGGTGATGAAACTTGGACTCCCGAAATCGTAGCAAAAGATATGATAAAGTGGTTTGAACCCGAAGGTAAAGTTTTAGAACCATGTTATGGTATCGGCAATATACATAAATTTTTGCCCGAAGGCTCACCCTTTTGTGAGATTTCTATGGGAAAAGATTTCTATAATTACAATGAGAAGGTTGATTGGATAATAACAAATCCACCATTTTCAAAGTATAGAAAATTTATTTTGCACGGACTAACTTTATCTGATAATAGTGTTTGGCTTATGCCAACTTGGAAGTTTTTTCTTAGCGACGGATTAATTAGAAGTATATATGAATATGGCGGTATCAAAGAGATACGACACTATGCAACAGGAAGTAAGTTGGGATGGGGAATGGGAAACGGTATTGCCGCTATTCACATTCAAAAAAAATATGAAGGCGATATATCTTTTTCTTTTTCGGAGGTTTACAAATGATTAAGTCTGGTTGGCTACTACTGTTAGCGTTTCTTTACGTCATGTGAGGACCCGAGAGACGGGGGAATGGTCTGTGGATCTGTTCCGTCCTTTCACTACACACACCGAGTTAACTACTGCATTGAAAGAATTAGGATATGACGACGAAGCCGCCCGAATTACAGACGTTCCTGTCTTACACACCGGTAAGATGCACGATACCTACCATCGTGATCGACAAGAACTCAACATCAAAGGAACCGTGGAGCTACTTCCGCAGTACCCCGACCGGCTTGTTAAGAGGCTCCTATCCCGTAAATTTAAGAGTGCCCTCGGGGGGGTCTGGAGGGATTCGGGAAAACAGCCCGTGATCTCCGCAGCAGGGGGCATTTTCCCAAGAGGGTATCGACAGCTTTTCCACGTGGATCGGGTATCCTGTAATCAGTGTCATCGGTCGGCAAATACCTCAGTCAACCTGTTCGATAATAAGAGAGATTGGTATGGGTCTGTCCCAGGCGGGGATAGGATCTTGTCCTTCCATATATTTGACCCCTCATGCATAAGCTACAACGGTAAGAATCCTCCGGTCGTGCTGAACAAACAACTTGAAACTTCGGGGATGCTACGAGCTTACGACGCTCAAGAGCATCCAAACTCACATTACACGTTCTTAAAGTAACTGGGGGATGGACTCCCAGATCACCTTAACTTGAGTTTGTGCAACTGGATTGCACTAGATCATGACAAAACCAACAGCATATCTCGATAGACTTCTCTGGCTACCTCTCGAACATGTCGAGTGGGACCGGATTCAGATGGACCTTCGCCTCATGTCCGATGCGGTTGTGGGGGAAGGTCGCCTTCTGGAACCTTGGGAAATGTCAGAGAGCCATATTGGCGTACCGAGAAGATGGGGCCTACAACGCTATGGAAAACGATTTCAGCTAGTAACCAGAACTGTCCGAACCTCAAGGTCCTGGCCGAAGCTCAGGTTCCCAGAAAGTTGGGGGTACAGATCAGGGCAGAAACAGGCCCGGGAAGCACTAGTAACTCACTTTGAGAAGGGATGGTTAGGAGGTCTTTTGTCAGCCCCATGTGGTTCAGGGAAGACCTTGATGGGATTAGACATTGCCTCGAAGTTAGATAAACCCGTCTTAGTACTCGTACACAAGAACGACCTTGCGGAGCAATGGCACGAGACTTTACGCACGTTTTGGCCTGAGGCTGACGGGGGACACATCCAAGGGAATAACTGGGACTATCGAGGCAAGCATATGGTCACCGCAATGGCTCAGACTCTCTATGCTAGGCGGGACTCTGCGGCATTGCTACAGGAGATGCACAACGAGTTCGGGATGGTGATTACTGATGAAGGACACCGGTATCCCGCTGACACGTTTGAGTACGTGTTGAGAAGTCTACCTATGCACTTACGTCTAGGAGTCTCCGCTACATGGCGACGAAAGGACGGGATGGACTGCATTTGGGACTGGCATGTAGGTGAGATCGTTCACAAGATGACCGCCGAACGATTGTCGGGGAAGTACGTCCAACCTGTGTGGAAGACCTCACTTACGGATCACATGTTCAAGCGGGGCAACACCCTGCTGATGGCTCAGATGGTGAACTCCATTGCACAGAACGTCCCCTTTAACTGCTGGTTAGCTGAGCAAATCGTTGCGGCTTCTGGCACGGGGAGACGAGTACTCCTATGCTCGGATCGAGTGAGCCAATGCGTTGACGTGCAGGAACGGATCAGACGTGCTGGATACACGGGGTCTATGGGACTATACGTGGGGGCAGTCCCTAACGGAGTCACAGCCTCGGGGAAACCTCGAAACAAGCGACTAACGAAAAGTCAGTTACATGCGGCCAAAGAGTGCGACATTGTCTTAGCTACTTACGGAATGATGTCCGAAGGAACAGACATACCCACCCTCGATACGTTATTCTTTGGTACTCCCCGATCCGACGTTGAACAGACCGTGGGTCGAATTCAAAGGCTCGGGGACAAACGAGAATTGTTAATAGTGGACCCTGTATTCCAGATGGGAGTCTGCGTGGCTATGGCGAACAAACGTCGAGCTATTTACGATGATCTGGAGTTTGAAGAAATGCGGAGCTAATCATGGAACCTGATGCCAAACCCCCAGAAGACGCTACTCCCGCCCCTGGTGAAGTTGCCTCCAAAAAGGCCGCTCTGCTTGCTGCGGAAAAAGCTGCTTTGGAAAAGAAGATCACGGAAACTACCGGAGTTGCTGCGGGAGACCCCCCGGCTACTGTGACCGAACCGACAAAGGTCGACCCTGATGCCAGTGAGCCGGGACCGGAACCTGAGGTGGGTGCCCGTACTACTATTACGCGGGACAAAATCACAAAGCGGTACGTTGACGGTAAGCCTGTACTCGAATCGGATTCAACCGAGGAGATCGTCGCCGTTGCCATGTACCCCGAAGGAACACCTTTGGCAGAGGTTTCCTACGACTGCAAGATGACTCTGAACTTAGGCAACTTCGAGTCAGTTTCCCTCACTGTTGGTGTAAAATTGCCTTCGGTGGTGGAAGAAATTGATGATGCCTTTACTGCTGCCAAAGCATTCGTGGATGGTCGCCTAAACACTGAGGTGGCGGGCATTCGTAAATATCGAGATTCACGCCCCGCAAGTTAGGTTCCTATGTCGACTGATGCCCCCCTGGAAGTTATCCCCCCTGTACTCGACGATGAGCCCCTGGACGTTGCCGAAGGCGATTCGCTGTTGGACGCCTTTAAGGCGAAAATTAACGACACCTTTGGTGGAAGTCTGGTGGTCTCGTCCGAGAAGGGGCGGGATACGGGAACACTACGAAGATTCTCAACGGGTATCCTCGAACTCGATTTGGCAACAGGAGGCGGTTGGCCTTTCAGTCGAATCGTGGAGGACGTTGGGAACGAATCTACGGGAAAGACTTTGAAAGCCTTACGGGCGGCTGCGTCGGTACAACAGTACGACCACAACACCCATAAGCATCGGGACTTTTGCGAGGAGTCAAAGTTCATCCCTGGAAGATGCCTCTGGCTGGATGCCGAAGGGACTTTCGATATGGGATGGGCTGAGAAAAACGGTTGGGATTCCGATTGGCATTGTGTAGCTTACCCGGAATACGCCGAGCAAGCTATTGACGTGGTGAACATGGCGATTCGGGAGAACATGTTCGACTTGGTCGTCATAGACTCCCTTGCAGCATTGATCCCCTCCAAGGAATTGGAAGACTCTGCTGAGGATTTCCAAGTTGGCCTACAAGCCCGGCTACTTAACAAAGCATTTCGTAAGTGGGTTGCCTCACTTAACAAAATGACACAACAGAGCCCCGTGGGGGGTCCGACACTGTATTGCCTACAGCAGTGGCGATACAAGGTGGGGAAAGCTGCGATGTTTGGAGATCCCCGGACCATGCCTGGGGGCCAAGCTCAGAAATTTGCTGCCGCAATTATCGGCTACACCGAAGGGACCAAATACGAGGATACCAAAGCGGCTCCCCAATCCATCGCCAAGTTGGCGGGACACTTTAAGAAAAACAAAACCTATCCGCCCAACCACGAGTATATGTTCAGGCTGAACCTAGTGGACAACGAGAAGGGGCCAAAAGGTTGGATCAACAACTATGACCCGTTGATCGAACGGATGAAGCAACACAATCTGCTGACCAAAGAGAAATCCAAATGGAGATTTGGTACACGGCTCTTTGCCACACAAAAAGCCATGGTTGAGGAGATGCAGTCGAACGAAGTGTTCTTCCGCTCGGCATGGCGTTCAGTAGTCAATGCACATTGCGGGGTGATAGTCTAATGATTTGGACAGCAGTAGTATTTTGGTCCGTAGTTATGTTTTTTGTAACTGTTGCAATCCTGGGGAGCTTTAAGATTTTGGCCGATCTCATCGTGGGCTGGAAACACGGCTGGCCTTACGAGGGCGAAGAGGAAGAAAATGATTATGGAGAGGACTCGGAACTCTATGGGATTCAACAGCCCCAGCCGCCAGGCACTAGAGATACGTTAGGGGACCGTCCTATAGTAGGGGAGTGGCCTGATGGCTAAGGAGATAGGCACGGCACTGGGCAGTAAGAAAACTCGGGAAAACCAGAAGACTACGGTGAATCGACATGAGCAAGAACTCGCCGAGGAGTTGGGCGGTCAACGCCAGCCGGGATCGGGGGCCTTTGGGGGGAAGAAGTCGGATATTAAACTCGATAGATTCCTACTCGACTCCAAGGAGACTATTCATGGTGAGATTAAAGTCGATGGCAAGGAACTGGCTAAAGTTTGCCACCACGCTGCCGAGTCTCAGCTATTCCCCGGTCTTGTACTCACTCTCAAGGGCGAGATCGCGGCGACCACACCCGCAAAGTGGGTGGCTATACCTCTAGAAGTTTTTGCCGAAATGGTACGGCTGGAACAAGACGGACATCTGGACCCCTCGAAAGGATTACCTACCGATGCTGACTGATATACTTGAAGGCTTCCATGACGACGATGCGGCAAAGCATCCTACCGAGAAGAAGCTAACTCCATTCAAAGCTAAGGACGCGGCACCGGCTGAGTTCGTGAACGTGCTAAAGTCTATGAAAACGTTCATGGACAATTGGCCCGATCAGGAATCCAATACTAAAGCTCTGAGAGCGAGTGGTCTGTACTTCACTTGCCCCCGAGAATTCGTGTTGAACTACTGGCAACCTAAAGCTAACCGTTCGTTTGACTGGAAGTCCCAGTTCATGATGAGTACAGGCACCTCGATCCATGATTACGTACAGAACAAAGTGTTGGGTCCAATGGGGATCTTGCATGGAGATTGGGTTTGCCATAAGGAGCATTTATCTCCTGGGGGGATGACCGTACATCCTGAGACGGTCAAACGCGGGTTTCATCCGGACCCTGAGAAGTCTATCTATGAGATTCAGCATCAGACCGATTTAACTTGGCGATATGTGGAGTACCAACACTGGGACCCTCAATGGAGAATTGGGGGACACACTGATGGTCTGATCTGTGAGAACCGCATCAAATGGATCTATGAGAACAGGAAACTCTACAAAGCTGACCCCCTCAAAGCCTACAGAGAGTTGGCGGGGTGTGGGCTGGATCAAGAGATGATTTTGTTTGAGTTGAAGACGGCGGGGAACTACGTCTACGATAAGATTGATAACCCCGATGCCATCGCTGAATACTACAAGATGCAGGCTAACGTTTACCAAGCCATGACTGGCATTGGTAAGACCATGTTCTGGTACATGAAGCGAGACGATTACACGTCGAAAGCCTTCATCTACGAGTACGACCAAAAATGGTGGGACTTGGCGAAACGTAAGGCCCAGATAATCTGGGAAGCGATTCGGGACGAGTCTTTACCTGAGTCAATGATGCTGTGTAAGCTACCTTCGGACAAGCGAGCTAAAGAATGTGCCCACGGGGAAACCTGCTGGATGAACGCTCGGAAGCTCGATTGGCCGAAGTATGTCGCGGACGGGAAGGCCCGGGCCGAGGCTGAGGGAAGAAAACTACTTGATCTGTCCACATGGACGGCGGAGCCTAAAGATGAGTCGCTCACGACATAACGAAAAGGGGTCGGGATATGAGTATGGGTCACGACGCTACGGCAACGATTGCTGGAGTAACTGTACCGATAAAAGGCGTACCAAGCTACACCCGCAAAACGTTAAAAGACGTACTGCTCGTGCCGAAAGACGAATCGATAAGGTACTTACCCGAGGAATTCAAAGCAGTCTTGCGTAGGCTCAGTACCCCTGAGGTACGCATGTACCAGAATGTCAGAGATAGGGCCTATGATTTTTTGGTTTCATTTGAGATAGATGGGACCGAACACACCGTAGCGTTTACTGTGACAGACGAGTACTCCAATAACGCTAAACATATAGCGGACTTCATGGAGGAACGGATCAGGGTCTACCTATACAATTACTACCGAGGAAACTCATGACGAGCCGCGATGACTTAGCCTTTCTACTTGACCATATCAATGAGACTGCCGAAGTAGTTGATACTCGATACGTCTATTTCCCCATCCGACCCCAGGCCAAGCAATCCGCTCGCATGGGCTTTTCGGGGAGCGTACACGCCGATCCAAAGAAGAAGGCTTATGTGGGCAAATTAAGGGCTCACGTTGCGTCTTTGTGGGCGGGGAAAGAACCCGCTACAGGCCCCGTATCCCTGACTATATATTACTGTTTCAAATGGCCCAAAAAACAGAAGACTCGGGCGGAGCGACTGGGGTGGGATTTCTACACGTCCGTCCCAGACCTCGACAATCTAAGCAAACCTGTGAAGGATGCACTTAAAGGAGTGGCCTATTTGGACGACTCCCAGGTGGTCGATTTACACGTCCGGAAGATCCGATATCCGGAGGAAGGCATCCTATTAAAAATGCAGGAGATCCTACCAATTTACCTTGACATTCCCGAGTGAATGGTCGATACTACTTTCGTTGGAAAAAACACGTCACCCCACTGGAGAAATGAACATGTTTGACGAACCCCTGTCAGCCCACGATTCGGAACTCGCCTCAGGCTGGCTAATGGACACAGCTTCCCTGATCGAAGGACTGGACGAAGACTCCACTCGATACGAGGAACTGTTAGCCTCGGGTATCCGTGCCCCCCAGGACCTCGATTTGATGCTGCTTATTGACGAACGCATCAACACAGCGTTGCGAATGTTGCAGACTCGCCCCACGGCAATGCAATTCTACCGCGAGATCACGGGGAACGACCCCAAACCGCGAAAAGCTCCGATCAACATCCCAGTGCAATCGATTGCACAACCTCGCAAAGCTGAAAAATCCCCGATTGGTTCCTGCGGGGAAAGTGACTGTCCGTTCTGCGATTCGGAAGCGGACGGGGAACCGGGGACCAAAAAGAAGGACATTGATCCTGCTGCCATGGAAGTGGCTTTCCAAGAACACCTCGTACCTTTGATGGGGGGAGAAGAACCTCCCTCGGATCAGGAACTTAACGATGCGAAACTACGCATCGCCAAAGACTTGGATATCGATATCGATGACATCGAGATGACCATCACCCATATCCGACTGCCCGACGCCGACTAAGTAGCTGTGACCCTTACCTAACATTGACCTGAGGAGATCAACATGGCATCGACTGAATACAAAGTAAAAGGAAAAACTTTTACGTCCCCCCACACCAACGCGGAAGCGATTGGCGTGTTGGGGAAACTAGTCAAGGATGAACAAGCAACCGGGGAATTCCCCGCATCGCTAGTCAAGCAATTCGCTCGTAAGAAGGACTTGTCTGAGAAGCAATGGCCGTTCGTCCACTTGTTGGTCTGGAAGGTTGAAAACGGGGCCACGGGGGAGACAGCTTTGTCTAACGTCGTGTTAGCCACCCCGTTCATCGAGATCGTCGCTCAGGTGGCGGAAACCGCTGCCAAAGTCTACGCCCCCGAGTGCGGTCCCATTCAGATGGGGATCGCCGGGGGAAAGGCCACGTTTCCTGGCTCTATTAATGTCACGGACGGACAAGGGTTCAAGGAAGGTGCATGGTTCGGTCGCATCGTGAAGGTCAACAAAACCGAAGCCATCTTTCAACCGGGACGGGATTGCACTGCTGGAGTTCACAGCTTCGTCCAAATGTTCGGGGACGATCCTGTATGCGTTTCCCTAAGTTATGCTGAGATGCCCTTAATCAAGTAGCCCCAATTGACACACTATCAGCGGTGGTCTATACTATCGCTATTGAAACCTTTACACCCTCCCAAGGAGATTTACCATGACAGACGCCGCTGCAACAATCACTCCACCCGAAGTTGTCACACCTCCGGAGGCGGATGCCGCCCCTGAGACTACCGCTCTTATCGTCACCGGTGGTGAAGGTATGACCATCCTAGCTGGGGGCCTTTCAGGTCTCCCTCAAATGTCGAAAGACATGCCCCTTCCGGAACGTCGAGACGCGGTACGTGACGTACTGCTCAAGACCAACGACATGCCGGATCGCTTGGACGTTCTCAAGGGCGAGATGCTCTACGAAGTCCACAGCAACGATTACTGGAAAGCCTACATCGGCACATTCGGTGACGACACCCGCGAGTACGCATCCTTTGAGGAATACGCTCTCCACGAACTCGGATTCAAGAAACGCAAAGCGTACTACTTGGTCAACATCTACAAGAAGTTCTGCGTCGAGTTGGGGCTGTCCCCTGACATCTTGAAGGGCCTGGAATGGTCGAAGGCGAAAGAAGTCGTAGACGTGATCGATGCAGACAACTGGGTCGAGATCCTCGACAAACTGAAATCGATGAAGGTTTCGGAAGTCAAGGCAATGGTTCGCGAAATGAAGGGTCTCGCCTCCGGTAGCGACGGGGAACCTTCGGATATCGTTCGACGAGCCTTCGCCCTGCACGAAGACCAAGCCATCATCGTGGACGAGGCCGTTACGTTGGCTAAGACCATGTCGGGGTCCGATAAGGACAACTTCGCACTGGAGTTGATCTGTGCGGACTTCATGGCTAGTTCGGCGGGGTCGGGACTTACGGGGGCTTTGAGCAAACTGGAAGTTGGCGTCAAAAACTTGGAAGCGGCCTTCGGGGTCAAACTCGAAATCAAGTCGATTGATGAGGAACGCTACACCAAGATGAAAGCTGCGGATGCTGAGGCCAAGGGCGAAACGGTTGAAGAAGCTGCTCCGGAACCCGTCGTCGAAGCTGCCCCAACGCCTGAACCTACTCCGGTAGCCGAAGTCGTCACCCCGGTAGTTGTCGCCCCGACCACAGAGAGTTAACCTTCCTTGGGGGATTGGTTCAGGGTCGCTGCTCTCATGGGGTAGTGGCCCTGTTTTAGTTATCACACCTATGGACACAGACTATGATCTCGCATTACATGAAGCTACTGACCGAGGTATTCAATCCTCCGATCTACGTCTTCCAGACTGCTCCGGCTGGGATACATTGTGAGAAGCTGACCGACCCGGATAAGACCGCATTCAAACGACAGCGGTATCTGATCACAGGTGGGTCCCAATGTACATGCATGGCGTGGATGAAGTCCAAGGACTCTCCCAAAATGTGTAAGCACTTGCAAATGCTCAACGGGGACTATAGTTGGGTGAAAGGCGGAGGTGTCGGCCCCGACTACATGAAGCGAATGCTGGAGGACTTAGTCCGCACGTCCGCAGATGCCTTACCCCTGTCCTCGAAGGCATGGGAACTTGTGGCAGCGGAGGTTCCGGATACTGCGATCCAATGCATAAGTCTGCCCATTCTGGACAAGATGACCAAACCTTTCGACAAGATCGCAGCTACGCGGACGTTCATGGACAAAAAGGAGATGATGGTTGAGCTATTCTACGACGTGAAAAATGGGTAGTAGTGTGGACTGGATCTTTCTGAGAAAATGACCGATACTCTATCTTGTTGGACGAAACGAACGAACCCCCAATTTCAGGAGATCATGTTATGGCGGACAAGGCTATCTTAATTGGCTTCAAAGTGGACGAAAACCAATTTGAGGTATTCCAAATCGTGAGCAATACTGCCAGACTGCTTACCAACGTATCTATCACGCCCGACGCGACAGTTTGCGACTGTGCGATGTACAAGTTTGAATCCAAGTGCGACCATGAGCGAGTGGTCCGAACGGATCTGAACACTTGGACCGAGGGCGGGGGCGTCGAGATCGATTCAGATGGGGTTATCCCCTGGCGAACATCCAGCCCTCTCACCTACGCAGTGGTGCTGAACTTGCCTAAGGGTGAGAACTCTCTAGGGGCTGTGTCCCCTCGGATCGGAGATGTGTCCTTACATAACCTGCTGTGGCTATTGGACGGCAAGGACCCGGACACGTCATGTCTGGAGGCCAAAGAACGCCCATTCAATCCGGCTCGCATATATGCTGAATGCCAAGCGTCCCTACGACTCAAGAAGGCATCGGCATCACCCGAAGTTCGGGATGCTGGAGCGAGTGCGGTTCGTCCGGGGGATGCCCCGGAGGACACGACCGACGAAGAATTCCTGCCACCGACCCCTACCAGCCCGGTCGATCCGGTCGACCCAGTAGAGGGCTTCGGGGAACCTGCGGAAATCGCCAAGTCGGCCACCGATGAGGTCAAAGCCCGGATGGAGGAACTTGCGGCTGATCGACCGACACCGCTCTACAAGACGATACGTCGACCCCATCCTTCGGAGTTCTTCGTGTCCAAGGACGATTGGGAAGAGATCTGCTACACCATCTTGACACCAGGGGAGAACTTGCTTCTGGTGGGACCTTCGGGGTCAGGTAAATCACAGGTGCTACACTTTGTATCACGTGCGGTTGAACGTGAGTTAGCGGCCTTCAACTGCGGTGCCATGAGTGAGCCTCGAACCTCGCTGATCGGAAACGTAGGACTGAATGAGGCGGGGACGTATGTATCGGATGCCCGATTCGTGCAAGCCTACCGGGGGGATCTCGGGAACAGCATCATCATGTTGGATGAGTTGACCCGTGCCGTACCAGCCGCATTCAATATCTTACTGCCCGCGTTGGACAGCCAACGGTACATCGCTTTGGACGAGCATGACGACGCGTCGATAGTTAACATGGGTGAGGGAGTTTCCATCACCGCTACGGCGAACATCGGCATGGAGTACACGGGAACGGAAGCATTGGATAAGGCGTTGAAAGATCGCTTCTCCACCATCATCGAGATGTTCTTCCCACCCGAGGCCAACGAAGTGACCATCCTGACGGGACGATGCAAAGGTCTGAAACGGGTGGACGCGGTTCGACTAGTGAAGATCGCCGTACGACAGCGGGAACTGACTCGCGGGGACCAAGAATTCCCCGAGTTCATATCTACGAGAATGCTGTTGGCAACGGGACGCAAGCTCGCGGATGGTATGCGGTTCGACTTAGCCTGTAGGGGTTCAATCCTCTGCCACTTCTCGGACGAGGGTGGGGAAGAATCGGATCGCACGAAAGTCCTCCAAATCATCCAGAAGGGTGACATTGGATAATCGAGTAACCCCTTGTGGTGACTGAGGATATCGGTTATTGTATGGGTATGGAAATGAACCTACCCCCAATTAGGAGACCTGTGTTATGCCAAACTGGACACATGAATACGAGCCCCTGGAACTTACGGTTGAGGGAGACGACTTCATATCGGAACTCGCCGCCGCCGAAGTTGAACGGGACGAAGTTCTACGATCCGCCTCGACCTCAGGCGGGTGGGGCTATGGCCGAACCAAGGCCAAAGATGCTCAACAAAAGGTATTCGATCTTATCCGCATACGCAATGCGGTAGCTTCGATCTGTAAGATCCACGGGGCACCCCCCAAGACCAACATCCAACTGGCGTCCATCGGGACAGCCGCTTCCGGCATGGCGGGATGGCAAAGAATGGACCCATGGGAGGGACCGTTCATCTTCCTGGGCACGAGCGTCTATGACTTGGCCGATGGTCAAGAAATGATGGACGCCTACTGTGGGTTAGGTATCCATGAGACGGAACATCTAATCTCCACTCGCAAGCTCGGCCTACGTCTGCAATCCAAAGCTCTCTCTGATCCCAAACGGATCATGTGGGAGAACCTGCTTGAAGACGAACGCATCGAGAACCTCGCCCGTAAACGCAGCCCGGGGTATGCTCCGTATCTACAGGCGTCGAAACGGGTGATCTTCCAAGCCAAGAAATTCCTTGAATCGTTGACCAACTGGGACAAGTTGACGGACCTAGACAAACTCACCACGTTGATGTTTACAGCCATCCGGTGCCCGTACCATTTATCCCCCGCGATGAAAACTTGGAAGACTGTGAAAGGCGACTGTGCGTTCGACGAGTTGCGGGGTGTCATACCCCACACCCCGGTGACTGAGGACGACGTGGAAATGGCGGGGGCCAGATTGGTTGAGTACTTCAACCGGATGCAGGACATCTACGACAAACTTGCTGCTAAGGACGATGAAGATGCGTTGCGTGAAGCCTTGGGCGATGAACGTGTTGACGAAATGATCGAGGACGTTAAAAAAGAAATGGCCGATAAACGGGCCGAGGAAAAATCTAGTGCAACTGATTGCACTGAACCTGATAAGGAACCTGACGATGGACGAGAAGAATCTACCTCCGACGAATCCTCCGACGAATCCGCCGAAGGTGGATCTGCTGAATGTGACGGGGACTCAGACGGGTCGGACAGTGAGTCAACCCCCGAAGCTGGCGACGATGGGTCCGGTGAGCCCCCAACCTCCGATGACCCCGGAGCAGGCGACGGGGATGACGATGGCAAATCAAGTACCCCGGACGGTCCCAGTGGATCTTCCTCCGGGACACCAGAAGGAGAAACCGATGGAGTCGACACCGGACCCTCTGACGATGGCGGAAGCGGCAGATCAACTGAAGGATCAGATGCAACTGGCGGGGGTGGTTCCGACCCCAGTCGATCCGAACGAGGGGGTGGCCCCGGAGAGCCAGGGGGTGACGGACTTCCAACGGATGAAACATCAACTACAGGCGGAAGCGGGGAAACGAAAGAAGACTCGCTCGAAACGTCTGACGAAGAAACAACGGAACGCGGGGAAGAAACGACGGGCGGGGAACACCCGACGCCGGAAGGCGAAGGCGAACCCGAACTCCCCGAACCCGAGCTAGACTTCGGGGACTTCCTGATGGAGTTGGCCGGGCGGGACGATGGCGATGTGATGAAGGCCGAGATGGATGATACCCTGACGCGGCTGGATGACCACAGACTCGCCAAGGAAACCGATACCGACACGGAAGCTCTACTAAAGGATATCGAAGCTACGGGGGAACGGATGCGGAAAGCCCTGGAAAAGTTGAAGGATCTCTCCGATCTGACGGAGGCCATGAAAGATGATCGGTTGGCCGATGCCAAACGGGACGAGAAAAAGCTGGATGACCTTAAGGAAGCCTCGGACGCCTTGGAGAAATCCCGTGAGGGTGAACGATTCGGGCTGATCGACTTAGCTCGGATGATGGAAGCCTTTGACGGGGGAACGATGGATCTTGAGGAATCCTGTGAACTGGCTAAGGCCGAAGATGAACGTCTGGAATTCGTTGAGGCCGAAACGTGCCCGTGTGACAAGTACACTCGACGAAGAACTGTCATATCTCACCCACGACCGGACGAGTCCGCTAAACGAGACTACTTGGCGGGGAAGAAATTGGTACAGCCCTTCATTGGCCGGACCAAGAATGCCTTGTCCTTCCGACGTGGGGACAGACTGGTTGACAACCGAGAACTGATCGAGGGTCGATTGGACGGGCGTCGACTGGGACGAGCCCGCTCCACCAAACGGCTGTTCAAGAACACGTCCAAGATCACGTCCAAAGGGTTGGCAATCTGCCTGCTCTTGGATGAGTCGGGATCGATGGGGACCTGCAAGGGTTCCTACCAAGATTGGAACGGTCGAGCGGGGGTGGCAAAGCAAATCGCTATCCTGTTCGCCGAAGCTCTGGCTAACGTGTCGAAGATCGAACTTGAGATCTACTCGTATGCCTCGTGTAACAGACATGACGACAACTACATGAAGTACCTGTACGGCAAACGACAAAAGAACGTCTACTCGATAGGTGGGTACGGCGACGGTGGTCAGAACTATGACCACATGGCGATACGGGAAGCCGGTCGACTGTTCAAGGAGAACACCGACAATGAGAATCGTCTGATGCTGGTGCTGTCTGACGGAGCCCCCTGTGGCAACGACTATGGTGGAGATACTGCTCGCCGTGCCACTCGGGACGAAGTTCGGAAATTGGAAAAGGAAATGGACGTGGTTCAGGTAGCCATAACGAGATTCAAATCGTCGTCCATGTTCAAGCATTACATACAGTTCCTCGACTTACGGCAACTCGTAAATGACATGAGGAAACTGTTACAGAAAGTAATCCGGAGTGTATCTTGATCAAAGGCCGTAAACTATCCATCTGGGTGCCGAAGGAAGATTTATGGATCTTCGATGCCCTCCAGCAACTACGGGACATTGCGGAACGCCAAGGCATTCCGTTGTCCCAAGGTGCTGCTGCGGTTGAAGTACTGAAAATCGGATTGGAGCGACACCGTGCCCAAGGGCAAGAACCAAACTCGGGAGATCACCTTTCGTCGGACTGACGAGTGGGTACTTGAGTACTTGCTTGAAATTGTCGCGGCAAAACGGGAGTCGGGGATTCGTACTAGCTTGAGTTATGAACTGGTACGCTTGGCAAAGAATGCCCTATGTGGCGAAACTAACGGCGAAGAATTGGACGCCGTGATATTAAAGGAACGCTTGGATGACCTTAGATGCAGGCTTGATACCGATGTTCGTGGCATGGTTAAAGGACCATCTAGGATTTCCGGTGAAATCGATGAACGAGGACGTGCATCGCCGGACGGGCCAGATGTACCGGTTCATGAAGGGGGAGAAACTCCACGTGATTCGGGAACATGATAAGACTCGGCCAAACTCCCCTACCGTAGAAGTTTGGACCTCAGACGCGAAATCCTTGGGGGATCTCGAAAAGTCGTTTGCGGCTCACCTAATGAGAACTATTCAAGAGGAAAATAAGAATGCTCCACGTTAACCCCGTCACTAAGGAAGAATTTACTTCGCAAGAAGCTCTGGTTGACAGCTTGGCTAAAACCTATGTCAAGACCAAGAAACAAATGAACGACCTTGTTCAGGATGAGACTGACCTTGTGAACTTGATGAACGAGTTGGTGCTGTCCACGAAAACCAAAGGGACCGTCCCTCTGCCGGGGAAGATGCACATGATCAAACTGGTTCGGAAGCTGAACGCAAGCTACCCCCGGGAATCCGGCGAAGAACATCCCCTTCGAGCGTTGTTGTCGGTCCACACCAAATTGCTAGGCCACATGATTGCGATTGAATACAAAGAATCGGGATCGAAAGTGGATGCCTTACTTAAGCTGGTTGACGCGGGGGGTGGATCTGATGAAGAGAAAGCACTCGCTGCGGCTATCTCAGCGTCCCGCATAACCAAATCGGGGAAGCCCGGCGTGCAGATCTCGGATATGAAACAGTAGAAGTTTGTGGTATGATGGGGGAGTTCACGATACATTATTAGGGAAGTGACATGCACGGACGCGGACCCTGCCGTATAGAAGTTACCCATCGGATGGCCGAATGGCGGAGCTTCCTCCCCCTGAGTTCCCCTGACGACTACATCTTTAGTACGTCGATGGAAGCAGACGACTTTATACGAAGTCTGGATTGTACTTGGGAGTGTCTCTATATCATAAAGAAACGCCCCTACCTACGCACTGTTTCAGGCTACCTTTTAACTGAGCCTGTAAAGGTGCCAAAACCTGAACGGGTATCCCTTCGCCCCCTGGTACTTCCTAGCCCTATCGAGGACTACGGGGTTTCGGTGGAGGAACCCCCTGACGACATACTCTCTCGCCCTATGGATTAAGCCATGCTGCAATGGAACCGAATACTAAAGTTGATACGCGATGCGGATGAGTCCACAATCGCAGTCAGGGATCTTGCTCTGGATCTGGACTTGAAGGTCGGGGACCCGGATTTAGAACAAACGGTTCAGTACCTCAAAAGGAAGGGTTACATAACGGTTGTTCTCGGAGGAACCCGGAGCAAAAGTCTTGGGGTGGTCGCTACGATCACGGAACAGGGTAAGACTCCCCGGGAACTGCTCGGGGACAAAGAGGAAGAAAAACCCAACGATTGGGCTGAGAAGTACAACAAACAAATCAAAAAGATGAAAGACTGATACATAGTCCGCGTTACCTGGGAGTAACGAGGAACTTCGCGGGGAGCCTTGGGATTCGTCCTAAGGCTCCTTTTACTTTAGGAGACTGATATGAACCTGTGGCGACAAGAATTCTCGGAGGAAGACCCTACCCACGATGAGGATGCTAACCCTACTATGGATCGAGTACGTAGATACGTACATCGAGTAGGTCGGGCAAACATCCAAAGCATCACGGAGAACTGCATCCCAAGTGAGGATGGTCATCCGCCCGTGTTAACTGTAGCTATCTATTACTGGGCTGAGGCCATTATCGAGCCAGAATCCTAATAATTTTATACCCCAGAAATGACTGGACTTTTGGAAGGGAATCGTCGATACTCTTTATATGGCAAATCGATTGCCAAACGACACCCCCAACTGGAGACCTTTCTTATGGCTAACAACGAACCCAAACTAGTCGACATTCAAAACGCCTGTGTGAAGCTGGGGTTTGAAAAGCCCTCGACCATCAAGCTGTTCAATACCTCCCCGCATCGACGTAAGGTGCTACGAGCTATCTGGCTGATGTCGGTCGGCGTCAAGATGGACGACTTCAACATGCAGACCACCGGATGCAAATCGGTGGATGAAGGAGTGGCGGAATATGCACGCGGATAAGATTCGTAACACGACGTTCTTCAAGGACACCGGACTAAAGGTTCGGCGGCTCCCGAACGACAGCAACCGCCATGCCAAATTCGCAGTTGTTCACGAAGGCTTCGGGGACTGCCTCGATGAGTTGGCCTTTTGGGTGGATCACTACAAGAATTGGTCTGCGGACAAACGTCCGGATATGAAGGACGTATCCGAACGAGCAGCCCGGGACGTGGCGATCTTGGAAAAAGCACTCAAGGAACTTCAGGAGAATCGATGATGGAAGGATTCATCTTTAGCATCCCCCTGCCGACCCTGCTATGGGTCACAGGGGCTTTAACGATAGGTGTTGTTGCCTACGTAGTTGTAATTTTCATGGAGGATTGGACATGGCGTTAATTTTATCTCGGAAGCCCGGCGAAAGCCTGATGATTGAGACCCCCCTCGGTCCCGTAATAGTGACCGTGACTAAAGTACGAGGAAACACCATTAAGTTAGGTATCGATGCTGATCCGTCGATTCGAGTATTACGCGGGGAGTTGGTTGAAAAACCTGTCAGCAGTGATGTTTGACACGTAAAAGCTGACCTGCGATACTGTACTCATCGGAAAACGATACCCCCCTTGCTACGGAGACCTACTATGTATCTACTGATCACAAACCAGCCCCTCCGGTACGTCGCTACCACAGACTTTGGGTTCCGCTGGACAACTCAGCGAGACGAAGCCTCGGAATTCTCCGGGGACGAAGTCGACGCGATTGCCAAAGAATTTGGCGGAATGCCTGTCGAAGTCATCGACATGTCTGAAATGGCGGAAATCTCGGTGGAGGTATACTAATCATGAGAATTGACGAATTAAACAGTGAGGTCGTAACGAAACTACGAAATCACATCGAAGCGGAACTGGAAAAGTCTGCTTTGGCTCTCGGGCTATCCATTAAGGTAGGCCGGGGCAAATTCACCACGGAGAACTGTACGTTCCAACTTGAGGTCGCTGTGGTGGGCGAAGGTGGTAAGGTTCGTGATCGCACGGTCACCGACTTTGAAAGACTGGCCCCTCAGTGGGGACTGGAAGCTGACGACATGCATCGGGTATTCGAGTATGATGGTCACACCTTCCAGATCGTAGGTGCTAATCGGAGTGCCCCCAAATACCCGATTATCGCCCGTCGCCTAAGCGACAAAAAACAATACAAGTTTGACCCCAAGAGCGTCCGTGTGGGTCTACGAGAATTCGCCTGTCGTGAATAGGTCTCCGACAGGTGCCGAACCGTTTGAGTGGATGGGGGTCCGCGAGGTTCGGCATAATACAACTGCACCTGATTCGAGAAAACATCATGAAAGTACCCTCATGTTTAAGATCGAACTGGTGTCACGAAAAACGCGGGAAGTGACCCGTGTGCAACGTTATCAAAAGAGAAGAACGTTCCTCAAATGGTTAAGTCAATACCAGAAGAATTGGCAAGTTTACGACGTTATAGGCTATCATCGTGTCGATGATCGATGGGAAATCTTTTGAGAAAGGGATGGTATGTTATTGTTGGGAATTGGTAGTAAGGTCTCGTGGGGTAAGTCCACGGCGACGGTCGAGGTTATCGCAGCGGAACGCCTAGACGGGTTGTTGATCCCCTACGTGGTGTTGAGCAACGGTCACCGAATGTGGGGTCGAGAAATCGAATCCTTCTTGGCTAGTTAATTTGTGCAATCAGTTGCACTGGCGACTAACGTAGGTGATCCGCATCCCTCTTGGAGGGCCTTCGGGCAGTGGTGCGGATTACAATCCTCAGGGACTTTGGAGCAAACTGGCGTGGGTCATTCCCCGACAGTCGCGTGGGTTCGATACCCACCCTGAGGGCTTGAACGTAGGGTATTAAAGTCCCTGATTTCGGTAGTGTCGGCCAACGGCCCCGGAGAAATTAGGCTACGTTCATTGACCACCTGGGCGGGTGGCGAAATTAGTAAACGCGTAGGGTGTAGAACCCTATGGGGAAAGTGGTACGGATTACTACCTTTAGGCCCTGGTAGTCCGGTGTTCGAGATAGCTACTCGGCATTGATCGTGATCCCCTTGTAGGTGCAAGTCCTGCCCCGCCTTCTTTAGTTTTTCGGGGAGTGATGCAATCGGTAGACATGCGGGGGGCCAACTCCTCGTTGTGGGATAGAAGTGACTGATTCATGGTCAGTCAACCGGGTTGTCAGAATGACGTTGCCCAACTTTGAATCCTTGCAGGTTCGAGTCCTGCCTCCCTGGTTTAGAAGCATAATGTCGGCGGGACATGAAAAAAGCACGACTCCCTCAAAGTGGGGCGATAATCCCGGACGAGGCTCTCCCACCAGAATGGTCGGGTGCTTGCCTGAGTGTGGTCCGACATTTATACACTGGAGACGCATGATGAGACAGGTTGTGAACATTACATCCCCTGAGCATTTCGTTGCAGGCGAGCATTACCACGTCACCTATAATACGATTGGTGGCTTGATGGAGTGTCAAACCATGAAGTTTGAAGAACTCGTTCTCGGGGACGTGTTGCAACTGAGCTTTACGGTGCCGGTCAAAGATACAAGTAAACGGGTGGGTGTACTGCTGTTGTGGAAGGCTCTGATACGAGCAAAGTTCGCCAATAAACGTCCAAAGTAAACTCAATCTCTGCCTTGACTTGTAAAGAATCCGGGGGTATGCTGGGGTCTTCGATGGGAAACCTGACCCCGAAGCGTTACTCACCAACATGGAGCGTACAAATGAGGGACTGAACCTTGATGAATCTGACCCCATCCGGGGCAGTACCAACACAATTTATGGAGAACTGGACATGTCGAAGTTCATCTTGAACGTCACTATTGAATCAGATGGTGACACACGTGAGGAGGGGTTGCGAAAAGCCCATGCCTCGTTCAAAACCCTTGCGGAGCAGATAATTGCTATGGACGCGGTGGCCTGTGTCGAGAAGGAAGACGGGGCGGAACGTGTCCTGCCCGGAGGTTCGATACGCTTCTCGGACAAAAGCAAAGCCCTCGCCAAATCGCTCAAGGGTGGCGGGGCCGGTAAAGATGGGGTCACCAAGGCGACACATGCCAAGGCCCTGAAACGCATCAAGGAACTCGAAGCATCTCTCAAAGATGCAACAATTCCCAAGGACGCGTTTGTCCCAAACCCTTCAATGGAGACGGCGACCGGAGGGGATACTATCACTGAGGGGGAGTCTACTTCGGTCGAACCTACCTCGGAAAAGGACGCTGGTATCACACCAGCCGCTACTCCTGAAAAAGATACCCCCGGGGGGGTCGCAGGCAATCCTGCACTGGACGCCTTGACCGGATCGCAAGGCTAACCGTATCACTCTAGCTCCCCTGAGGCATGATGTCTTGGGGGCAGCTTGGAGTACTTTGATGTATAGCATTACCGTCACGATTACTGACACCGAGAAACAGACTATGCGGGTCCCGGGTTATTTGATAGTAAGTTTGACATTGGCAGAGGTTCCCCCTGATGCCGAATTCTTACAGGAAATGGCTATTGATCTCTTAGTTGTGCGGGCGAGTACGCCACATGCGTGTATGCCTGACGAGTTGCTCGATCTCATGGAATGTTGTAAGGAGCCTGAAACGCTCCCCGAATGACCCGAAGTAAGCTGTGATGTTCATATACCGGATGGGCTTATATAAGCCTCCAACTATCCCGAATTGGATGAGTCTAATTAAAACCAGCCTAAGGCACATCACCTTCTACTAGCTACCTCACTCTGTGGTCCTAGTACATAAATACAGAGACGCCTCTCTTCTTCCGTTCAGAATGTTCGGAAGTCGGGGGGCATTTTTTATAGCTCTTGCCCCTCCCCCCTACATGACATATATGCATAAAAGTAAGGAAATGATTATAGCTAGGAACGAGAACTGTATGGGATTCCCCAGCAGCAGCAGCAGTAAGCTCAGCAGCCAAGTCAGTAGATTAGTAGAAAGGAAGATCCGATGAGTAGCAGTGACAGTAAGCTCGAAATCTGGGAGTCAGAAGAAGGCGGGAGCCTCGTGCTAGTAAGGGATAGGAAGTACGTTGTCAACGGAGATTGGTATCTAAAGCCTAGCGATAAGTATCCCGGGCGTCTGTATCGAGAAAGTAGTCGGGGATTGGCATACTACTATATACGTGTAATGAACGCCCCCAAAGGTCGAGGCTTCAACGAGATAATAGAACGGGCAAGAAAGCTCATGTAAATTGGGTCACAGATTGGGCTGGATGTTTCGAGGCCCCCGGTCGATAATGATTCTGTGGACGAATTCTACACTTTTAACCCCAGATGGAGACCTCACGATGACAACCCCAATGACGATGCAAACCCTCAGGAGAATTCAACGAATGGTCAACGCCATTGAGCGGCTAGACCGCCTTCCCTCCTTCCTTTATTGGGAACTCAAAATCGGCCAAGACACAGTGGGATGGACGCCTGAAATAGGCGGAGCGTTTCTTGCTGTGATCGACGGATTCGATGACGAGGAGATATTGACGGTGGCCGAACTGTTTCAGACGTTAGACGACCGGTTGGTGTTCCATGCAACAGAAGTTCAACCGGTTCCGTTCGACGGAGAGAATCCCGATCTGCTTGGCTGTGGCCGAGCGATCCTCGAAAAACTACGGGACGCAGCAGAATGCTTCTGTTCTGGTGGCCCAGAGCGAACACCCACGGCGACGACGGTACTTTAGGAGATGACCATGAATCCCATGCTTGACGACTACGTCAGGACAGCCGACCTGTTCGGGTTGAATATCGCATTCGACTCTGAGCAGGAGGTTGGGGGTTCGGGGAAACGGTTGATCAAGCCTATCCTCAGAACCTTCGCTACCCGACTGGCACTGACCATAGCTAGGAAACGCTCAGCCTCTCCGTTCTACGATGTCTTAGCTGACTGGGCTTGCCGCTTCCGACCACAGTTGGAGCCGGGATTCCTGTGGTTGAGCTACCACGACAAACGACCACACTATGAGGCCCCAGTATGGCGGGAGATGCCCTCGGTTCAAAACGCCGACTACCCCGGGGAGATGCAACGTGTAAGAGTAGCTATCCGCGACGGGGGATGGTCGTGGGATGAGCATGACCCAGTGAACGATACCCCGGAGCTTGCTCGGGTGGCCCTACCCTCAGCAGCTTGGCTCGCCTACGGGAAACATCTGAAACGCCGAGCGAAAGCGTTCAATTGGCGGAATGTTCGCCCACATACGGCAATAGTAGCAGTATTCGACGCAGCCCGGGCCATCTGCGAAACCCGAGACCAACCCGTCCCTCAAATCACAGGCCGATCACGATACTAAAGAACCCCAATCTATACCTCTATATTGGGGCTGTCACACACCTATTTGGAGAAGAACAATGGATAAGTTTGAACAACTCGTTGCAGTCCTGCAAACAGCCTCCCCTACGGATGCTGGGATGATACTGAGCGTGGTGCAACTGTTGCTGGAGGAGAAGCAGGACTTGAAGGATGAGATCCTCGTGTTGAAGCGACAGATTACGCGACTGAACGGATTGTCAGACGAGGATGATTAATTTTGGGTAGCAGTCCGGGGTGGTGCCGGACGAGGAAATGGTCGATGATACTTGTGGGGGAACGACCCCCCGCAAACGACAACCCCCAACGAGGAGACTTATCATGAAATTTTGTGGATGCACCATCTCAGTAGCGGCTACCATCGACGACCACTTCGTACTAAGATTCGATGGCGTCACAGCCCTGGATTTTCCCGTATACGCCAAAGCCACACACGAGGTTGTCGAAATGGTCCTCGAAGCGATGGACAAATACGGCATGATCGACAAAGCTAACGTCACCCTGGAGCAGATGTGTTACATCGTGCTGATGGTAGGCGGCATCCTAGACTTCATCTGGTGCGACCACGTTGACGTAGCACCCACCGGCTAAAGCACGACATTACCCCACCCTCACAGCCCCCTTCGGGGGGCCTCACTAGGAGACCTAACATGTTGATTACCTCGTTCAAAGGCCACATCTGTGAATTGCACGCGGATGTGCAACACGACATAGAAGTAGCTGTTCTGTCCGACTGGACGCTGATCGTTAAGGTTGGCGGTCGGCAAATCGAAACCACAGAAGTGTCGGTTGAAAACCACCGCACACTAGCTAGAGCCGTCATCCGGTCCCTCGAACACGAAGGCATCCCAATGGACGACGATTGCCGAGACTCCATCACCTCGGGGGTAAAGCTCATCGTCATGTCGCACGTTTGCAAAGCTGACCCCGAATGGTACGAACCCAAGATGGGCTGGTTGGCCTGGATGGGTGAAGAACTTGATTTGGCACATCCCTTACCCTCAGAATAGTTTAGCATTACCTCCACCCCCACCCTTTGAGGAGACTTATCATGTTCACGGTTACTGCACGAGATGCCTTCGGCGACTACCACACGGTTAAGGTGACAGTTTCGGCCATCTTCCCAACACATGCTGAGGTAGTTGACGCTTTTGATGCGATCTCGCTGGAAGATTACTTCATCGTGTCCCTGGTTCGAGTAGAAAACTAATTCCACCCCCACCCTTTGAGGAGACTTAACATGTCAGTTACCATCAGCATCCAAAACGTGAACGAAATCGCGGACTACTCTGAGTTTGAGTGCATGTGCGTATTCGACGACAAAGCCGACGACAAATGTCCCACGTGT